GGCTTAGCCAATATCTCATTATTTTTTTGTGTTTGTTTTTCAAGAGAACCCTTAGTTGTCTTTGGCTTTGACTTTGGCTTAGCCAATATCTCATTATTTTTTTGTGTTTGTTTTTCAAGAGAATCCTTAGTTATCTTTGGCTTTGACTTTGGCATAGCCAATATCTCATTATTTTTTTGTGTTTGTTTTTCAAGAGACGCTTTTGTTATCTTTGGCTTTGACTTTGGCTTAGCCAATATCTCATTATTTTTTTGTGTTTGTTTTTCAAGAGAATCCTTAGTTATCTTTGGCTTTGACTTTGGCTTAGCCAATATCTCATTATTTTTTTGTGTTTGTTTTTCAAGAGAACCCTTAGTTGTCTTTGGCTTAGCCAATATACTTGTCGCTTTATTTATAAGACCCATTTTGTTTAATAACTTTCCTCCACCTAGGTGTTCAGGCGGCAGATTGGGATCCAGTCTCAATTTGGGATCCAGTCTCAATTTGGGATCCAGTCTCAATCTTTTCTCCATAGGCTCCTCCGCCGGCCCTCGCCGCGCCGCCTCCACCGCCGGCCCTACCGGCCTATCCTCCATCTGCGAGTGCAGCGCATCCCCCACCTTTCGCAGCGCCGCCCTCCGATCTCGCCGCGCCTGCTCTTGCAGCGCCGCCCTCTGCCCCTCCGCCTGCACTCCCCGCGCCGCCCCCATAGGCTCCCCCACCTGCCCTACCGGCATATTATCATCCATCTTCTTTCGCCGCGCCGCCCTCTGCCCCACCGCCTGCTCTAGCAGCGTCGCCCTCTCCTCCACCTCATCGTCATCCATGTCGCTAAACTCAGTAAAAGCTTCATCGTCCTCCATGTCGCTAAACTCAGTAAAAGCTTCATCGTCATGAAATATTGTATTATCCACACTACGCGTGCCACCTTCATCATATTTTGTTGATTCATCAAAATTGGCTCGACATAATTTTTTGCTATTTTCTAATTTTTGTCCGAGAAAGTTGTAATTATATTTATAATCTAAAAGTAATATATTATTTATTTCTATATTTATTTCATCTGCTTTATCTGGCTTGACTGCTGCAATTATATCTCGTATTCTTTTACTTTCTTTACCTTCATCAGCACACATTTTGCTAGAATCATAAATACTTTTAATAATATTTCCCGGATTAATTTGATTATTATTCAATAATTCAGTTATTTTCTCTCGTGTTTCTTTTTCCATTCTATTCATTATAACAACGCATGTAGCTGCATTTCCCACATTCGGCTCGCCTTTTAACATCATTACTTGTCTACCATCCTTATTCATCACACCATCACCATCCTTATCCATCCTCATACCTTTAATTATTTCTAAAACTACCTCTTTTAATGGTCCCCCCCCCTTTATTGCCAATTTTTTCCTTTTTTTTATTTTCAAATTTCCCCCACCATCTGATTTACCAATTTCCATTGCAGTATCATTGCCTTTATCAGGAACACTTTCTGCCTTTCCTTGATGCAAGGTAGGACCGGTAGGACCGGCAGAAAGCGTTCCTGGTGAAGACAATGATACTGCATCTGCATCTGATTTACCCATTTCCATTGCAGTATCATTGCCTTCACCAGGAACACTTTCTGCCTTTCCTTGATGCAAGGTAGGACCGGTAGGAACGACAGGGTTACATTTTTGTGCTAATTTTTCAAGTTTGCCGGCCATATCACCTAGCCTAAAATCTGCTAATGTTTCTTTAAAACTTTTTACAACTAATTCTGCAATTAGTTCCTTTTCAGCATCGGTGCTAAAACTATTTTTTATATTTTTTAATGCATTAGTTATAAGGTCAATTTGGGCTTTCAATACCTTAAAGGCTAATAAGAGCTCACTAAATTTTGCTTCTAAACTCGTAGGTTCTGAAATAAAATTTAAATAAACATCACAAACTTTTAGAGCATCAAATAATGGCTTTAAAATAATTCTTAATTTTTCTTTACTGCAAGAAAAAGTTCCCTTATATACACGTACTAAATAGTCTTCAAAAGCTTCCTTTTTTTCTTTATAAGTATCAATAATTTTTGCAGTCATAACTTGTATTTTTGAAACATCATCACTACTTGAAACATCAGCAATATCTTTTTTATAAATATGATTTAAAATATTTGTCTTTAAATCTGTAATAATTTTGTTTAATTCTGCTATTATATTATATACTAATGTATCAACATGATAAAAAAGTCTAAGATAGTTTTCAAGCAATTTTAATATAAATTGTCGTTGTTTGTTGGTTTTTTCATTTCCACAATAATCTACCCTGAATATAAATAAAATTATAGACTTAATTAAATTCTCGACTATCGTTGAAAAATCTATTCTAAATAATTCTAATAATTCCGCTATACTTTCATAATTTGGGGAAGTTTTTTTTTTGTATTCATCTTTTATTTTCGTCAGTGGTGTGCCTCCTGTATGCTTTTTAATCTTATCATTTAATCCTGTATGCTTTTTAATATTATCATTTAACACTTCAAAAATAACAGTAGTTCTTGCTTGTACAACATCTTGTGTTGATGTATTAGAGTAAAATAATTCTAGTCCTTTATGTCCTCTTTGTCCCTCACTTCGTAATGTTTTAGAAATTTCTAAAACATATTTATCATGCTGCTCTGATGAATTTGATTTTTTTGGTTTAGTAGTATGATCTCCTTTCACATCTACCATATCTAGTATACAAAGATGTTTGGTGGCTAGTGGTGTAATAGCTGCTCCTTTTTTCACGAATCTCACGCCAGGAATTAATGCCTGTTTAAATATATGATCAATTAACGAATTATACCACGCGCATATTGACCTCATACAGCTCGCTCTTATTTTTTTTTCCATATCTGGAACATTAACAACAAAACATTCCTCAAATATTCTATAAAACGCTATTGTATTTTGATTAATTGCATTCATTATATTCTGATATGATTGTGATGGTAGTAATTTCAAAGCTTTATCAGCATTATCACGTGCTTCTTTAAATTTATTATCAGCAAATTCATGAGCTTTTCCTGGATTGCCACCATCATACATCACTGCGAATTGCGGCATGAAACCCTTTCTCTTCAATATTTCTATCCAATGTTTAAATTCTAGCTTAAAGATAATATCATCTTTATAAGTCTTAACGTTATTTATTATTTCAGATAAAAATATGACGCCAGATAATAAAAGGATGCATAACTCACGAATTATTTCATCACTCGGTTCTAAATAATTTGCTAATGATAAAGAAGTAGTTTCATTAGAATGTGGTATAACAGAAATATCGCAGAAATTAAATGATGATGCATTACCATCTAATTTCTTCTGCTGTGATAATGCAGATGCATTACCATCTAATTTCTTCTGCTGTGATAATGCAGATGCAGCAGATGCATTACCATCTAATTTCTTCTGCTGTGATAATGCAGATGCAGCAGATGCATTACCATCTAATTTCTTCTGCTGTGATAATGCAGATGCAGCAGATGCATTACCATCTAATTGCTTCTGCTGTGATATGCAAAAATTAATTTTTAATTCTTTACAAATCACATCTTTAAAGTTTTCGTAAAATGCAGGCCTTACTCTAATCAATATGATAGCAAAAAGAAGACGATGAAGATCTTCATATACTAGGTAATTTAAATGCATATTAATATATTGTTCGAACAAATTATATAATAAAAATGTAAAATGCCCAAGTGTTAATATATCATAGTTAGTTTTCATTAAAGGCAACATTACCTCCTTTGTCTTTGGGAATACTGCATCCATCTTTGTTGGGTAAAAATCTTTAATATTAGGCTCCAACTGCATCTCAGGAGCATGATCGCCACTTTTCTTACAAATTTCTTTTAATTCGTTATCAAGATAATATGGTTCAAAAGGTCTAAACCATAAAGTGTAATGACCCGCTTGAACCCCACATTTAATATACATACTATTTTTAGCAATCATATTAGCCATAATACGAAGAGTAGTTTTTAATGTACAAACACATTTTAATAAATGTGGAAAATATACAGTAATAGAATCACCAGCAGCATCACCAAAAATTTCGCGAATACGTCTATCATCGTTACTAGTAGCAAAAGCTTCTATATTATCACTACTTAATCGCTGAATATAATCTTTATAATTCTTCTTATGTTCCGCGTGTTTTTTCAATTGCATTGACGGGTTCACATTACCGCTATGTATCATGAATCTATCTAAAAAATTATCATCAAAGCTAAAGAGACGAACAGTTGGTTGTTGACTGTCTCCTTTTTCGGTAATAACTCTTGAGAATTTTTTTGTCATTCCTGCTGCTGGTGCTGCTTGTGCTGTTGCAGCTCCATCTGGATCTTTTATATCGAATATTTTATTTAAATTAAAAATACCTTTTACTCCAATATTATAAAGAATGCTAAAAATTAAAGTTGCAAAAAACAACATATGTTGATCCATTTTAACACTATCTGCAGGTAAATAATAAACGCCCGCGCCTCCAAATGTTTTCGGAGTTACTGTGCAGTCTTCAACCGGTGGGGTCGCATCAACTATACTAATATCAACTAACGCTTTATGAACGCTTCCCAAATTATTTTCTTGAAATTTATTCCACGCGCTCATAAAAACAGAACGTTCTAAAGGTGTAGCAAGCAGAATAGCACATTCCATTAATAATGCTATAACATATAAATATGTGTCGCTTGTTGCTGTTATACAACCTTGAGCTTTAATAAAATTATAAAAACGTTCGGCTGTTCCGGCTGTTCCGGCTGTTCCGGCTGTTCCGGCTGTTCCGGCTTCTTTTAATACTATATGACTAATAGTATTTAAAATAACATTTTCTCCAACTTGATCAAAATCGCCAGCACCTTTATTTGTTGCAGCAAATAGTAAAAACATTTTATTAGCATCTACTTCGCTATAACCGATACGTCTTAAATGATTTTTAAAGCAAGTTTTAAATGAATCTACCTTATTAGATTGGTTTGCAAACGCGATTACTGATTTAACACTAAAAAGGCTCGTACCTTTTAATTCACAATTAAAACTATGTTCCGTTATAGGATGAGCATCATCTTTTCCATCTTGTATAATGGTAGTTCTAATAGTTATACTTTTAGATTCACTATAATCAAATTTTGAGCCTTTTAATACATATTTAAAATATATACAACGTGTCAGACGAGCAAGCTGATCATCATAGTTACCATCAAAAATGGGTTCTGCTTGTGGTGGTGGAAAAGGTTTTTGAGTTTTAGCGGCAGTATATATTAATTCACTTTGATGACTTACATAAAATAAATGACAAAGATTTAAAATGAAAATTTCTACTATATTTCTATTATTGTTGTTATTGTTGTTACATGCAGGAGGTTCTTTACATCCAATTTTATAATGATCACCATCTTTTAAATGTTTAGTACCAGCAGTATCTTTTAAATTTGCAATATAAACTAATTGTTCATTACAACCTTCATCTTGAAGTAATTTATTTATTAGACTAGTTGTTGTATCGCGAGCGTAACATTTTGCATCATTTTTATTATTATGAAAACTGAGACCGAGCATCTTGAGTAATTTATGTACATCCATAGGTTTTTTTATATTAGGTGCTTTCCCGCGTTTTCCATTTAAATCGTGATCCCTATCTACTTTAAACGCTAAAGCTAAATTTTTTAAAAATTGTGTGTATCTAGCCTGGATGGCATTAAGAGAATCTGGATAAGTATCAGTAGAAGCTTGATCAGTAAATATTTCTTTAATAGTTTTATCTTCTATGTAATTCCAAACATCACTAATTATTTTTAAGAAGGGATTATCTGTTTCACCAAATACAACAAACATATTATTTAAAAAACATTTGAAAGAATCATAATCTGTAATTGTACAATCTTTTTCACTACTGAAGGAATTTACTAAATGTCTAAAACATATAGCAAAATTTACTATAGAAAATTTAGGAGGCTGTTTTAAACATTTATCATATGATGCTTCTCCATATTTTTTATGAGGTTGTAGTTCTTTTGCTGTTGCGGCTGCGGCCGCAGCTTCGTCTTCGTCTTCGGCTTCCTCCTCATCCGGATCATCCTCTTCATCCTCCTCTTCTTCTTCGTCGTCTTCATCGTCGTCGTCATCGTCGTCCCAGGAATCTTCCTCCTCATCCGAATCATCCTCTTCATCCTCCTCATCCTCTTCATCCTCCTCGTCGGGCATATCTATATCATCTAAACCGGTGGATGCGGCTTCGTCCACTTCCACATCCATTTGTATTATATATATATATATATCAATCTATAATATATACTAATATTATATTATAGGATATTATCACAAATCTTTTAATTTAATTAATAATAATCTTCAGATATACCAAATTATTCTAAGATGTTAGAAGCTATAAATATATAGACTATCCATAGCAATAATGGTAATATATATAGTGCAGCATTAGAGTTTTCGCTGAGAACAAGTAAGAATATTACATAGGCAATTAGAATGTAAATTATATTTAGGGATTCAATTTCGATACGATTCTTTCCGAGAGTTATGAAAGGATATGACAATGTATATATTATGATTATTATAATAGCAACAGAAGATATATTATTCCGCATTAAATAGTAAGAATATCCCAAGAAGCCTATCAATATCGTCCATATACCTAATATTATATATTCTCTTGACTCTTCGGGAATATCAGAAGAATCCCTGTCTTCTAATACAATATTATTATATTTCATATAAAAGTTAATAGATATCAATAAGATTACGGGAATAAGTATAGATAAATATAATACAATATTCATTTAATATTATATAATAAAAAATATTAAGTTAATAGTTTTTTCTTATTAATTTCGCCAGGATTCCACGAAACATATATCATATTAACATTTGGCTCTGGAAGTATTTGGACGAAGAAGCCATTATTTCTCAAAGATTCTACTATGTATTTTACACAGTCCTCTATTTTATATAGCGGTTTGCCGTATATATAATACGGTATCTCATAAAATATATTCATTCCGCCAATAGTCGCCGTATTCTTAATCTTCTTATGACATATATTAATTATACTATCAAATGTGACATATTTTGAAAGCTCCTTCTTGTCCTTCAATGTATATAGTTCTGCTAATGATATTTTAGGAGGCATTGGTTTAATATTTATATATATTTTTTATATAATCTTATATATTCGCAGACAGCTAACCGACAGCTAACCGACAGCTAACCGACAGCTAACCGACAGCTCATCTATAGTTTATAATTCCTTGATTTCATTTTTCTCTAATTCGTAAGATGATAACATATTGAGATTCGTGTATTTCGCTTCTTTATTAACATCTAACTTTACATTCTTGAGACCGGTTCTAAATAGCTGATTGATAGCATCGGCTTCAAGGGCATAATTATAATATTTTAAGTCGCCCATTTTAACAATTCCGGAAATATCAGTGGGATTATCGACATTATATTTTTCATCATATTTTACCATATTCATATCTAAATATGGCAAGTTCATATCTATTTTATCCATAGCTTCTCCTGATGTTTTACGGCCGGGACTGTTAGCACTATATTTCATATCAAAAACAGGGTTGATATAAAGGGGCGAATTGTTATTCTTAAATGTAGCCGAATATATATCTTGGTTGCTACCGTATATAGTCTCTAATTTATTTTCAAATATGAGAAGACCATTAATATATATTCGGCATATAGCGCGATTTTTAGTTAAAATGTTATTATTGTCCGCAATTTCCTTCATTACAATTGTAACCATAAACCATTTATTACTGAACTCTATATCATAGACGCCTATCATATTTTTATTTCTATCCCACCACGGCTTATTGTTGTCAACGCTATCACAGCGATTATATTTGGAATTATTTTGATATGAATCTGGCGATAATATATTGTTGTAATCTACTGCTAAATTTTTACCATCGGCACTTAATCTTACGAGCGGATTTTTTGTAAGTAATACAGGGTGTTTTATTGATGAATTAGAATTATCCGTACTTTTATACATACAATTATAATTAAAATCATTATTGTAATAAAACTGCTTTTCTCCTTTTAGAAACAACAATATATCTTTATTATTCTCGTTTTTCAACTGCGTTATTCTTCCTTGATCTACATATAACCAAAAATTATAAGTATATTCAGCACCACCTTGCTGATTTATAGAAGGCGATATATCTCTATATTTTTCGTGCGATCTGTTCTTCGTATTATATTTCAATTCTCTTACATCGTTAAAATCTATAATGCCATTAAATATCTCTGTCTCCTTTCTAATATCATTATTTCCTTTAAACATATGATGTAATTCAATGAGGTATATATTATAGGCGACATATCCCATTAACAATAATATTATTAATGCTATAATAACTTGGGTTACAGGGTTATACTCCATTATTTGTTTATCTCTATCTATTTAAAATATGGAAATAAAAATAATAATTTTATCGGTTAATTGCGTTTATCCGATTATTCGATTATCCGATTATCCGATTATCGGGATTATTGTTCTAAAGCGTCGGAACCCTTAATTTTATATATGGGGTTTCTTATTCCGTAAGATGATAATCCCATAGAAGCTAAGACCCCTTTCATCGGTCCGGCGCTATACTCTTTATATATGTCGTTTCTATTCATATCATAATTGAATATGCTGAACTTGCTTACTAAACCCGAAAATCCATAGGTTTCGCCACCAACCTTATCGCCCCCAATATGTAGCTCGCCTTCATTATTTAAGTTTAATTTACTGACATTTAGATAATTTGAAGGCTTGTAATACTCGCGTCCGCTATTAACATTGTTTTTATCTTGTACGGTTTGGTTATTTTCAGTTTTTGAATAGTTGCCATCTATAAATACATTGATTGTCCCGCCACCTATATCATTTATTACAATACCGACATGTACCCATCTTTGTAAAGGTATATATTCAATCTCTATGCCTGTTACTGCACCACCAGAATGAACCATAAACTCTTGTTCCGACGAATTAATTTTTACTTCAGGACTATCATTTTTATTCATCGGAAATCTTACTTGTAGCGTATTTTTTTCTTCTCTTAATCTAATATATATCGTTGAATCTGTAACAGTATAATCGCCGTCCGCATTTTTCTTGGCTATATGAGCGACATGTCTGTATTGTCCGCTGGCAGCACTGATATCAAAGATATATATCCAGAAACAATATGTTCTTTTGTTACCGTTTCCGCTTTCTAATTTTTGCGTGAATGGGTATACACGGTGTTCAGTACATATTATCGGCATTTCAGTTCCCGGTATTAGTATTTTTTGCTGATTTATAACTGTGTCGGTTATAATATAATATAAGATATAGCATACGAATGCTGCGATAACAAGTAGGACAACTATAAAATATAATGAGCTCGAGCTGTCGGACATAGCATTCATTATGGCATCTTTAGTATTTTCTACTGATATATTACTTACAGCCGAAGATACTATTTGAGTACTGGCAGATATAGCCTCAGACCCTTTATTTACTACTCCGTTATTCATTATACCTTCCTTAGAACTGCTTACAAAATCAGATAAACTATCTTTGACATTATCAAGAACCCCTTTGTTAGCTTCAGCAACTACCCCGCTCATATTTATTTGATTATCTATTTAAAGGAAATAAATTTTCTATTGCATAAATTAATATGATAATTTGAAACTTGATATAAAGGAAAATTATTGCATTTATAGGTTTGCTTAATATTCTTCTTTTGCAAAGATAAATAGCTTAGCATTTTAGTAAATTTGCCTATGTTTGATACAGCGCCTTTCTTGTATTTTAATAATGATAAATAATAAACATTAGATGCAAATATAGTAATACAGGCCTCGTTATTGTTTTTAAACATATAATAATCATATAGACACATAATCTCTATAAAGTTATTGTAATATTCTATTTTATTTTTTAGCGATATTTTGCGATTTTCCAACTCTATTATAATATTTTCGTGAAATTTGAGGGGTATCATCCACGGGTCTTTATTAATTATGCGGATAACCTGATTTCTGTCAAATATATTCAAATATAATATATTAATATCGCAATCATTCTCGATACGCTCTTCATATAATATCTCATTACTATCTTTTTTAACATCACAGAATATCTTCTCCATATTCCCATTAGAAATCTTATATAAATGCTCTAATTCTTTCTTAGAATGCGAATCAGTATGAGCGTCATTTTGCATCATATCTATTACATCTTCTTTTGCAGGAACGATAATCTCATATATCTTACAGTTTTTCTTAATATCCCCTATCTTTTTAATAATCTCGTTGTTTGATATACATATTATAGGGATATTTTTAATTTTACCATCAGTTAATATTTTTAGAAGCGTAGTATTAATAGTTTTATCCGATATATAGATACAATCAAAATTATCAATTACAATTACCTTGTTCCGTATATTCCCCGTTAATACCTGTAATAGCGAGGATGTCGCGCTTTTGAAAATAACATCATTCAATTGCTCCGAATTAAAGCAGTTATTATTGTTAATATTTATAATCTCGTAATTTAAATAGTCGCATATTTTATTTATAGAATATGTTTTACCTACACAAGTTTTACCCGTAACTATAATACAGCTGTCCGTAGAAATCTTCTTTTTATAATTGAAATCGCGCAGCCACGATATTATGCTGCAATATATCTCTTTATTACCACACAATTCCTTCATAATGCCCTCGTCTCTGTTCCGGACTTCGCAATCCTCCTGAATTATAAGAGTGCTCTTTGTATTATTCGCATCTTTCTTCCTAATCTTATTATTCTTCTTAATATCCTTCGCATTATTCATATAACTATTATATATTTTAAGTATTAAGTATTATGTATTATGTATAAATACATTCAATTATTAATACAGCAATAAATAATATTAAAGCTAAAATTGGCAAGAATAAAATCACCGGCATTATAGTAGTTTTATCATTATTGTAATAACCAAAGGATTTCATTTCGCCGTTAGAATTAAACATTAAGCTCGGTTGCGTAGTGAATATTAATATTACAATTAGCAAATATATGGAGAGCGTTATTAATTTTCTAGAAAACATTCTTTATCTACTATTTTAATAAGGAAAGAAAAAAATGAAATACATATTAATAACTATTCTAATATTATTATCACTAATAACCATTTATTTAATATATATATCATATATTAAAAATCGCGAAGAAAAATTCACATCATATAGAACAGTATATATTAGCGATAACATAGATAACCTTAATGACTACGACGGCCGCGATATAAATTCCAGCGCGACCGCAAGCACCGCAAGCACCGCAAGCACCGCAAGCAGAGAAAAACAGGCGACATTTGCTATATCAAGTGATGTTATGGTGAAATCTATAGATTATATGAAAAGGAATAACAAGATTTCAAGATATATATTGGGAGTAAGTACGGATGATTATAAATTGCTAATAGACCCCTACATAAACAAGTATATCTTAAATAATAAATTAAGTAATACTGAGGTATTTAAGGACGGCATATTTGTTTGCTTGAGTCCTACGAGGTTTGGTATAGAACAATGTATATGGGACTTTACGAATAAGGTAGTCGCATATGTTTATATGAGCGATTATCTATTTATTCAAGCGCTTATTAAAGCATATAGACAAGATATAAAAAGCATACGATTGCGTAAAATTAAATTGGAAGATTTAAAAAGGTCAGATAAACAGTTTGATTATTTAATAACATATGTTGTTATTGGGAGCGAATATATGGCAATACTGAAATATTCCAAATATTTTATAAGCGGTCTCAAGGATATGGATATATCCAGGATAAAAGCATTTTATCCAGTAATTAAAGCGAACTACGAAAGCGTTAGGTTTTATTTTAATAAAGATACCGAAAATACCGAAGATACCCGAGATACTACTTACGATTTATATTTAAGCAACGATAAAATGCTCCTGCCTATTATGAACTATGATATAGTAAATAACATAGAAAATTTCATAACGAGATTAGAAATGCCTAAAGATTATTTGGAAGTCATAGACGAATCCTATGGAGGCAATACAGAGTTCGGTAACAGCGGAAGCTACGGCTGTTATGGAAATAATAAGATTGTCAATAAGTTTGAATGCGATTCCTATTATACTAAGGAGGGGAATCCGAAAGATTATTACAGTATCTGGGATAAAAAATGTGCGACTAACGAAGAATGTCCTTATTATAAGAAAAATACTAGATATGAAAATAGCAGAGGTGGTTGTATTAACGGAAATTGCGAATTTCCTGTAGGTGTCAAAAAGATAGGCTATACCAAATATAATGACGAAGATTATAATAGAGCTCTATGTTATAATTGCCAAGATACGACGGATTTAAATTGTTGCGCAAATATTAAAGAATTACAAGATAAAAATGGCAATAGCAATGGTAATGGTAATGATGTAGGAATAAATAACGACTATGTATTTGAAAACGATACAGAGGATAGAAAGAAAAATAATTTAAATACAATAATTTCCTTATTAGATTATAGAAGTATATAACATATGAAGGATACTAATATTATATTCATATATAATTTTATATCTATTTTTATAATAATTATCATATATTTTTTAGTTATCCATAGGTATTTATTAAATGACATAGGATACAGTAATAATGCAGGAAATGAGTATTTTAGTATGAAAGATGCTGATATTCATTATAATAACAAATTCAAATATATGCCCTCAAATACGAGAATTATGTATGAAAATACCGGGACATATCCTTGGAACAGACATATAATAAACTCAAGCATACCCTATGATGTTAATGTTAAAAAGGAGGCGATTAATGTTTATTATTATGAATATGATAATAATACATATAACGAAAAATTAAAAGAGGTTTTTAAAAATACTTGCGAGGAGTTAATAATAGCTGTAGAAGGTAATAAATGGGGCAAATGGCAAAACCCGAAAATGATTAGAGATGACGATAATAAAATTAAGACATTACTCAAATATTACCAGGGAATATACGATTTTATCTATAATAAACTGAATACTAACAGTATTATGGATTTGCCCGGCGAAAGTATTAAACATAATATACAAATTGTCCACGATATTATGAATAATTATAGGCAACACAGCGAATATCCTGAATATTATATGTTTGATATTGATATGATATTATACAGAGCCGGCAAGTTTCAAGGAAAACACATCAAGGCTATTGCTATTACAAACGGTGTCGTAATAAACATCATATTAATAAAAATAATCGGGGTAATATCTGAAGATAATATCGTGCTATTCCCTTACAAAGGACACGATATTAACACTAATAAAAATAGCAACTTTAATCAATTTGTTCCTATGAAATATGGTATGGTAGATAATGATGCCAAGAATAGCAGAAAAAATACATTTGATGTTAGCGATACCTATTTAGATAAGGAGCTCGAAGATATTATGTATAAGAAATTATTAGAAGAAAATATACCCGAAGATGTGGATATCAGCAACAATAACTTCATAGCCTCTGCTGCCGAACTCAAGGCGAGCGCAAAAGACAGATGTCGCCTATAAAGCCATTGCGATTCCTTGCCAATTCCCTTCGGTATTATTTATATGCCCGAGGATATGCATAGATTCTGTTATATTGATATGGCGGTATAGTATATGTAATGTTAGTATTTATGCTACCGCTACCGGCATTTATTTTTGTATTATTGCTGACTTCGGTATCTTCATCATCACTATTATAGTAAAAAAGGCTCTTTATAAAACGATTCATCATCTTTATTTTTCTATGTTATATATCGCTTATACATTTATATATATATTTATATTGCATTAGTAGATAAATGGATATTGATAAATCTCTAAAAATTATTCAGGCTAATATAAGGCGTAAGATGTTGCGAAGGAAATCATCTTCATCTAATAAATCCGTATTTGTTGAGGATTATATTAAGAGTAGCCTTGCGAGTAGCTCAGCGAATAGCTCGGCGAATATCAATGCGATAGCTAATGCCAATAAAATATCTAAGTTTCTAAAAAGCAAACTTATAGTTGATAAATATACACTTGATAATCGCGTTGCATATTTTAATTATATTAGAAAGAAATTGGAAAAGATTAAGGACGACGATTGTTTGGATAGAAAAAAGTATTCTCAAGTCGAAGGATATACAGTTCGCGACATATTAAATCTTGAAAAGAAGATAAGTAGTAATAATTTTGGTGGCGAAATTTATAGGACTTCTGTAAAGAATGCCGTAGGTGTTTTTCCTATAGCAAGTAAGATTATGAATAAGTCCGATGATAATTTATATGAGGTTAAATTGATGTCAGACATTACGCACGATATAATAAGAAAGAAAATCTCCAAGCATTTTCTAATAATGTATAAATCCTGTCTGTGCAAGAAAAAAGATTATAGTAATTCGAGAGCAAGCTTAGTATCGGTCAATGAGATAGCGAACGGCGACATCAATATGCTAATAAATAACCGAGATGTCATATTTAATAAAGAATTGTTATATAACATCTTGTTTCAAACATTTATATCTATCGGAACATTCCACAATCTAATAGCGCATATTCATAGCGATTGCCACGGTGGCAACTTCTTATGGCATTATAACAACGAGAGTGGATACTATCATTATATCTTTAATGGCAAGAACCTGTATCTGAAAGCCTGTAAGTACAACATTATGATATACGATTACGGATTTTCTAAAAAAATTAAGAAGAATAATGTTAAAAAAATAATGGACGACTATTTACTTATAATCCCCGCATTCTTAAACGAAGATTATGAAAATGATAAATCTTTATCGCCCGACAGTAATGTCAAAAGCGAGTTAAACGAAATCATAGGTACTCTAATGAAAGTATATAAAATGATGGGAGCCGAAGGAAGCAAATCGAGCCCTAAGAAAATACAGAAGGATATTTTTAGTACTATTATAAACGAAGTGTTCAAAAAATATCAGCTGAATAATATGTTTATAACTGACTTTGATTCTGGCGAATCTCTTAAATCATCCAAGAGACCGCGCAATATTATCAACAAAAAACCCTATTATATAAATATATAATGCCAGAGCCAGGCCCGAGTGCAAAGCTACGATATATAAATATATAAATAGTATATTATAATTATATAATTATTATACATTAAAAATGAAATTAATTAAAAGATATATATCTTTGATAGAAAGTGATAAAAAATATAGCGTAGCCGGTTTAATATTCGGGTGTACTGGTTCATATTATAGCGTCTATGCTAATGAACACGTAAGTAAAATTATGCTCGGAGATTTCTCAAAAGAGCGATTGCTACTGCTATTTTATTCTAATGTAATTGCTATGATTGCCTGTTCATTGCGAGGTGCCTGTTTTACATATTCGCAAAACTGTATGAATATCCGATTGCGCAAGATTATATATGATAAGTTAATTAATCAGAAAACGCAATTTTACGAAACAGTCCCTGTTAATAAACTCCTGGAATATATAAATAATGATGTGCGCATAGTATCTGATAGCATTTCACTAAATGTCAATGTTATATCGCGGTCTTCTGTTCATGTCATTGCTACTATATGGATGCTCAATAAAATATCGTGGAAGCTTACTATAATTGCTTGCTTACTTATTCCATTTAATATGGCTATATCAAAGTTATACGAGAAAGCTAATAAAATTGTTATGAAAGGCTATGAGGAACTGAATAAAAGCGTAGGAACCTATATACACGAAACTATTTCGCACATATCTATTATGAAAACATATGCCGTAGAAGATATCGCGATGAAGAAGCACAATACGATGAGCGATAAACAGCTTGGATATATATTTAGACAAACGCTGTTATATGGGGCGAACCTGTTATTAATTAGCAATTTGCCGACATTAACCACAATAGGTATTATAATGGCCGCGAAATATTTGAATAATACCGAGGGGCTTGTTTCGTTCATTCTCCATAATCAAAGCCTGTACGAGAATGTTATGGCTATCATACAATATAACAACGAGTTCATTAAATGCCGAGAGCCTTATAAGCGCATAACAGAATTGCTTGATTCTGATAAAAAAAACAAAGGGTACTATATTCCGCGAGATAATACTTTGAAGGGAAAAATAGAGTTCTCAAATGTATCTTTTAAATACGAGAAAGCCGAAGGCAATTTAATAAACAATTTTAATTTTAAAATAAATCCAGGCGAGAAAATTGCTATCATCGGCAATTCGGGTTCGGGGAAAAGTACTATTGTAAAATGCCTGATGGGTATTCTTTCATTAAATTGCGGCAATATCTATATAGATGATATAGACTCCGGAGTATATGATAATAAATGGTTGAAAGAAAGGATTGGTTATGTAGCACAGGATAGCATTTTATTCAGCGACACGATAGCTAATAATATTGCCTATGGTATTGAGAATCCGCGCAAAGAAGATATTATTAACGCAGCGAATCGCGCAAATGCTCACGAGTTCATCTCTAAGCTTCCTAATAAATATGAGACGCAATTGGAAGGAACAGAGCTTAGTTCGCTATCAGGGGGACAGAAGCAGCGCATATCTATTGCAAGGGCTTTGATAAGAACACCGAATATATTAATATTTGACGAGGCGACTTCTGCGCTGGACCCAGAATGCGAGGAATTGGTACAAAATACTATAAAAGAATGCTTTGATGACAAAAGCATAACTATGATTATAATAGCGCATAGGAGGTCGGCTCTTGAATTGGCCGATAAAATATATAGATTTGAAAACTCGGCTTTGACAGATGTAACAGAAGAAATAAAGAATCATAAAAGTTAAAAGTTAAAAGTTAAAACCGGAAATAAAAGATATAATATGTAGAATATGTAGAATATGAAAATATATTTTGTAAATAATATAAACAATATAAACAATAATAATCGGAATGTTATTAAAGTAGCTACGAATAAAAAGAATTGCGATATCAATATTAAAAATCACCTGGATATCATAAGTATATCTACGAAAATCAAGACATTATTGAATTACAATAATAATCTCAAGAAGAAAGTCATATTTAATTTGGAAAAATTGGATAATCGCTTTGTTGAAGCATTCATATATAGGATATTGCAGGGCAATTATTATTTTGATAAATATAAAAAGGCTAAGCGAGAAGGAGCAGTTCTTTATTTCTATGTCCCGCGAATGAGTTGCGAAAACAGAAAGAATATTAATAATATAATTAATGGCTCATATATAACAAGGAATATAATAAATGAACCCTCTAATATAGCTACACCCGATAATTTCGCCAAACACGCAAGGTATATGTTTAAGGATATTAGAAATACCAAGATAACCGTATTTAACGAGAAACATATGAAGAAGATGGGATTAAATCTAATCAATGCTGTGGGCAATTCTTCGCAGAATAAACCGCGCTTTTTAATAATAGATTATAATCCGCCGGGTCCTTCCGGTCATTCGGGTACTTCAGGGAAAAAGAAGACTGTTTGTTTAGTAGGCAAAGGGGTTACAATAGACACTGGCGGATATTCTATGAAAAAGCCCGATAGTATGATTAATATGTATATGGACAAAGAGGGTGCTGCTATATCAATCGGTATTTTGCATACTTTGGCTAAGGAAAAATATAAGAATCGCGTAGTATGTTTATGTCCTCTGGTAGAAAATATAGTATCAAGAGGCTCTCTGAAACCCAACGATATAATTAAGGCATACAATGGCCAGACTGTGGAAATTGTCAATACTGATGCGGAAGGAAGATTAATTTTAGCAGATGCCCTTACTTACGCGTGTAATAAATATAAACCAGATTATTTATTTGATTTCGCGACATTAACTGGGTGGTCTGAGAGAATAAATTGTCACAGCAGTTTCACATATTTTACATCAAACGAACAAATCGCAGATAATATACAGGCCTATGGCAATAAATATTGTGAAAAAAATATAAGAATCCCGGCGTGGCTTGAATATATATCATTCATTAAATCCAATATAGCAGATGTAAAGAACTCGGGATATGAATGCAAAAACAGCGAGGGCTTAATGGCGAGCTTGTTCTTGATGAACTTTATACCAAAAAAATATAGGAAAAACTGGAGCCACTTTGATATTAGAATGTCAAACTATAATAATACCGTAAATATAGCCGACGGATTCGCGACATTCTACACAATTATAAAAAACATATAAGTTATCCCCCCTCACCCACAAGCCTATATCTATCTCTCATTTTTTCTTTGCTATACCGCACAATATTTCTATCTGGTATCTAATTTTGCGAATAAATCTTCCATACTAAGTCCGGCAATTTCATCTCTATTCAACGATTTCTTAGGAGACGCCTTAGGCGATGGCTTAGGCGATGAAGATTTAGCAGATATATTTGGAGATGTCTTGGGTGATGGTTTTGGTGATGGCTTAGGTGATGTCTTAGGTGATGTCTTGGGTGATGTCTTAGGAGATGTCTTAGGTGATGGTTTTGGCGAGGAAGATTTAGCAGATATATTTGGAGATGTCTTGGGCGATGGTTTAGGTGATGGTTTAGGTGATGTCTTGGATGATGTCTTGTGTGATGGCTTAGGTGATGTCTTAGGAGATGGCTTAGGCGAGGAAGAAGATTTAGCAGATATATTTTAATATATATTATTATTATTAACAAACTGTTTATTGTATCTTAGTAGTGTTATTTTTCTATTTTATAAGTTAAAGCCTTTATAATACAATATCATAAGCAAAAGAAAAAATATATAACATATAATACTTAATATTATCATTTAATTGCTACTACTCGCTAATACACACATCACAGCACCCGAAACAATTTAAATCTTACTTACCAGGGATTTTGATGGGCGGAAGACTTTTCCTGTTTTTCTTCAAGGGCATCTGAGGCTCTTCTACAGCTTCTTCGTCGGGCTGTTCCTTAGGCTCATCTTCTTTGTCGGTTGATGGCTGCGATACTTCTTCCACCTTCATACGATACTGCTTGAGCAGAGCAACCTTTTCCCTGGGAGTAAGCTTGGACTTTTTCTTAGGCTCTTCTTCGTTGTCGGTTGTTGGCGGAGATACTTCTTCCACCTTCATAAAATTATTTACAACGGCTGGAGCTGGCGCCGGAGCTACGCCAGCTTTTTCTTCCTTGCGCTTCTTCCATTCTTCGGCAATCTTACCGAATCTTTGATTGCTCGGCAAATCCGGAAACTTTTCCTTGATGATTGGTTGATATTCCTTAACAAACACCTGATATTCCGTAGGAGGTTTCTTAGCCTTGTCTTCGCCATTCTCGTCCTTTTCGGCGACCACTGTCTTTTTGCTTTTGCCCTTTGCATTGCCTTTTGCATTCCCCTTCATTTCTTCAACGGCATATTTGAGAGCTTCCTTGTGATAATTAGCAACTTCCTTTGAATCATCAATAGCATCGGGCATTTCGACAATCTTTTCCTTGTAAATAACGGAGAGAGTTTTGGCAGACATCGCGGTTTATGGTAATAATCATTTTATAAATGACAATCAATTTTTATATTTTTTGCACACATTTTATGACATTTTTGATAAGGAAGAATTTAGTTTTTGATATATTCTCATAACAGGAAGAGGGGGCTGAGGATTATCTGAGTAAAATAATAAAATAATAAAATAATAAAATAATAATATAATAAAATGAGTATTCCAATAATGTCATTTGAAACTCTAAGAGATATTATAGCTAATCCGGAAAATGTTTATAGTCGCAACAAGAGTTTTCAGAGCGATAATCAAGAAATTAAGAAGTTTACTACAACTGCTACCGATGTTTTAAATATGATTAATGGCGACAAAAATATCTTAGCAGATAACTCATATAATGACAAAATTAATGAACAAAATGAGATTGATAAAAACACGCCATATATATATGAAAGCGATGAAATTAGAAGAGGTTTGTAGGAAATATATATTATAATAATATATATTAGAATATAAATGATTGACAATATTGAATTAATATTAATATCATTACTAATATTAATATTATCAATAATAAGCTTTCTCCCCCTAATTTACTTAAATTATGCAAAGGATTTAAATAATAATATAAATAATTATAACAATATATGCGATTCTAAGAAAAATATCTATGAATCTGATATCAATATTAAAAATACTTATATGTGGAATCTGTGTAATCATCTATTTGATTTTAATGTAATTCAGAAGAACTTTAAAAATTATACGGCCGATAAGAAGCCTACTGACAAATATAATGATATTATAAATATCAATCGCGACCTGAGTATTGTTAATGGCGAGTTCAATATTATGAAGGTATATAATGATTATTTACATAGTGGCTTGCCTTTATTTATCGTAATGTGGATATTCTTTATATTGCATATTATCAACATCACATATAATATTAAAAACAAGGATAGTATTTTTAAATACAACTACTTTTTGCATTCATCAAGTTATTTATTCCTACACGTTGCCGTAATAACTATAATATTTTCACTAATCCTAAAAAAAATAACTGAGATATATGCCGATACAAAAGCATACGAATATATAATGCTTTTGAAAGAATTGGATATATTGATAAAGGAAAATAAAACAGAACCGGCTTTCCCAAATAATCAGTTTATGACTATTATTAAAAATTACAGCGGAGAAGATATTACTTCCGTCGCCGATATTATATTTACAAAAGATTTGATAGACGAACTCGCCAATTTACATAAAAATATTATTGCTAATGGCGAATATCTGCGCAATATAAACGAATACAACATAACATTGGAAAATATAGATAACTTCAGGTATTATAATAATAAGGAGACGATAGAAAAATGCAACGAAGAGATTGAAGATGTAACGCGATTTACTATTGTATATTTTATAATATTATTCTTCCCCATCTATATGCTTTCACAAGCTTCTAAATCAAACTTTACAACAATTGCCGTAATAACTATTATAGTATTCGTATTATTTATATCGGGCTATATTGTTAAAAAAAAACTTGAATAGATTCATTTTCTTTTTTTCTTTATACTTATTAAAATGCGTATCATTATATTTATCGTATTTATTATGATGATAATAATTTATATAAATGAATTAAAAAATATATCGGCCTCTTTTTTTCAAATAAACTATATTAAAGATGTCGCCGACATTAACATTAAAAAGCATTGTAACGATATTTATTGCGAAGCCGAGACGGGGAGATTTAATATAGCAAAGAATAGCTATAAACTTCTCTTGCCAAACGATTTCTATAACACTAAAACATACTACTTTATGATATTGCTAATAATTATAATATTCTATATTAATACACTTTATAACCTTATTAAATACAATAATTTATATTATCCTTACATCAGCAATGACGGCGGAACGATATGTATAACAATAATAAAAAACACCCCATATATATTCGCGTTTCTAACATTAGTAATAATAATAGTAACGCTTGTTGCGAGATATGCTCCGACAGAAACCGAGGGATATAGAAACTATTTTAATATAGACAATCCTGTCGTAAGCGATTTTGACAAAGTTTTAAACATAAACAGTATATATAATTATATTTTGCTTACAATAGCTACAATCTTCTTAGTATATTATTTTAGCACCACAATGTGTAATAAGCAAATTTATACATATCCATTGGGAGCTAATAAATTGGCTATTATCAATCAAAATATGAGTATGGGCTATCTGATAATTACGATATTGCTGACATATTTATTATTAAATATTATGAATATACTGCTATCCTTCGCAGACAATAAATATCCTAAATTGAATAACAATAACTATAGAGATATTATAACAAAAAATTATAAGCAAGTATTAAATAATACCATCGAACTAACAAAAGAAAAAGTATTAGCCGGATGTTATACAAATGCTTTGTCCGAAGCCAATATTACTGATGCTAAAACTAACGGATATGGACACGATATAATGTATTCAAAAGATAAAGAAGAAGAAAATAATAGTTACGGGATTACTACAGCTGATAACACAGTTGGAGCTAACAATAAAATTCACGCAGTATTATATACAAAAATAGATTATATTTCTAACAAAGATTATGCCGATGATTATGATATAGGCGACTTAAAGGTTAATTATTATTTTAAATACATTTCGCCATTAATACCTCGCGCTATAATTGATAAATTGACAGACGGTGCTTCTACTACTCCTACTAAGAGATATCACCACTTATATAAAAAGAATTATGAACTATATAAAGAGGATATACATACTTTAAAAAATAAAGATGGTGATGGCGAAAGAACGATAATATCTAAATATAAAGATAATGATACTGCATCATATGATGCATATTATATGATAGATAATATACGAATTGGCCTTTTTAACAAAGATAATGACAAAGATAATAAAAGAATAGAGAAACTATTGATATTATTCGATTATATTAAACCTGCAAAGAATCCTCAAGCGCAACCTGAAATTACTCCGACTCCTCCTACTATAGAAACGGAGACAGATTTTAAAAAATGTTACGATGCATTACTTAATGTGCTAATCTATTTTTGCATTAATGAAATAATATATTGGAATGAATATAAGAGTAAGGAAATATATGATAATGAGAATTTAAACAATTATGAGTATATAGAGAGTACGATATCTCCCGACTACGAGAAACACACTATTTTATTGAATTTAATTAAATATTTAAAAGACCAGAAGGCAAATAGTAAAAAAATTACAGATAATGCAACGATTAATACTGTTTCTATTTTAAAAGATAATTTGATTCGCGAGATAGAAAGATATACTGATTATGATGGCAAAGATAAGTCTTCTAAAGATAAAAAGCCGTTTTTTGGCAAGGAATATAATATTTCGAGTAATATTACAGAGGTTAAGGAAAACTTCACGGCCGATATATCATACGGCTCTTCAAATACATTTTACGAACAATATTTTAATATTTCAAACAATGATGTGAGCGCCAATGATATAGAATATAAATTAGGAAACTATTTCGTTAAAAATATAAAGTTCCTAATATACTTTGTTATAATAATTATAATAATAGCTATCCTATTAATAATATTTTTATACAGAAGTGAAAACGCCTCATTAATGACATTCTCATATGATATAATTATGCCTTTATTGATATTGCTTATATTTGTAATATATATATATTTATTTATGAACTTTAATACAAATTATAATCTAAATGTCATATATGGCCTATTTGATAGTTCATATAAACGCGATTTAAATGATATGAATAATCTTATAATACCTTTTATTAAACTTCATAGCAATCGCAAAGCTAAATATGATAGTAATTATTACGATTTATATATAATCACAAATGTGCTGGCATCCTTCTTATATAGCGATGATGAATATGATAAGACGAAATATAAAAACATATACAACAAAAAGGAAGAAGATAAACCCGATATCATATATAGCAAAGACGAAACCATAGATTATAATGAGTTTAAAAAATATTACAACGACCAATTTACAATTATAAACGAAGAGTTTAAAAAGGATTTTGCTACACTAAAAAATAGCATAGATACTGCGAATGATTATAATCTTCGCAAATTATACAACAATATCAAAACTAATATTAAAAAAAATACAGCACCGCACGCAGAATACACTATAACAGATATTAAAACACCGGGTTTTGATTATCCTGAGTTTGTTAGCTCTTTTAAAAAATATTCTGATAAGATTGTAAATATAATATTGATATGTTTAGAATTATTTGGAAATAATAAGGATGCTTATAAAAAGAATAAGTTTGTCAAGGATAATTTTTATTTTGAGAAAGATAAGAGTGGCAATTTTATACCTCATAAGTTTAGATTAAAAAAAGCGGTATTTGATAAGAATTATGAAAATGCGAGCCAGTATATTAAATTTGACAATGATATTAAAATATATATTAGCAAGGGAGATAAAAAAGAAAAAATAGAAGGGATTGTTAATAATTATATGAATATCCTTTCACTATTCCAATATAATTACATATTAAGCGATGGCTATGATAGTATCGACGATACCGATATATTAAAAAAAGATATAATAGATAATGCAAAAGACAGAGGAATTGATGAACCACAAAACTATTTACATCAATATAAAAATAAGAGGCTAATTTCTTTAATATCTAATACAAAAGGCTTTGATAAAAGCTTTGACAAAAAGAGCTTTATATTGGCAGATGATACTTTTAAATATTCCAAACCTATTCCTATTACGATAGCTAAACTTACAGAGAATAAAGAAATTACACCAGTTGATGCCGCAACTATTACTCCATATGTTGCTGGGTTAATTACCAAAAAGATTGCAGAAAAATTTAAAGCAAATGCTGTTGCTGCTCTTACACCAGAAGCAAAGGATGCTCTTACACCAGAAGCAAAGGATGCTCTTACACCAGAAGCAAAGGATGCTCTTATACCAGAAGCAAAGGATGCTCTTACACCAGAAGCAAAGGATGCTCTTAAACTTGCAGTGGCAGATGTTATGTATGTTTATACGAATATTATAGAAACCTATAACATAAATGTCTCTAATATTAGTGATAATTATTTAGAAAATGTTGTTAAGACTATTTGCTATCAAGTTGATAATAGAGATGTTCTTATGAACGAAGAAGGAAGCGGTGGCGGCAGTGGCGGCAGTGGCGGTGGTGGCGGTGGAGCTGGTACTGTTATAGGCAGTCGTAAAATAAATAATAAGAACGGGGATGCGCACGATAACCAGGTAAATATTTTACATAAAGCCAATCAGTGCGTAAGTTATGATTTTGCCACTAATTATACGGCAAATTTGATTATGTTAGGAATTATTTATTCAATAGGATTATACAATAATAAAATATTTTAATACATTAAATAAAGAGGGCATTTATAATAATGGCAGATACTGAAATATTAAAAGAATTTCAGCAACCTTATAATTATATGTTGTATTCTAAGGAAGAAAATATAGAAGAGAATTATAGATATAGATTGTTGGCTAATATATTTACGGATACAACATATAGCCCGAAAGATGATATGAAATATTTATATTTATTCGGAATATTCCCTTGTGATAATATGCCGGCTTCATATATACCTTTTAATTATAAACAGTTATCGCGAAACTTCAATAGAATATCTAAAAATAACACATTTACAAAAGAAGATTATGCAACAGAGTTCATACCAGGGATGGATTATAAAAAGGAATTGTCTGCAAAGTTAGATAGACTGATTAAGGGTTTTAGGAGCAAACACTCTATATACAATAATTTATATACTACACCTTTTATTATAATACTAATAATATTCTGGGCGGTAGTAATATTGAGTTTTATGTATATATTCTACTATTATTATTCGTCGGCCTTTAATTATATATTATCCTTTGTACTATTTGCCTTGCTCCTATTTGCTATAATATTCAAGATGTTTTATATAGTTCATAGTTCATAATAGCTCATTCCGCTATAGCTATATTTATAGTTATAATTATTATTTTTATTTTTATCTATAATACCTATAAGGAAGTATTATTTTTAATTAATAATGGATAAAAAAATTAAGTTCGCCAATATATTCAATAATAACACATATGACCCAGACAAAGATGACGACGAAGATATATATGATATATCACCAGCAGATATATTGATTCAAGATATAGATTTGAAAAGGAACTATAATTCACGATATAGATTCTATACTGAACTTTTAAAAATATATAACAAGAACCCTAAGATTATTAAGAAAGTATATACGAAGTTGAATGCCATAAAAGATTTAAATGGTATGGAAAAGAAATTATTATCAGAACTAATTTATTATAATAATAAACTGGATAAGACTACCGGTGGCGGAGGCACAAACAGGAAAGGTCGTGGCGACGGCAGAAGCGGCAGGAAAAATAGAGACAGAGGCGGTTCTGGTACAGCTGGTACAGATGGTACAGCTGGTACAGATGGCGTGGGTGACGCAGGTAATGAGGGTGGCACAGCTGGTACAGCTGGCACAGATGGCACAGATGGCGCGGGTAATGCGGGCGGTACAGGTGTATTAAACGGTTACAAGGAATCGAAGCTAAGAGAAGTCTTTAAAAAAGACTATGATATGCCTAATATATCAAAGCTTAATAAAAATATCAATGAAAAGAATCAGAATTCAGTCAAAGATACAGGCGACAAAATAACCGATTTTAATAATCAAATTGATAAATATTATGATGACATAGAAGATGCTGACGATAACAAAGACACTATAGCAGGTCTTGATAAGAAAATTAAGAAAAAAATAATAGAATTTGAGAATGACCCTGAGAATACTTTTAATTATTTAGAATTGACTATAGAAGATAGGCTCGTATTTATAATAACAACATTTTTTATTAGATATTTATCGCTAATACTTATTCAATGGTCAGTTGATATTAATATAATTAAGAGTTTTGAAGAAGGATTTTTTTATTACGCAGTTATATACCTTGCTATATTTTGGTTTATAGTATTATTTGTAAATATTGATAATACGACAAAGGTAGATTATATGAACTTTGATAATTTTATGAATAGCATTCGCTCGGTATTTTATTATTTCTATATGGGAACAAATGGAATAACGAGATTATTAGTACATTCTTGTATAATATGCGTGCTATTAATAGTTCCTATAATTTTAAATATAAAGAAGAGCACCTATATTGAAGAAGAAAACAAAGATAAGGAGAAGGATATTATATCATATGAAGAGCGAAAAAAGCTGTCAAAATCGTTATCGTTATTTACTATATTTATTTGGGTACTAACAAGTATAATAGCAACAAAGTTTTAATAAAAAGTTATATCTATTAATTATAATAGAGTTTATTAAATTATATGTCAAATAAAAGGATTGAGGCATTAAATAGTTTAGATAGAAATAATTATAATTCAAAATATGTAACTCTATCGGATAATACAAAAATTGGAGCTGATTTGATAAAAGATTTGATAAAATATTTTCAACTTGAATTCAAAAATAAATACAGATACAATTACAGAAGATGGATATTGGAAAATATAGGAGGTGAAGAAATATGCACCGATGATGATGTTCCCGTTGTTCAAAGTGTTCCAGTTGATCAAGGTGTTCAAGTTGATCAAGGTGATCAAGTTGTTCCAGGTAATCCAGTTGTTCCAGGTGTTCAAGGTGATCAAGTTGTTCAAGGTGTTCAAGGCGGTGGTTCTAATTGTGATGATGATGTTGAAACTATGAATAAAATAATATATAAAATTATTGAAGGAGAAGGTGATGATGGAATAGCAATTAATAGATTAAAAAAATATATCCAAAAAAAATATAATGAAAACTCTGAAGATAGAGACGATATAGAGATACCTGATGATATATTTAATGGCGATATAGGGTTGAGAAAAAATTATAGAGATAGTTCAATAAACTATGGTTATATACCGGTTATTAGAATATCTGATAAGGATGGGAGCTCGGTTTATTTTAAACCATTATTGGAATATAATTATACTAATTACGATTTTCAAGAAAAATCGCAAATATACGACGATTTAAATAAGCTAAATGGTATATTTAAGAAGAGTAATTACAAGGACATAGACGATTTAGTTATTTTAGATTTTTATAAAGAATTTACTAAAAAGGTAGAAAAATTAAAGGACGATATTATTAGCAGAGATGATGATGTAAAATATGATTTGATAGATAATATTTATGATAAACTTGCTATAATATATGAGATTAAAATAGGTAGAAACAAGAAGGTTCTTAAAAAACCAATTAAAGAGATTTTAGAAGCTGATAAATCTGTACCAAAAAAAACTCCTAAAGATATATGCAATATAGATAATAAAAACCTTTTTAATCAAATACTATGTGAAATTAATAAAAGGGCTCAAATATTTAATAATTTAACTACATTAAAAAAGGGGGGAAAAAAAGCAAGAAAAGAAGGAGGCGGTGGCGAAGGCGAAGGTGGAGCAAATAAAGTAGTTGATGGTGAAGAAGTTAAGAAATTAGGTAATATTATTGATAAATTAGCTGATGCTACTGTCGGTGATAAAACACAAAGATATAAAGCTTATTTAGAAATTGATAAAAATATATTAGCAGGGTTTATTAATGAGACAAAGATAAATGAATATATTACCAAATTGCAAAACTCAAAATCTTTAACTAAATTATCTAAAATAACAGAACTGATTTTTAAAACTCCTAAAAAAATAAACGGCAAAATTGATAAAAGTAATATTTCATTTGCTGCTTTTAACATCTTCATAGAAAAAATTAAAGATAGGATGATTGACGATAGTAATAGATATTTAGCTATTATAAAATCCCTAAATATTATAATGAAAAAGGCATTAGGAGGATCACCATCAACAAATACAGAAAGACCGCAAATCGTTAAAAAACCAATCGCAACACCAGCAGCACAGACACCCGCACAGACACCAGCATCAGCACAGACACCAGCACCAGCACAGACACCAGCACCAGCACAGACACCAGCAAAAAGAAAAGATGAAGAAATAGCAGCAGCAATAGAAACAATTCAAAAAGCATTAGAAAAAACAGCAGCAATAGAAACAATTCAAAAAGCATTAGAAAAAACAGCAGAAGCGATAGAAGCAGTAAATACAGCAGCTGAAACGGTAGCAAAGGAAGCAACGGTAGCAAAGGAAGCAACGGTAGCATCAGACGCGGCAACGGTAAAAGCTGCAAAGGAAGCTGCAAACAAAGCTGTAGTAAAAGCGATAGAAGAAACTAAAGCAATTGCTTCTGCAAAGGCAGTAGATGCAGAAGTAGATGCAGTAGCAAAAGCAGTAAAATTAGTGACCGAAAAAAATGATATAAATGAATTAAAAACAGCACTTGAAGCACTAAAAACAGCACTTGAAGCACTAAAAACAGCACTTGAAGCACTAAAAACAAGTCCGGAAATTAGTGGTGGCGCATATCAGAAAGAAGTTTCAGGTAATATTAGGAATCAAGGGAATCAAGGAAATCAAGGGAATCAAAAACAAGGTATTGGTGATAAAATGCCAGGAAATCCCGGGAAAGAATATTTAAAAAATCTCACAGAGATATATATAAATTTGGCAAAAGAATATGGTAAATTTATAAAAGATGAAAGTGATATAAAAAAATTAATTAAATTAGTTATTAAAAGCCAAGAAGATGCAGAAACAAGTATAGATAATACCGAAGAGATAAAGAATAAAATAAAGGATAACCTAAAAGATAATGAAAAAAAAATAGATTCATATGAGAAGCTTCTTGCAGATATTCGGAAAAAAATAAGTGTGATAGATACTGAAAATAGTAATAACAAAGCGGATGATAAGAAGCCTGATAAAGATTCTGCAATAGTGAAAATTAGAGTAAAAATAGATGAATATAGTGGAAAAATAAAAGAACTGGTAGCATTTAATTCTTCATTAAAAGCATTAAGTAGTGCTGAAGAAAAAGAAGAAAAAAACAAAGAAATAGAAGGTATAAAAACTAAATTTGATACGATATCAAAAGAGTTGTCAGATCTCGGAGAAGAGATTAATGCAGAAATTAAAAAATATAGGGTTTCTTATGGTATTGGAACAAATGAATTAGCGAGCGAAGAGACGAAGAAAGAACTTGAAGAATTAGAAAATCAGAATAAGGAAAATGAGAAAAAAAGTAAAAATTTAGAAGAAAGAAAAAAACAATTAACGGCTTCTTTAAAAGTTATTAAGGATGAATTGAGAAAATTATACAAAGCATGTATAGATATAAATCTGCCGTATGCCACCGAATACAATGATTTTGTTAAAAATATCATAAAGGTCGGGCAGCTCAAATATATAATAGATGATAATCCTCAGATTAATAATAATAATGAAATTATTGAAGTTTACAATAAGGAAATTGATAGGATAGATAAGGAATTAGGAGATATCAAAATTGATATTACTTCTAATACCAAAAAAATCAAAGATAAAATGGATATTACAAGCGCGGAGGCTAAAAGAGGTAAGGGCAAAAGTGGTGGAGGTGCTTCATATGGTGGAGGAACTAAAGAAGATGATGAAGAAAAGAGTAGATTAAAGCCATTGTTAGATGGAAACTTATATAAATTAATTAAAGAAAGCAAAGATAATAATTTATTCGCATTTATATCCGAATTGAAATCAGTATTTGATAATGATGATGATAATGATGTAGGTCAAGATAATGCTTCCGGGAAAAGATATAATGAGAAGGAAACATTATATGAGCAGATATGGAATGATTATAGCGATGGCGTTAAGGCTTATTATAATAATCAGAAGGACAAGAATCCCCTAACATATATTAACGAAGGCGAGAAGCTGAAAAATAAGGTGATTTTATACGATTTGGATCCCGAAATAGTTCTCAAAATTACTTTTCAGGATAAGGTCGTTTTCCTCGCATTAATGTTTGCAATTCGCACAATGATTATGGTATTATTTGAGTTTTTAATAGATTATAATATTGTTAAATCCCTACGATATGCAATATTAATATACGCTGTCGTTTACATTTTAATATTATTATTATTTACGGCGTTTGTCAATCTTGATTCGTATAAACTACGAATCGTTTTTAATTATTTAAATATGCACATAAATACTCCGGGAATTATATTACACATTATGTTATTTATAATATTTTCCCTTCTCGTTATCATAATAATACAAACAGATAACTTTGTAAACAATTTAGGAGATATTTTAGATTACACATATATATATAATTATATATATACCTTCAATTTTGATAAGATATTATCGGGCGAATTTGAAAATAACCTTACAAAAGACGAAAAAATAAAATTGCAATACAGGCTCGATATAATATCTATGCTCATATTTATATTCTCAGGAACCCTAATATTACTAATGTAATAGCAATAATAGCAATAATAGCCATAATTACTTGTATATGCGAGAATGATAAGCTAATATTATACTGTATTGAGCTTTGCAATTCAGCAAATATGCCTCTGTTATATCTGTTATATTCCCTCCTGGCCCCCAAATTCCTCCCGTGTCTTTGTCTTCTTTTTCGTCCTTATATAATACTGTTATGTTGTTGTCGTCAATCTCTAAAACCTTCAATAGGATATCGTTATCATCGCTCGTTTTTAATAGGATATTGTCATATTTGTTAATCAAATCAAGATGATAACCATTATATCCCAACATATCTGTTTTTTCCGTGATAATATTATATTGATTATCATTGAATGTTTTTGTTATTCTATTGATATTTATACAGTCACTACCTAATTCCAATTCATTATTTAAAAAGTCTGTGAATGATATAACCCATTCTTTATTATTTAGCAGTACAATATTATTTATTGTCTCCAATTCATTATTCATTATTATCCAGGTATCCCAGTTTCCTCCTGTGCCAGTACCATTACAAGTACCATCTCCTGTAGTCTCCGCTGAGACGCTCAATATAAATTGAAATTTCTGTGTTTTTTTTCCATCATTAATAGTCATCGTGATATATGGCGTTATGCTTTTGACATATTTAGGCATTAAAAGCTTTTTGGGTTCAATGATATTTTTAGTTAAATCAATATTTATAGATAGTGATAAATTATTTCTATTATTATATATAGTCCAATCTCTATTATAGCTATTAATTATAAGGGTTTTATAATTGATATTCTTCTTGTTATTCATAATACTTTCCATTTTTTCAATAATATAAGCTATAGTTTCAAGATTTTCAACATTAACATTATTAACAAGCGAATACTTTTGTGATGTTTGCGTAGGCGGAAATGATAATCCAGGAGACGAAGATGATATATTGGAGATAGAAAGCGATGGTTGAGTTGTCCCCGGAGTACCAGGTGTTCCTTGTGTTCCTTGTGTTCCTATAGTAGTATTAGGGGTGCCTGCAGATACTGTTGAAGAGGGCGTAGAAGATATATTGATACTTGCTTTTTCGGAGGATGCCAGCGTATTTACTGTTTTTCTCTTTTCTTCTAACTCTATTACTTTTGACAATAGCTCGTCAGTATTATATTTATTAATGCTATCTATTACATCATCGGCGGTTGTTAATTCATCGCTAATTACACTATTCGTATTTTTATTAATAATATTAACCTCTATATAATCCTTGATTTTTGTCAAGGCTATCGTGTTCAATTCTATCAGTTTGCCGATTCTTTTTATTAAAATAGCATCATTGCATATAGAAATTATAACTTGTTCAACAATCCCCTTCAACTCCGATTTATCTATATTTAAATTATATTTATCCATTATCATTTTCTCAGTAGCTACATTTATCACCATTTTGTTTTTCTCTTGCCTAAAATCATCTATTACCCCCATTATTATAATATAATATAGAAAATAGATGTTTATATAATAGATATATCCGCGATATCCGCGATATCCGCGATATTACATCGCGCATTAGATGGTTATGTTTCGGTCTTTAATGTATTTCTTGAAATTCGGGCGATATAGATATGTTCGGCTTTCTTCCATAGATTCGTCCTTAATTTTATTATCTTTAATTATATATTCAACAAACTTTGAATATTCGTAAGGAGATTTAAACTTCAATTCCTTATACTTTAACAAACCGTTTAGCCATCTTATTTGGTAAGCCATAGAGAACATCCCGCATTCAGTATTCTTCCTCTGATGCTTAATATTATTATTATGAATTTTAAAAACATTATTTGGATACTTTTTTTTCAATTGCGCTTTGATATTGTTAATAAACTTAGAAACATACGAAGGGGTATTTATAGCGTTGCTGTCGTAATAGTAAGCTCCATAACATTTTATTTTAGGGTCTAATATGATAAATGTAGAAGTCCAGTGAGACCCTGGCTCATCGTGTTTATCAAGATTTGTAATAAGCCCGAGGTATTTTATATTTTTATTAATATATTTATTGATATCCAAAGAACATATTTGGCTGTATAGGCATCTCCCGAAACTATCTTGTTCCGAGAAATCTATTGGAAAAACTCCTAAAAAACAGTATTTATATTTTTTATCATTATTATACTGTATCATTACATCCTCTATATCATAATTAGAGAGCCATTCTATAGGATTCTTGTACCATTCAAGAGGCATCTCAGGACGCAATTCATTCTCCTCAATCTTTTTAATAATTTCCTTCGTCTTTGAATCCTTTGTCATCTCTTTAATAGCACTCGGCCAACACCAATATTCCTTATCATTACATATAGGCTTTATTTTCGCATTCAATAGCTCGGATAATTTCGCGACATTAAATGACTTTTTATATTCTATTTTGTCGGCAGCTGCTGTTCCGGCTTTGCTGGCATTCCAGGTATCTATTAATAAGATGAGCGTTTTCTTATTGAATAGTGTAGGATTGTTAATATTTTTGGGACTACAATATTTGGTATTCTTCAAGCCTTTATCTTTTTTATCTGCATTTTTTTCCATAATAAAAAAATATTATAATCTATATTATTGCTATAAAATATTATGGTTAAAAGGCTCTAAAAATCAAAATAGTGAAATGTCAAAATATGTATAAAAATAAAAATTGATATATATATAAAGTAATATATTTATAAGTATGGGTATAAACGAAGATTTGCGCTCTTTTATAAATAAATATCGTGTGGAGAAAGGGGTGAAAATATTCACAAATACTAGCATAGGTTCACCAAAAGTTAGTTTAAATATACCTGATGAAAATTATGAGGAGTTCATCAATCTATATAGTTTAGCCTTGACGAATGGTGTCCCTTTGTATTTCACAGAAAAACCCTTAGAACCGAGTCCCTTGCGTGTAGATATAGATTTTCGTTTTACTATTCCTGATGATAAATCCGGACTTTACAGTTCCCAATCTTCAAACTCTTCTTTGAATAATAACAGAAAATATGAGAGATTATACGGCGATGAAAATATATACAAAATCGTTGATAGTTATTTTAGCATAATTAATAAATATTTGAATATATCCGACGAGGATAAAATCGCGTATGTTATGGAAAAGCCGAATCCCGTTGAATTCAGAAATAAGTTGAAGGACGGCATTCATATTATCTTTCCTAATATTATTATCGCTAATAATGCTCAGCATTTTATTAGAAGAAAGATTATAGATATTGGTGATGTTATTTTTAAGGATTTGCCAATTTGTAATGACTATGAATCTATTGTGGATAAGGCAATTATTGATGTAAATTGTTGGCAAATGTATGGTAGTAAAAAGCCGGATTGCGACACTTATCGCGTATCTTCAATATATAAATATGCCGGTGATAAAACGGAGAAGATAGAATATACTTTAAATGCTCGCGATGAAATCAAATTCATCAAGCTATTTTCTATGCGAAAAAAGATGAATTATGATATCAATTGTATTAAAGAAGAGTTCGCTACGGAAATTACCCAGTATAGCAAGCATATTTTGCCGGCTCTCGACCAAAAATTGAAAAGCAAGGTTCAGAACAATATTTTGGGGAAGGCGTTGAATAATGATAAGAGGTATGTGTCAGAGGACGAGTTGATATTTATTAAAAAGCTGGTGAATGAATGTCTCTCGGCGAGCCGTGCGGATAATTATACGGACTGGATTAATCTCGGATGGGTATTGCGAAACATTGATTACAGGCTTTTGGAGACTTGGGTAGATTTCTCCAAAATTAGCAGTGTATATATTGAGGGCGAATGTCAGCAATTGTGGGACAAGATGCGAAAGGATAATATGGGTATCGGGACGCTGAGATGGTGGGCGAAACAAGATAATTTGACGAAGTATAATGATGTCGTCAATAAATCTATCATCAGGCTTATCGATGAGGCCTTGGGTAGCGATGGTTCGCACTTTGATATCGCCTGCGTCGTATATGCGATATTTAAAGACGAATTTAAAGCGATTACTAAGGACAACTGGTATAAATATGACAGAGAGAAGCACAAGTGGGTAAGGGCGCGCGAAGGTCTGGAATTGAGAAAGATATTGAGCGTTGATATTTGCAAGAAGTTTATGGAAAGAAGTCAGCATTATGCGGAACATTGCGAGGATCCTATTATGAAAACGATTAATGAGGAGAAGAGTAAAAAATGTATTAGTATCGCGAAGCAATTGAAAAACGCGAGTTTCAAGGATTCTATTATGAAAGAATGCCGGACGCTATTCATTGATGATAAGTTTGAGGAGTTGTTGGATAGTCGCTCGCATTTGATAGGATTTGAGAATGGAGTATATGATTTGAAGCTACATATATTTCGCGACGGGATGCCGGATGATTATATATTGTTATCTACGAAAAATAGTTATGTCAAATATAATAGCGACCTTCCTGAGATTGCTGATATCAACGATTTCTTTGCGAAGATATTTACTAATAAAAATCTGAGAAATTATGTGATGGATATTCTATCGTGTATTTTGGATGGTAGCATTTCGCAAGAGCGGTTTTATATATTTACCGGACAGGGCAGTAATGGTAAATCCAAAATGTTAGATTTAATTCAAAAGGCCATCGGCGAATATTATTGTATCTTGCCGATAGCTCTATTGACACAAAAACGGGCTGCGAGTAATGCGGCGCAAAGTGAATTGGAGAGGACTAAGGGGAGGCGATTTGCGGTTATGCAGGAGCCGAGCGAGAATGAAAGGCTCAATATCGGTCTTATGAAGGAGCTTTCGGGACAGGATAGGATTTTGGTAAGAACTTTGTTTAAGGAGCCTTATGAATTCAAGCCACAATTCAAGATGATATTGACTTGTAATGAATTGCCCGAGGTACCCAGCGATGATGGCGGTACTTGGAGGCGTATTAAGGTTTGCAATTTCTCAAGTAGATTCTGTGAAAATCCTGTTCCCAGTAAAAATGAGTTTCATATGGATTTGGAATTGACTGATAAGTTTGATAAGTGGAAGGAGATTTTCATAAGTATGCTAATTGAAAGACATAAGCATATTAATCCCTCTTCTATTGTGGAGCCTTGCGAGGTAAGAATAGCCACAGAGAGTTATAAGCAGAACAATGATATCATCGGGCAATTTATTAATGAGAAGATTATTATTGACGAAGAGATTAGAGAGCCGAGGGTTACAATTACTAAACTATATAATGATTTCCGTATTTGGTGCACTTCTAATGTTGTCAAGGGTAAAAAGTGCCCGGATAGGAATCAATTGAAGGCATACTTTGAGAAACTTCTATGTGTCCCATATGATAACAAGGGATGGCGCGGAATTGCCTATAAACTGGAAAATGAAGATGATGATAATTGATAGATTGTGTATATCTGGTATATCTGTGTATATCTGTATATATGATATCTATTATAAAAATTGATATATAAGATTTAATTTTCTTATTACTATAATAAAATGGAGTTCTGCGAAATATGCGACAATATGTTATATGTTAAATCTAACGAGGAAAAAAAGTTGGTAAAGTTTTGCAAGCACTGTGATTTTGAAAAAGTAGAGACTGTTAATACTGCTATTAACATCTCAAAAACTTTTTACAGTGGAGATGACTTATTGTATAATCAGCACGTTAATAAGTATCTGCGCTATGACCCGACTCTTAGAAGAATCAAAGACCCTTTAATTAATTGCCCAAATGAGAATTGCAATGCCCCTGATGACAAAAAGCAAGTAATATATATCAAATATGACAATAAGAATATGAAATATCTATATGTATGCGAACACTGCGGAGAAACCTGGAAGCAAATCTCTTAATATCTTTGTAATATCTTTGTAATAATGTAATAATGTAATTATATAAATATTACAGCAATTATAATAATTATATTAGAAAAAGGAATGTTTATCAATCGCTGGAACTTTGTAATATATGTTTTTTTATTATTTTCCAGTTTTGGAGAATCTTATCTGTATCCGCACACATATCCGCATAACCAGTATAAAAAAATGCTAAGAAAGCCGATGGCTCTCAAAATGTGTAAAGGCGGGGGCGACAGACCTGGAAAGACGAACGAACTGTATGATAGGCGTAATATATTGCTAATGTATTTGGGTACGAACTTATTGGGGATTAATTCTATATATTTGTATAATAATGTGTTGCCTAATATTGAGAAGAAGCAATCTAATATATTTTATAATTCAATCCCTTCAGTTTGCTATATAAGCACCGAATATACTGCGATGGCTGATAAATATAATCTGAATAAGGAGGATTTGCCGAAGGGCGTCGGGACGGGCTTTGTATGGGATAAGGAGGGGCATATTATAACTAACTTTCATGTAATAAACAAGGTAGATAATGCTATAATCACTATAACGGATAAAAATAATGTTAAGAAAAACTATAAAGCTAAATTGACAGGTATTGATCCCGACCTTGATATAGCCGTTCTCAAAATTGATGTGGATAGCAAGGCGGATTTACAAGTAATTAAATACAATAAGAATGTTAAACCGAGTGTGGGCGAAAATGCTTATGCTATCGGGAATCCTTTTGGTCAAGACCATACATTCACCGCAGGTATAATCTCGGCTACTAACAGGGAGATAACAGCTCCTACAGGTCGCAAGATATATAATGTTTTACAGACGGATGCAGCAATAAATCCCGGAAATAGCGGTGGTCCTCTGCTAAATAGCAAGGGCGAATTGCTCGGGATAAATACGGCATCTCTTGGTGCCGGAGTTTCTGCTGGCATTGGATTTACGATACCTATCGCGAATGCCTTGAAATCTATTACAGATATTATTGAAACCGGCTTTGTCAAAAAGGCTATTTTGGGAATATCATATATGGAGCGGAATCCATCTGTATTAGAATCAGAAAAAAGTGGCATCCCTATAATTGAGAAAGGCTTGCTAATTCTTGAAGTTCCCGATAAATCACCAGCATATGATGCAGGATTGCGAGGAGTTGTAAGAAATAATAAAACGCAGAGAATAGATAGCATAGGCGATATTATCTTATCAATTGATGACAGCGATATAGACAATCCCAACGATTTGAATGTAATATTAAAGAAATACCGTCCAGGCGACAAGGTAATTGTTAAATATTTGCGAGATAATCAAATAAAAAAGAGCGAATTAATATTGGGGAGTTATAAAGGTACTACTTTTACACAATTAGAAAACGAGCGATCGGCCACCGCTGACACAGCTGACGCTTCTACTAATGTTAATATTCCTCTGAAAAATATTGAGCCTGCTATACAGCCTCGTTTATAGTCTGGGTTTGCGAAGAAGATAGCAACCGTCAATCATATATTTATCATTTATTTTTACGAATATCCATCTATAAATGATATAGCAAGGGTCTCCGGCGTTTTCGGGATAATACATCTCGTCAAATTGAATGCTATTGTATATCATAGTTTTATAAGGAGCTTCAAGCTTAATATCTACTTCGTAATATGTTTTTTCATCATCTGTATCATATATTTTGTTATAATTTGTAATATAATAGTTATCAAACTTACCCAGAAAAATGCCATATTTTCCGTCGGCAAATAACTGCATCAGTATAGATGCTTCTTTTGATTTAATTACATTAGAATCAGCACAGAATGATTGAAGAGTCCTAAGTGCTTCTTCTGGCTTCTCCTTACCATTTTTTTTAAAGTCATCAAGAATAATATTCAAGGTATTCCTAATCTCTTCCTTCTCGCTAATATTTTTAGCCTCCTTAATAGTCGCAAAGTTATCCCTGTCCGCGTTTGTGTCTGCTCCGGCCCCAGCTCCGGTTCCAGCGCTATTGCTGTCTCTCAGTATATTTTTGTTAGCTTCAGCAATTGCTGGGAGATTAAAGGTATCTTTTTGTACTTCAATAATCTCAATAATTCTATTAGCTTCTTCTCTTAGAGTTTCAATACTCTTTTCTTCTTTTTTTGCGGCATTTGCGATATCAATAAAATTACCGAATACATATGGAATAGTAATTACCCTCGCAATTCTAAAAACTTCCCTTCGTTGTATATTGGAAGCACTTGGTCTATCCCTAAGCGATGCAACATTCTTTCTAAGTCTTAAATTATTTAGATTTGATATCGTTGAGAATGAAAGAGAATCATTGATTAACAATAGCGACAAAATAATATACTTATTCATTTTATATATATATGCTATAATATTTATATATATTATTGATTTAATTTATCATTGATTTAATTTATCATTGATTTAGATGATATCTTTTGACATTAAGACATTTATGTCGTAGCTTTCATATACATCTTTTGTAAGGCTATTTAACATTTTTTCATAATTATCTCCGGATACTTCGTTGCCCGATGGAAATATAGTGCCTTTAATAGTTGTATTTAGCATTTTATCAATAGACAAGGGCTCTGTGTTATTATAACCTTCGCCGAAGAAACATTCTTTAACACTCTTGCCCATCTCCTTACAAGTTTTTAGAGATTTGTACATATCTACAGGCTGTGCTGTATCTTTGTAATATACTTCAAAAGTTTTTTGCGCCCCTTTGTTAGTTTTTGCAGCAGCCACTAAAACATCTGCTAAATCAATTCTTGATATAATTCCACTTTTTGAAACACCCTGATTAAACTCAACTTCCTTAGGTCCTCTTCTTTCACCGGGAGATAACATCCCAGGCCTTACTATAGTATAGCTCATATTTGCAGGAACATTTTTATATAAAATGCGTACTCTTTCTTCTCCCGTCTGTTTTTTATAACAGCTATCGCAACTCGCAAAACCCCTATCAATTGTTTCTCCGTAATTCTCTTTTCCCAACTGACACTTTGCACATATTGAAGATACTATAACCAATCTTTTGACATTCGCCTTAATTGCCTCTTTTGCCACATTAACCAATCCAATATCTTCTACATTACTACTTGGTTCGGCTATTTGAATATTTTTGCTTGTATCATTAAGCATCCTATCATATGCTTCAGTCCCAGGTGTTCCCGTAATTTTAACAGCCGGCCTTGAAGCAGCGCAATAAATTACAGCATCACAGCCATCCAATATACCAACAAGAGATTGCGGATTTATGACATCAACTCCAACGACCTTTTTAATTTTATCCTTGTCCTTGATATTATCTATTACAAGCGTATTGCTTCTCGCATTATTTCTATCTACTATTTCAACATTTCTCCGCGTAATAGCTACAACATTTATATTTTTATTTAGCAAAGTTCTCACAGTATCTCCGCCAGTATATCCAGAAGCTCCGAAAACAGCTACCTTGTTTATCACTATATCATCTTTAATATCTGTGAGAGTATTTTTGTATCCCAATACATATTTAGGATGAATCACGAGCGGAAAAACAGAATATGGCAATACTTCGAGAATATTGCGCCTGCTTATATCATTCATATATCTCATTTTGCAATTATTTATATCTCTCGGGCATATCGAGGCTTTCGGTGCTCTCAGAGGCCTCTGGAATCCGGTTCTTGCCGACCCGATATTTAAGACACGCAAGAGATAATTATTGGCATTATAGGGAACGAAGGAGTCCGATGATAATATATAGCAAGACGCGAGAATTAAGAGGAATATATTAGATATCATTTGTTATTATATATAATTATATTTTTATATAATATAAATGATGGGTGAGATAACATTAGATAAGTTTTTATCATTTTGGATAGTATTATATTCGTTCGGTTATGTATTAAAAATATTTCCTTATAATCCCATAGTATTGCTCGGGGTATCTATTGTAGTTTTTGCAGGCGCTGTTATTATAGCTCTCTATTATCATAATAAAAATAGTAATCTATTCTATTATTTTGTCATTAATTTCTTGGGAAAAATACCAATATTTATACTAATATACAATAATAATCCCGGGATGAAGCACAGCGATATTATATTCTCTGTTTTAATCGTACTAATATATATCCTATATATCAAAGCAGTCGGCGATGATATATTGTGTGTATATAGAGACCTATTGCTCTTCATAATAAACAAGGAGGAAGGCAGAGAAGGACCTTTCTATAAATATTATAAAAATCTTATAGCAGAGTAATATCTTGCCTTCTCTATAAGCTCCGAGAGTTCAAACCAGGACAACCAAGTTCAAACCAAAAAATATTAAAAATCAAATTTTATTTTTCAATTTTTAGAAATATCCGGTGTCTTTTTAATACATCATATTGATATTACAAATAGCCTCTCAATAAAACTGCGTTTTTTGGGGGGGGGCGGTTTCCCCCATTATTATAAAAATACTTAGATTACCTTAACAGTTCTTGAGACACTGGAATATTCTATTTTTTTGATTTTAAAATTTGAGTACATCTTTCTGTTTTTTCAAAAATTTCAAAAGTTTTTTAGAAATTACAAAATAATTCAAGAGATGTACTCAAATTTTAATTTTCAATTTTTAGAAATATCCAGTGTCTTTTTAATACATCATAATGATATTACAAATAGCTTGATAGCCCCTCAATAGCCTCTCAATAGCCCCTCAATAGCCTCTCAATAGCCCCTCAATAGCCTCTCAATAGCCCCTCAATAGCCCTTCAATAGCCCCTCAATAGCCTCTCAATAGCCCCTCAATAGCCTCTCAATAGCCTCTCAATAGCCCCCATATAAAACCGCGTTGGGGGCGGTCTCCCCCATATAAAACCGCGTTGGGGGCGGTCTCCCCCAGCGGTTTCCCCCATCACCCATTATAAGATGTTTAACTACTTACATCTAATATTTTTTAAATACCATATCATAAAAATCTTTGTAAATTTCGACATCGTCTATCGTTTCATAATTGTGTTTAACGAAAGCTGGATGGAATCTAAATGGAATCATCTTGCTTATTATCTTATTAGAATCATACAGCGAATGAACCTTGTTTAATAATTTATTAATATCTGGCATTTCATCGCTTATTGTTATTCTTATAAGCCTCAATGTGTCACTATTTGCTTTGTATATTATGAGGCCTTTAACAAATGAATATAATATTTTAATTTCCCAATATACAATATCATTCTTTTTAATATTTGATATAACTAAATCGATATCGTGTCTTGTATTAACAGCAGTTATGTAATCCTCTTCATCATATCTAAAATCTCTTTTGCCTAATTTTATTAATATAGCATTCATATCTTCTTCCGTGAATTCTTTTTGCGAATAAGGGTTTTTAAATTCTCTATAGCTATCATAATTATATTTCCATAATTTATATAACGCTTTTGAATCAAAGGCGTAGCAAAACCTCTTATTATTATTTACATAAGATATTTTAATAACACGCCTTAATGCTGACAAAGGCATATCTTCCCAATTGGTATGTGTAATAAAATCCGCATCATTTATTTCATTAATATAACCACTATTATTTTTCAAATATGCTAAAAATTGTTCTTTTTCTTTATTTCTCTTAACTTTTATATATGTGTTTGAATCTAACGAAGAACTATTTTGTAGATTTGAATTATCAAATTCAATATCTTTTCGCGGATTATTTATTAATATATAATTATGTTCATTTGCCAATATATTAATTAGTTCTATTTTTTCAATAATATTACCATTTAAAATATTATAATAGAAATTATTTATAATATTTGATATAAATTGTATTGTGTAATAGGAAATAACCCTTTCCTTCAATTTATTCTTTAAGGTATTTTTTGTAACCTTTTCGTTCGTATTATGAATAATAGCATTTCCAAATTCATAAATTATTATATTATTATACAATTTAATACATTTCTCACTAAATAAAAGGTTTTGTAATTTTATTAATTGTTCCTTGCTTATATTTAAAGGGTCATATGAACGCAGTAGGGATTTCAATTCATTATAAAAAGCTATGCTATCATCATCTTCTATTTCATTAACTATTTTAAAAATATCATAATTATCAAGGTGCGTTCTTATTTCTTCCAAATATTTATAATATTCCTTATATTTGCCATATCTTCCATCTTCTATATTTATTCTCAGCAGTTCTACATTCTCATCATAATTACTTGTATATTTTGTTAATAATAAAGATTTAATAACAGACTTATTATGATCTATTTTTTTAAATGGAATACTCAATATATGTTTAATATCTTCTATTTTTACAGGTAGTAATGGAGGCAATGGCTTAATATTTTTACGGATTTCTCTTTTCCTATGTAATGATAATGAATTAATCATATAATCTATATTATATATTATATAATTATTTTTTTATTGAAAATATATCGTATAAATACTATAATAATTTTACTTACTAATAACAAAAAAAATATAAAAATAGATATGATATAGATACGCACAACAGATTACAGTTTACAGATTGTAGTATAGCGTCTTGTTGTCGTAGAGCCTTTTAATAGCGTCATAGAGATTAATAACATCGTATTTCGAATTGTGGGCGTTTTCAATTTCCTTGTCAAAGCAATACCTGTAAAGCTCCTTGAGTGATGGATATTTGTATTTCCCGAACTTGTTGATAATCTTGATAATGTTCTTCGTATGTCTCATAGTGCACAGCAACTTCTTTTTGTCAATCTCTTCGATGATATGGAAGAGCTTTCTGCGATACAGCTCAGATTTAATAACAGAGATATCAAACGCGATGTTGTGTGCGACAATGTGGTCGGTTTTTTTGAGGCTTTCGTAAAAAGCGAGGAAGGCTTCTTCAAAATCAACCCCGTCTTTGTCAGATACCTCGTTGGTGATAGAATGAAACTCACTGTTGTTTATGTCAAATCCCTCGCGCTTAATGATGTAATCCTGCAAATCAAGATTGTTATATTGTTTATCTGTGACGATGAAGGACAGCTGTACTATCCTTGCGCTGTCATACTTTTTCGAATCGTAGAAGAGCGGATAATTCCCCCACACCATATCTTTCATATCAGGCAAGCCGTTAGTTTCCGTGTCGATGAAAAGAGCCATTTTTTGTCTTATGTTGGTAAGTGATGATATAATATATATTCGCAGTCAATTTTTATATATTAGTTAGTATTTTAGAATAAAAGTATTCCACTAAAGATTCCCATCTATAATTCTTTAAAATGTTCTCTCGTCCGTTCTTACCGTGTTTAAGAGCCAGCTCAGGATTATTGAAATATTTCCAGAATCCCAATGCAAACTCGTGAGGGTCTGTAATTTCGGCCTTACCGCCTATACCATTTGATTTGTTATCAAGGTATTGATATATATTAGATTTAATAGGAATTGAATTGTTTTCGCTCAGATATTCGCGTATTCCCCCGACATAAGAGGACACCTGAGGAATGCCTAAGCCGAGGCATTCAAATACAGTAAGCTCGTACCCCCCGCCATTACAATTATTACAGCCGACATCGCACGAATTATATAATATGTTAATTTCCTTATCAGACAATTGCTGGGGCATCGGAACTTCAATTATAGTATTTTTAACATAATCTAAGGGGACATCCCTAAACTTAACCTCGTTCTCCAATACATCCCAGAGATTCCAGAAGGCATTAATTTGCGTCCCTATAATTAATTTAACCGGTCTCGTGTTATTCTTATTTTTCTTGATAGTCTCGCGGACATTGACATTATAATGCATTTCTACAAATTCTACCCACGCAATCATCGTGTGATCCCAGCATTTGCGTGGCTGATTTCTATTTAAATTGAGAACCATAAAATCGTCTATGTTATATTTAAAATATGTTCTCGCAATATCTTTCGGTATAGGATAATACATAGTAGTGTCAAACCCGTGCGGAAAAACATATATCGGGATGCTCTCTTTAATACCGAGCTTTCTCGCAATATCTCGCCAATATGGAGTAAATGCGATTATACCGTCATAATATGCGTTCAATAGGTCAATATAATCCTTCTTTTGATAAGGATATACCTGGTCCATATATGAAATGAGCTTATAATTCTTCTTTTCGTCGCCACATTCTTTTATAATAGTTGTCGTGAGAGCCGTAGTAATCATATTGTCATTAAAAATAATAATAACATCTTGCGGGTTCTTCTTGATAAAATCGCCAATTTCTAACTCGCCGAACCCATTTCTCTTGGGATTTTCGGCAGCCAATACATCATATAATTTAACAGAAGAAGGGATATCATTGCGCAAATCCTTATCATTTGTATTATTTACATTTTGAAACCCATAAACAGTCAGCTCAATATCCTCGTATTTCCCCAAATATTTTGAAATATAATATACTACCTTTGAATATCCATTGCTCGTCCCTATAGGATATGTCCCGCATAACATTACCCTCTTTTTCCCATTGCTGGATTTTTTCCACCATCCATTATATTCAGGTTCTGCAAAAGGCGCTACTGCATTTTCGGCCGATTTAGCTTTAATAGTGTCTTCTCCTATCACAGTTGTTGATTTTACAAGATCGTATATATTTATTGGCATTTAATTATTATTTAATAAATAAATCTTATATAATAGGGTTTTGAATAAAAATAAATTGTTATAGGATTCTTTTTTATTTTGCAATTCCTGCAGGGGAGGGCATCTCAGGTATATTATAGGCAAATCCTTGATTTTGGTGTATTGGCATTTGCATATTAGGCATCGGCATATTAGGCATCGGCATATTAGGCATCGGCATATTTTGCATTTGCATATTTTGCAGGTGTTGAAAATGATGTTGCATATATATGTTGTATTTTATATAGGGTTCTAGAACATTTGATGTTTTTGTGCTTCCGATTTGAATCGCCAGCTCGGTTATATAATCACATATTAATATAATAAAGGCGCCGATAAAAACAAATATAAATATATTTATAATCATATTGAATATGTTTTCGGTTTTCTTATTTTCTTTGATACTTTCAAGAAGTTTATTTTCATTCTCATTATTCGTTTGAATCGCCGCAGCCGCAGCCGTCGCTTTTTTTTCATTTTCAATATCTTTCTTATTCTCAAAAGTTGCTTTTCCAAATCCGCCAGGCCCCGTATCGTTAGAGCGTCTTACTTTGTCTAATGTTTCGTTTGCCGACCTGTTTTCATCATTATTTATCTTGTCTTCTATGCTCTTTAAATACTCTAAGGCCTCCTGTGCCTTCTTGCGCTCTTCGGGACTTAAATTGTATTCTGCAGTATTTAATAGATTGACGCCATTTTTGCTTGCATTATTGCTATTAGAATATTCGCCAGTATTGTTATTCGTATATGAATTTTTATTATGATTAGGCATATAATTATATACCTTTGTACCATCATTTGATTTATAACCTACTTCGTCAGTTAAATTATTAATATCAAAATACTGCTCCATATCCTCATCATAAAAAGGCATAATATTATCCTGTCTATTTGTTAAGATATTCCCGCTATTAGTACTTCTATTTTCACCACCATTCCCTATCCCTGCGCCAGGAGATGCGCTGTTGCCACTGTTGCCGACACCGTTGCCGTTGCCGATACCATTGCCGCTGTTAGCAGATTCCGCTTTGAAGTTTTCTTCTATATATGTTTTCATAGCAGCATCTCGTTCTTTTTTACAATCGCCAGAAATAGGTATATTATATGTCGGTGCTTGTATAGGCGAACAGCTACTGCCCTTTGAATTATAGTTTACAGATTCTTTATTGGAAGCCACGGAATTATTTTCAATATTATATGGTTGAGAATTATTTGAAGATTGTGATGCAGTTTTCGTAGATTTTTTAGTAGGTTTTAAAGAATCAATATTATATGCTTCTTGAATTGTTGAATATTGCATTTTAATATTTATTATTTTATATTCTCTATTATACAAAAAGGAAAGAAAAAACAAAATATTTATATAATATAATTGTAAAGAAGACATATGAAAGATTCTGAATATAATAACGAGGTATTATATAACATTTTTAAAGGTCTTATCACAGGGTTTTTGATAGCGTATTTGGTAATACTTGGATTGCGTCCGGCAGCATTATACCCCGATAATATGCTTGATATTATAGATAATCCCTGGATATTTATAATATTATTTATCGTCAACTTTTATGTGATACAATGGGATTTAACAATAGGTTTATTACTATTTTTATCAATCATCGCGTTAATTTTAGATATTATAATATTTACAGAAGGTAAAATATTTTATAGCATTGAAGACAATAAAGAGAACTTCAATGAAAACACCGGAGATACCAAGACAGCACCGGCTACGCAATCTAATCAACCTGTAGCTGGCGTATCTGGCGTAGCTGGCGTAGCTGGTGTATCTGGCGTATCTGGCGTATCTGGCGGCGTAAGCGGAAAGGCAATATCGTTGATATTTAATAGATATAAGGACATAAATGATATAATACTGAACAAGATTAAGGAGTATACTGATAAAAATTATAATAAAAAAACATCTGTCAATGTGTATATTCGTTAAATATATATTCGGAATATATATATTCTTAATAAAAAATAGATTATAACAGAAATAATGGAGCAAGTTGGAGGTATGGGTACATTAGAGCCTCTATCTATATTATTTTTAATCATAGTCCAATTAGGAGGAAGATATCTCAAGATAGATTTGACACCAGCACAACAGAAGCTAATAAACAACTCTATATTTCAGAGTATCATATTATTTTCAATTATATTAATGTCTACCAAAAGCTTAACGAATAGCATTATAATAATATTTGTAATATATGTGTTTATTCACATCCTATTCAATGAACATCATAAATACAACATATTATCCAAAAAATGGCTATATGATGAAAAAATAATTGTTGACGAGAAATATAACAAAATTAAAGAAATATATATAAAAAATATAAATGATATAGTAATATAATATATAATTATTATGTTTCTATATAATAGTAATTTTTCTGTAAATAAACCAATAGACAGTGTGTTTAAGTTAATCTATGAAGTTCCCGAGGATTATTCAAGTGTCTCCTTCAAGGACAATGGCAATGACAACGATGATGAAGAAGACGATAATGACAATGACAATGACAATGACAATGACAATGATTCAAATGATTCTCGAGTTGCCTTAGATATGAAAGATTCTACCAATATAAATTCAGATTTATATAAAATATTAGAATGGAATATTAATAATAATTGGGATATTATTAATGGAAGAAGAAGGAAAATAGAGAGTGCTTATCTATATGTCAATGATTTTCCGAAATATCTTAAGGAAGTTGTAGTAGAAGATGATAATTATATTAGACTGCGTCGTAAACATACTATTGTTACTGATGGTGAAAAATATAAGGTTATCGTAACAAAGAATAAAATAACTAATCTTAAATTAGGTTATTTATATATTATAAAGGCTCTATGTACCTTAAAAATTGTCAAGATACGCGAGAAGGTATCACTTACCTATATAAATGACAAAGAAACCAAGATAGATGTTGCCGTAAAAGTGAATATTCCTATTATAATCAATGACGAATTAGAAAAATATCTCAATGTAGTATTTCAAAGCGTGCTGAATAATATTAAAAATAAGATTGTATCCTAATATCTCTACTTATTTTCGTCGGCCTCTTAATTATTTTTATAAATTGCAAATATAATATTGAATTGTCAAAATCATTATATATAAGCTCTGTGATAAAAGCATTCCCATAATCTATGAGTATCTACTCCATTATCATCTGGGCATATCGCAAATTTGTATGTAGATAGCACATTGATATAGTCTGCTACATTTAATTCTTCGCCGAACTTAATATATTTAGCTATTTTGTTATAGCATTCAATTCTTTTTTCAGGGTTTGTGGTTATATTGAATCAAGATAGTATTATCTATTGACATAGCTGTAAGTAATTTTATTATACATATAATATATAGGAAAATGTTTAATAAGATAATTAAAACTATAAGAGATAGGCTCCTTAATAATCCAAGAAAACCGGAAAATTTAACACGAATGCAAGAAATTGCGCTTTCAATTAGAGAACAAGGTACTAATCAAAAAGAAAGACGAGTGAATCGTTTAACTAAAAAGGGTCTAAATGCTTTAGTATCCGTTTTATCAACCGAAGATAAAATACAGGGGTTGTCTAAATCAAATTCTGGCTCTTTTTCAAGTAGAAGTCAAATAAGTCGAAGCCAGGGCTCTTTTTCAAGTAGAAGTCAAATAAGTAGAAGTCAGGGCTCTATTTCAAGCATACAGTCAGTATCTTTAAGAGATATAGAATCGAGAAATGATGCTATTATAGAAAAACTAAACTTTATGACCGTTAAAATATTAATCGCAATTAGTTCGCTTGCGGGCAATACTTTGTATCTTAATAATACCATAATAACCAGTGCAAGTTTTATAAGTATTTTTCAAATAACATTGTTTATATTTTTTAATTGCATTAATAAAATTGAATCTATGAGAGATAATGAATCAATGACTGAAATAGATGTCGGGCATATTTTAAGTATAAATAATGATAATAATCCTGATATGATTGGTGGCGCAGGATATGATAAAAAATTTTTATTGAAAACTATAAATTTATTAATAAATGCTAAATCAATTCGATATAGAAATGCAATAATCTATCTTTTTGCTTGTATATTCGTTTTTGTTTTATTGAAGAAATATAGCGAGAAATATGATGGTAAAATAAATATATCAGGCAGTAAAACTAAGAAACCGCGTATGAGAAGAAATGCATAATCATAATAAATTATGTGTATATAATAGAATAGCAAGTTATTCAATAAAAATAATGTCAGAAGCTTTTTTCGCACAAATGAAAAGGAATCCCAAAACTTCTCCAAAAATAAAATCAACCAAAGGTTCACAAGCTTCGCCAGGTTCGCCAGCTATGCCAGCTATGCGAGCTACGCCGGCTACGCGAGTTTCACAAGTTTCACAAGCTTTACAAACTTCGCCTGCAGCATCAGCATCCGCGGATAATCTTCGCAATATGGTTAAAAAGTTGCAATGCGATGTAAAAAAATTAGAACTTAACTTGAAATTAGTAGATAGCGATAATATGTCTACAGAAGATTATAATGAATTAAGAGATAAAATTATTTCAATTTGCGGGGATGATGATGGAAATACCGACAAATTCTTTAAAGATATGGATGTTAAAAGAGGTGTTAATTTATTGAAAAGAGTTGTTACATATCTGCAAATGATAGCGCCAGTATGCGGTATACTCAATTTAACAGCAGTCCCTTTTATTATGAGCCGTGTTAAAAAAATGGATGATGCTCCCAAGAATGTTTTACTTACAAATTGTTTTAGAACTTTTAAAAAATCATATGGTATGTTAGCCTCTACTGCAAATGCCTTTACAATTAATAATGATATAGATATGTTAGGGCTAATAGAGAACGCTGCTGATGTAGATATGCTCGATGGTCCGGTTGAAATTGCAAATCCAGTACAAGGAATGGACGCTCTTAAACAAGGTCTATTTAATGTAGTTAATTCATTTAGTACAAATACTGTTAGTGCCGTTAAAAAATTATTACACCCTTTTAAAAATGATCCTAACAGAGGACCTCAATATAATTTATTAATAAAGAAATGCAATAAGTTATGGAGTATAGTATGTTTATCTCTATGGCTATATATTATATTAATGGAATTGAATAAAAATAATGAGAGTGAAGACCCATTAATAATTATCACGGCTGGCGGTGGTAAGAAATTGCACGCAAAAAGAAGCAAAAGAAACAAGAAGTCCAAATCCAAAAAGTAAGTCTAAGAAACCCTAACACCTGAATAAATTTCAAATTTTATAAAAATCTGTTTCCTTTAAGAATTTCAAACAGTATTTCTAAGACAGTCCTATATACTTAGATTACGGAAGCTTTTTATTTACTAAATTCTTATATTCTATTACAGATATATAAACACCTTTCCTTTTAACATATTCTTTATTGGAACCACCTATCTTGTATATTGCTCTATTTTTTCCTAAAATTTTCTTTATATAAACCTTTTTATACAATGATATCTTACCGCCACTTTGACCTTTATTTTTTATTATATTTAACATCTTTACTACAGTATCTACACTATTGTTTAATGTTTGTTGGTTAAAATCACCTATTATATTTTTTTTTATTTTTTCAATATTTATATTAATCTTATCAGGATGTAATTCGAGAATAGCTTTTCTAAAACTTTTTTTAAAAGTACTTATATAGTTTTTACCCGCAATTTTAATCAAAATATCTTCTATTTTATCTTCCCCCTGTTGTTTATCAAATAAGGTTTCAAAATCTTCTTTTGATAAATCTGAAGCATTTATAAAATAAATTTTAATTAAAATATTAGCATAAGTATATTTAATATCATCTTCATTTTGAGGAGGCGATGGCGAAGATCTTTGCGGTCCAGGTGGAGGAGGAGTAGTGTGCCTGCTATTTCTTGAGCCTTTAGAGCCACGAGGAGACGAAGGTCCTTGTCTCGAATATGAACCAAAAGGAGGAGGCGTATAGTTCCCACTATTATAAACATCTTGCATATCTTGCATATTTTGAATATTTGTTAAAATCCATTCATTATATATATCATCATCTCTTCTATATAGACTTAGAAGAACATTTTTAAGAGGATGTGCTATAACATTATGAAGAAATTCAACAAGAATATCTTTTAGCGTTTGCGTATATCCTTCTTTGTAGATATTTTCAATATCATCACTGGATATATACTCAATATCATTTAGTTCTTTTATATCATAATTATTATATAATCTATATTTTACAGAATTTTCATCAAGGATCATTACATGGAAAGTTTTGATATGATTAATATATATACCTGAAATCATTCCTATTTGAAAGTCTTTATTACTATCTTTGATATTACTTTTCATAATTACTAAAACACGAAAATCGTAAGAAGTAACAGACATTTTATTATGGAGAAAATCGAGAATCGTATATTCAGGACCATAATTATTAAATCCTTCCCAATCATTATTCTGTTTAACTACAACGCAAATATCATTAACATATATGTTAGCTGTTCGTAATACTAATGTACCTACTGGAATAGTATGTCAGGCTAAATAATTCTTATTATAGGGTCCCGAAAGAGTACCAGGAATTAAACTATAAATAGAACCATAGCCACCTTTTAAATTTTTAGATCTTCTCTTAACATTTTTTTTATTATTTTCCATATTTTTTAAATATTATTCCTATTTATTTGTTAGATAATAAAACATATTTGAATTTTATATGATATTGTAAAGCCTTACTCATCATCTTCGCTAAGCGTATTGCTAAGCTCTTTATCCTTATTGCTTTTTAATAACTCGGTTATTTTAGTAATCTCTGCGTTTTTTTTAGTAATCTCTTCTTGTAATCTCTTATTTTCATTATATATTTGATTGTAATTATTAACCAAAGTATCGTTGTATTTTTGTAATATTGATAGTTGGGTTAGTGTCTCTGTATATATAGCTACTATTTCATTTTTATTAAATAGCTTGATATGCTTGTTATTACAATATCTGCAAAACGGACAGCAGTATTTAATAAATATATGCTTACTCTCAAGATATAACAGAGATGTCCTTGTATCCAATTTATTACAACAAGATATACATATTATTTTATTACACTTATAACAATTCAAATTATCTGTCGCCTTTTCATCGCAACATATTAAACATTCATTATCTTCTACAGATTTTTCGGCGTTCATTATTTATCTATTATAATATTAAAAAACTTATATAAAGATTAGAGAATATATATAGTTGGGTAGCAATACCTGCTGCTATAGCTCAGTTGGTCAGAGCACTCGACTGTTAATCGAGTGGTCGCAGGTTCGAACCCTGCTAGCAGCGATTATTTTTATATTTATTCTTATATTAAATTAAGAATGCCATTAAATAAGAAATCTTCAAGACCATCAAGAGTATTTAGGATTACTGATGTAAGCCCGGCGAGTCCGCCAAAATCTCCTCCTGCCGCTGCTGTATCGATAAATGTAAGAAAGGTTAGAGTATTTAGAATAACTGATGTAAGTCCGACAAGTCCGTCGAGCCTGCCGAGCGTGTCAAGTGTTTCAAGTCCTTCAAGTCTTACAAGCCTGTCAAAATCTCCTCCGGCTGCGAGAGGAGTAGCGAGAGCAGCGAGAACAGTGAGAGCCACCAGGCCAAAGAGAGTATTTAGAATTACTGATGTAAGCTCGGCAAGTCCGGCAAGCCCGCCAAAATCTCCTCAGGCGTTGAGAGGCGTAGCGAGAAGCGCAAGGCCTAAGAGAGTATTTAGAATTACTGATGCGTAAATGATGGATTGATAGTAATTTATACATTATCATTATCATTTTTAATTTTTTTATATTTAATTGTAAAAATTGATTATATTATTTAAACATAAGACGAGTTATTTTAACTACTAATATTAAGAGATATGTCAATTTATCCCGAACTATCTTATAACGATCAGAAGGTTGAAATTCAGGAAGTAAAAGGTATTCAATTTAGTGTATTAAGTCCGGATGAAATTATTAAAAGGTCTGTTGTAGAAATTAATAAAACGGATACATATGCTGGAAGCGAGCCTATTATAGGCGGTTTATTTGACTCTCGTATGGGAGTTCTTGAACATAACCGAACCTGTATTACTTGCGAGCAGAAAAACATATTTTGCCCCGGACATTTCGGGCATATTGTTCTTGCGAAACCTGTATTTCACGCGATGTTCTTTGATATTGTAAGAAAGATTTTGAATTGCGTATGTTATAAATGTTCAAAATGTCTCATATCTCCAAATACTCCTCACAAAGATTTTAAGAATGATATCAATAAAATCTTGTCCATCAAGAATAACCAGAAGAGATGGGAGGCATATTATAAGCTCTGTAATACTACAACCAAGCTCAAGGTATGCGGAGATGATGAAGTAGTCGGTTGTGGCGCTATCCGTCCTACAAAAATCAACAAAGAGAACTCTATGAAAATTATTGCTGAATGGAAAGATAAGAAGCTTGAAGATAATGTTCGCCAGGAATTCACTGCCGAAGATATTCTCAAAATATTCAAGCGGATTAGCGAGAAAGATATGGAGATGATGGGGTTCAATCCTAAGTGGAATAGGCCAGAGTGGATGATATGCTCTGTTCTCCCCGTCCCTCCGCCCGCCGTAAGACCCAGCATTATTGAAGAGAACGGGCAACGCCGTGAAGATGATTTGACGCATAAATTAAGCGACATTATCAAGGCGAATAATCAGGTTGAAGACAAAATCAAGAAAGGAGCAACCGAAGAGACAGTAAGGTATTATACAATTCTATTGCAGTATCACGTATTTACCTTTATTAATAATCAAATGCCTGGATTGGCTCCTGCACAACAAAGGAACGGGCGAAAGTTGAAATCGGTATCTGACAGAATGAAGAAGAAGGAAGGGCGTATTCGCGGTAATTTGAATGGCAAACGCGTAGACCAATCGGCGCGCTCTGTAATTACTCCAGACCCTTATATCAGCATTGATGAGCTCGGTGTTCCTATCAAAGTCGCCATCAATATTACATTTCCCGAAATTGTCAATAAATATAACATAGAACATATGCGTAAATTGATTATGAACGGCTCTGACCATTGGCCTGGCGCTAAGTATATTAAAAAACCGAATACTACAATCAATCTTAAATATTCCAAGGATTTGGAAACAATCGCAAAAGAATTAAAAATCGGCGACACAGTTCATCGCCACTTGTCTAACGGTGATTATGTGCTATTTAACAGACAGCCCTCGCTACACAAGATGTCTATGATGTGTCATAAGGTAGTTATTATGCCTTACCAGACATTTCGCCTAAATGTTCTGGATACTCCGCCATACAATGCAGATTTTGACGGAGACGAGATGAACTTGCATTGCCCGCAAAGTATCCAGACTATGAACGAACTTATGGATATCGCAGCTGTCCCATATATGATTCTTGCGCCCCGAGATGGCAAGCCGATTATTGAGGTAGTCCAAGATACTCTCGTAGGTTCGTATCGCCTGACAAAGGATTTTACGGAGATTCACGATAAAACTATGGCAAACATTCAAATGGTTAATAGTTATTTCAAAGGAAGCTTGCCGAAACCTAAAAACAAGTATATTTATAATGGGAAGGAGGCATATTCTCAAATATTACCGCCCGGCCTCTTCATAAATAGAAAAAATAAGAAGGACGAGAAGGTAATTATCAACGACAGTATTTTAGAGAGCGGTAATCTTGACAAAGTAGTATTTCACGGTATTTCAACTGGATTGGTTCCAGTTATCTATCACGATTACGGCCCATTTGAAGTTCGCAAGTTTTTGGATAATACTCAGCGCCTCGTGTGCCGATGGCTACTTACGGCGGGCTTTAGTGTCGGCATCAGCGACCTTGTAACTGATAAAAAGACTGACGAACATCTCAAAAACAAAATTAAGGAAATGCAAACGAAGGCCTATAATAAGCTTGACGAAATTAGAAGAGGCACACACGATAACAACGGTATCCTGAATAACGAGGATTATATTGAGCGAGAACTCATCGGTATCTTGAATGAGACGACGAGCGAAGTAGGGAAAATCGGATTCTCACAGATTGACGAAAAAACAAACCGTATGATTAATATGGTTAAATCGGGTTCCAAGGGCAAAGAGATTAACATTTCGCAGATGATTGTATGCGTCGGACAACAGAATGTGGATGGCAAGCGTATTACATACGGATTCACTGACAGAACTCTACCGCATTTTACAAAATATGATGACGGTCCTGAGGCGAGAGGATTTGTCAAAAACAGCTTCATATCCGGCTTGAAACCCCACGAAGTATTCTTTCATGCTATGGGTGGTCGCGAGGGTCTCATTGATACTGCTGTAAAAACTTCTGAGACTGGATATATTCAAAGGAGGTTAGTAAAAGCTATGGAAGATTCTAAGGTTCATTATGATAACACAGTGAGAACTGCTGACGGCACAATCATTCAATATATTTACGGAGAAGATGGAATGGATGGTTGTAAAATTGAGGTTCAGGTAATTGACACTATCTATAAAAATAATATTGAGCTGGACTTTGAATATAATCTTAAAAGTACTGACAATATCAATATCCATATTACCGAGGAAGCTTTTAAGACTATCACACCTGATACATATGCCAGGTGCAACGAGCACTTTGACAAGATGATTGAGGATAAACTGTTCTTGATTAAGAAAATCTTTAATCGCGATAAAAAGAATGTTATTAACTATCCTATACCATTCGGTCGTATTATCACGACGGCTCACAATAGAATCAAATCTATTAACATCGCTGCTATCAAGACTGATTTAACGCCTGATTATATCTTGGATAACATTGATAATCTCGTAGATAAATTGTATATTAAAAATCGCACACAAGGAATGCGATATCTCCACATTTTGCTGAGACAATATCTAAATCCTAAAAAAATTATATTTCATTATCATTTCACCGTTGAAATATTTGATTGGATTGTTTCGCAAATTATCGAGTATTTCAATCAGGCTATCGCGCAACCTGGAGAAATGGTGGGAATTATCGCGGCACAGACGATTGGTGAATTGGGGACACAGATGACTCTTGATTCATTCCACGTCTCCGGTACTGCAGCAGCCGTCAAGGCTACATCGGGTGTTCCGCGTCTCAAAGAAATCTTGTCGGCTACCAAAAAGACTAAAACACCGACTTTGACTATATATATGAAGAACGATATTTCTTGCGTGATTAATCCTATAAGAAACGAGAGCGGTGATTTCAAGGATGATAGGATTGATATTACAAAGAATCACGCGATGAATATTAAAAACTCTATTGAGATTACGAAATTGTCGGATATTCTAAAATACACGGAGATATACTGGGATAATGGCGAATATTACGAGACGAATATTGAGGAAGACAAGGGTATTATGAATATATACAAGGAGTTTGAAGAGTTGAACGGAAACGCTGCGAAGTCTAAGAGCTCTTCTCCGTGGGTTCTCAGGCTGGTATTTGACAAGTTCAAAATGCTCTCTTATAATTTGAAGATGATTGATATTTATACAAAACTGAATACGGCTTATGATAAATACATTGAATGTGTATATAGCGATGATAATGCAGAGGAATGCGTGTTTCGCATCAAGCTTACTGACATAGCTCTAAAAGATGGAGATGAGATTGCTACAATTAAGGCAATCGAGCACAATATCGTACATCAAATATTATTGAAGGGTTACAAGGGAATCAAGAAGGTATCCCTGGACAAGAAGAAATATTATAGATACAACGATGATACTAACAATTTTGATGAAATGCTCGAGTGGGTATTGGATACTGACGGGACGAACTTGATAGAATTATTGTCAAATCCGAATATTGATAGTACTCGTACGATTTCAAATGATATCCGCGAAATCTATGATACGCTCGGTATTGAAGCGGCGAGATACGCGTTATACAAAGAGCTGCTAATTGTTACGAATGAGGGTTCTATGAATTACAGGCATATGTCGCTACTCATAGATACTATGACATACAAGGGGCAATTGATGTCAATTGACAGGCACGGAATCAATAGAGGAGATATTGGGCCACTCGCAAAATCATCTTTTGAAGAAACCACGGATATGCTTATTAACGCCAGTATTTTCGCGGAATATGACAAGGTAAATGGAGTATCCGCAAATGTTATGTTAGGTCAACAGCCTCCTTGTGGTACCGGAGATAGCAAGATATTGATAGACGAAGAGTATATGATAGAGCTATTGAAGGATGTCAAAGATACAAATCATATGCTAACGAGCATAAATGAGGAAGACGCAGGCGACGCGGGCTATGGCGACGCAGGCGACGCAGGCGAAATGCACGAGGACTTTAACGAAGACGATCTTCAGATTGAGTTCAATCTCAACAAGGGAATTGAAGGTATGATTAGCAAATGCTATAAATTGCCAGAACAAAAAATAAAATACATTTAATGGCTTGATGTGCTTGATGTAGCGGGTTTAGTGTATATATTATTATATGGCGTGAGTTATTGGGGAACTGCTTTTATCAAGTGAGTTCGGGTGTTTCAATATATTTTTTATATCTTCGTCGGCTTCGTTTAATTCGTTATAGATAATCTTATTATCGTCTATAAGTTTTATTAAATAATAGCCTACGAATGTCTTTTCTATTTTTCTATATAAAATAATCAGAGGCCTCTTTAATATCTCGGTGTGATTATTATTATCGCCGGCATTATAAAACTTGATAGATACTTTTAAATCTTTGCTTCCGGCTCTCTTAGATACTTCAACACCTTTTCCATAATCTACGCGGTGATGTATAACCATAATATTGATATTTAAATTGATAGACATTTGTTTCAAGAATATATCACCGTAATATTTAATGGCTTTCGTAGATTCTATGATATTCATTATTTTTTTACGCTCATCTGGTTTGCTCTTGTAAAAGTAATCTTCCAAAAATATTCGCGTCGTCTTAAATGTCTTGTTTGTATTATTAACAATATTCATAGTATTTATATATGTATGTTTGAAATGCGGGTCCTTAAATAGCATATCTATCTCATTTTTATAATCCAAATCAATGTCTGGTGTATTGTTTAATAATAAATCCTTATATTCCCTGTAAGTATATTCCACGATATCTTCAAATGTAATAATATTATTTATCCGGTTCTTATCATATTTAAGCAGATACTCAAAAAGCTCATAGATATTATTATCAGTATAAGTAGAATCTATATAGCGCAACTTAGGCCATATCTTTTTCTTATATTTCGTCCATTTTCTTGTGAGAACTTTTTCAATTCCCTTCCAATTTTCGGGAATATGTTGATATTGATTTTTGTTTTCATTTTGCTTATCGCTATTATCAGGCGACTTAGACTTTCTCAGATTATTTTTGAGCTCATAGAAACCAATATTAGCATTAGCATTAGTATTAGTATTCGGCAAATAATCCCCGTTGTTTATTATTTTTTCAGGTACTCTGTCAGATACCAAGTACTGTGTGAATATCAAATCGTCTCCGTCTTCCTTTATATTATTTGAAATATCACTAACATAATTATATTTAGAATAAGTCAAATCATTAGAATACCAATCTTTGATATTTTTCCTCGAAAATATATTAATGCCTTCAAGCATTATCTGAAATTCTCTCATCGCTTTTTTATTGCCGCTGCTGCTACTGCTTCCGCTACTGCCGACATTATTCAATAAGGTTTTAATAATTTCTTTGCGGGATTTTTTAGAAAGCTCATTGTAATATTTGTCATCAAATCTCGCATCAAGCAATTTATCATAGATGTGTTTTCTAATATCTTGCCATCTTTTCTCTTCCTTTGAATATTTACCAGTATCATTGTATTTATTCAAGATATTGCTGATAATCCCGCGGTCTCTGCTATGATCCTCGTCCTTAAATAGCAAATTGCCGTCTATTATAAATTTTTTTTCTTTTGCTATCTCTCCAATATCAACGGCTATATCTATTTTTTCAAACTTTTTAACAATAGCAGAATGAATACTTTTCTTTATAAAAATCTTGAAGTTATTGCCATCAATATCCTCGCTAAATAGAACATCTTTAATATTCAGGCGTTTAATGATTAAATCAAGCATAATTATTGAGAGTTTTTCGAACTTAATAATACATAATACTGTATTGTCTTTTTTCAATATCATTCTATTGATAGAGAGGTCTTTGTTGATTATCAAAGTTCTATATATTCGATTTTTTTCAGCATCATCTTTCAGTCCATTTGTTGCTGTTATAATTAACCTCGCGATAGCTTTCATACTTTCTAAATTGCCATAGAATTTTTTATTGGCGTCGCTCATATTCGCCGAACATTTATTTAATATTTTAACTATATTTTTGTGATTATCAAGATTAAAAAATCGGCTCTCCTTTTTATTCAGGGATTTTGATATTATAGGTTCGTAATAAGCTACATCATTATCCTTTGCTTTATTCTCTGATGAAGTCATTAACATAATTACCTTCGTTTTTTTCCCAAGATATAAAAGCAGGTCATTTATTGCGGAATACCGAGGACATACAATGCTAACATCACTATTCGGTTGCCCTATCTCAACATCCCATAAGACGATTAGCTTATTATATATAATTGCAACTAATGTATATAAATAATGAATGACATTTCCAGAGGGATTCTCTTCAGTCTTTAAATAATTAATGAATTTTTTATAAGATATATATATACATAATAATCGGGATTTTTGATAAAGGGATTTCTCGCTATTATCGTCCATAGCTGGAATATTAATAGCCTTGCTGACATTTGCATATTTAAGGAACTCTGCATATAACTCCTTGTTTAATTCGGGGATAACTGGTTCTATGTCAGAAAAATCTCTAAATACATTTCCATTTTCAAGCGACAAAAACTTCAAGAAATCCAGATTATCTTCTATATTTTTTATAAACTCATCTTTAGTAATTCCAAGCAAATAAGCGATTGAATTGATAATATTAGCAGAATTATTCAAGCCTTTTCTTAATACACAGCTATGTTTATTAATGTTATTATTTGATAAACAGTTTTTCGTATAATCCTTGTAATCATCAAACAATATATAATACAGCTCTTTCTGTATTCCTCCAAAGCGATTTTTAGGAACGGGAATTTTATTCATAATATAATTCTTATCATTCTCATTGCTCCCATCGTCAGGAGTTTCGAGAGTTCCAGGGATATCATTAGCTTCTGGGATGACAGCGACATCATCGTTTTCTTCCTGAATCTCTTCTATCTCTTTGTCGTCCTTGCCCTTTTTCTTCTTCTTATCTTCGGCCTTTTTCATCTTTTCCAACTCTTTAATTGCTCTTTTAGATGGCGGTTTAGCTGTCTTTTTGCTATCAACTAACTTCGCCGTTTTTTCGGGATTTCTTTTGCCACAGCAAGGAATCTCTATATCTCCTTTAAGTAAATAAACATATCGCGATTTATTTTCATTTTTCATATTTGCGTTCATCATAATGGGTTTCTCATTCTCTTCAGGGCATTTTAGAGATTCGGCTAAGGCGCCTGGGGCACCTGGAGCGCCAGGGGCTTCATCAAGTGGGATATTACTTATAGGGCACCATATGCGCGGGCAAGTATAAAAGTTCTTGTTATCTTCGCTACTTCCATATTCAATATAGTTATCAAAAACCTTCTTATCATATGGGTCGTATCCCTTGGCTTTTAACATTTCAATCTCTTCTTTTTTTAGAACAAGAGGCTGATACTCTTTCTGGCATTTTCTTGCAGGGTTTTTGCCTTTTCCACGGTCTTTATACAGCTCTTTGTCGGCATTATTTAATTTATTTATCAAATAGTTATTATCATTCTTGCTATTCTTATCATCGCCACCAGCGCCGCCAGCGCCGCCAGCGCCACCAGAAGTTTTATTATTAAAATTATCATTATTAAACTCTTCTTCGTCAAATTTAAAACTATCACTTGATTTTGAAGATGATTTTTTGGATGAAGATGAAGAGGATTTCTTAGGTGAAGAGTGTTTTTTTGGTTCAGGTAAAACAATCTTTGCGATTATTTTTTTCTTAGCGCCGGGCACAGGTTTCCTTTCATTTCTGATATCTTCAATAATATGTGCGAGCCAATATTTTAAATTATCTAACTCTACGAAAGAACTCGTCTTTTTAATATCAACATAGAAATCTATATTATTATTGTATTCCTTGATTATTATAATGGTCTCTTCTTTTTCGCTCGTATCAGTATTATTCGGTTTTATATTCTGTATTTCGGCTTTTTTATTAATTACGCCCTTAATATAGTTTATTGTGGTATTTATCCCCATATCTTTTAGTACAGCCAAGATTTCTTCTAATGTAGATTCCTGTATTTCGCTTCTATTTATTATAAAGTTATCTAAGTCAAACCCTATAGAATTGCCAGCGATTCTCTTGTATTTAAAAACGCCCTTAGATTTTTTCTTATTAAGAACAAAATCCTCAAATATTTTCGTGTATGTCCCTACTTTTTTAATTAACTTCTGATATTCTAAATTATCTATTGAATAGTTTATTCTGAGGCTAATATCTATATCTTTGAAAACAGCATTTATATTGAACTTCTTTAAATATCTGGCAATATCGTCCTTAATATGTATTATATTGCTCTTATTCTCGCCATTATCTATGTCATATTTAAAAGCCAATTTGAAAATCCCTTCTTTAAATATCGACAGTTTGATGTTCCTGTTCTTATAATAAAGGTTTATGACAGATATATCCTTGCTTTCTTTTTTTGCAGCATTGAGTTTAAACTTGTAATCCAAATATTTCTTTTCAAGCGTGTGGTGTTTATACAATTTATATATTGCATTATTATTATTCACAAACTGTATCAACTGGATTTCTTCATCTGTTTTAAGTTTATCAAACAATACCATAAGGGGCTCCATATTTTCCATTCTATACTCAAATATAACCTCGTTATAATATTCGTTCTGTTCTACAACTTTTACTACCGGGAGATTATAGAGCTTGACAATAGATTCTTCGTCCTTGATAAGTTTAGCTATGGCTTCAATATTGACCTCTTCATTTTTATTAAAATAATATTTATTATCATAATCAAAATCGTTACGAAATACTATATTTATTGAATCATTATTAAATAATTCGTCGTTATCATTATTGATATACTCTATAGATTCTTCGAGTTTCTTTGAGGCCCTATCCTTGGATTTCAGGGGATTTACATCATAACCCTTCCAATAAATCTCCTTAATATCAAAAAGTAATGGTTTACCCGATTTTTCATCCCAGCAATAATAAGGAAATGTCGGCGGCTGCTGCGGCTTCTTATTATTTTCATAAATATATATATGATATGCTATCTTATTTAAAGCGTCTTTTATATTATTATCCTGAAATATATATTCATTTATCACGATATCATCGGACTTATATTTATTGCCTATATTGCCCGTATTATTATCAAATATGTATTTGATATACTTGTTTTCAGATATCCACCTTTTGACAATAATAGGCTTTAATAATTCCATTATATATCTAATCTATTAAGAAGAAAAACATATTATTTTAATATATTAATATAGAAGAATATAAATTATGAATTCATCATTATTAATAAATGATTTAATAAATGTCTTAGAAGGTGCTAATAAACAAAGTGGAATGACTAAAGACGAAATTTTAAATTCTAAATTAGAAAACAATCCTATAATAAAGGATTTAGGAAATATTCTAAATAAAAGCTTTGAAGATTTTATCATAGATAATAATGAATTGACAAAAAATCTAAACGATGCCGTAAGAACAAGAGAAGAGCAAGACAAAATAACCGCACCCGCTACGCCAGCTACGCCAGCTACTCCTGCTACTCCTGCTACTCCTGCTACTCCTGCTACACCTGCTACGCCTGCTACGCCAGCTACTCCTGCTACGCCAACTACACCTGCTACGCCTGCTACACCTGCTACGCCTGCTACTCCTGAAAAGAAGGATGATGAAGATGATGAAGACGAAGGTATAATGGGTAAATTTAAATGGGTATTGATAGGTATAGGAATATTTGTATTTCTAATTATATGCGGTGGATTAATATATTATTATTATTCGTCTTCGCCTGCAGAACCAGAAATAAATGTGTTAGATAATAATAATCCAGGATATCAATATAATCAAGTGTCTTATGCAAGGCCAGCTCCGCCAGCTCCGCCAGCTCCAGTAGAATTACCAGCTCAATCTTCATTCTTCTCTTTCTCGGCACCCCAACAAGCTCAGTCCGTCCAACAAGCTCAGTCCGTCCAACAAGCTCAGTCCGTCCAACAAGCTCCGCCTGCAGAGCAAGAATATTCTTATATGATGCCTTTTTCATTTTCTCAAAATCCTAAAGAACAAATTGACAAATTGCAAGATACGGTAATGGGGAGTGTTAAAAAAGTATCTGTCAAAGAAGAGCCTGCTAAAGAAGAGCCTGTAATAGAAGAGCCTGTAATAGAAGAGCCTGTAATAGAAGAGCCTGTCATAGAAGAGCCTGCTAAAGAAGAGCCTGCTAAAGAAGAGCCTGCTAAAGAAGAGCCTGCTAAAGAAGAGCCTGCTAAAGAAGAGCCTGTAATAGAAGAGCCTGCGAAAGAAGAGCCTGTAATAGAAGATGAAGATACAAGCAGTAGCGATAGCAGCGATAGCGAATCAGAAGAAAAAAAAGAAAAAGCTGAAGATACAAGCAGTAGCGATGGCCGCGATAGCGAATCTGAAGAAAAAAAGGAAAAGGCTGAAGATACAAGCAGTAGCGATGGCAGTAGTGGAAGCGATGGCGACAATAGCAGTGATAGCGAATCTGAAGAAAAAAAGGAAAAGGCTGAAGATAGCAAATCAAAAAAAAAAGATAATGAGGAAGATAATAAAATTATAGGGGGCTATAGAGGGAGAGGGCGCGGGAGGGGAAGAGGACGCGGGAGGGGAAGAGGTATCGGAAGAGCTAACGGTCAGGTACGAGAGGGAGCGAGAAATAATGCCAAAAATAAAGACACAGGATTTAATTATATTATAAATAAAATATTTAGTAGTGTAAAATAAAGATAATGATTATGAATAATAATATAATATATTATGCCTGAATATATATGTTATATAGAAGCCTATTAATATCCCTATAATTATTAATATTAAAAACATAAATGAGTTTGATATTAAATAGTACAATATATATAATATTACAATTAAAAGTGGGTAATAGCTATTAGCATTTTCTATTAATGAAAAAATAATGTTCATTATATTCTATAATTTTAATGATATTTTAAATTACCAACTGTTTTAAGTGCCCTACGCGTATATCAGTGTTAATCATAATTTGATAACCCGCTTTTATGATATTTTTTGAAAACGCCACATCCTCACTACATATATCTCGGATTACCTTTCCATCATCTGCAATAATTATATTTAATTCGGCGTCAAAATATGGATATCGCATTTTATCAAAAACCTCTTTCTTAACTGCCATAAATCCCATTCCAGTATAGGCCACTGGATAATATTTGAATGAAGTCTCTTTTTTCCATACATCAATTTCTTCTGGAGTGCTAAACTTAAATGTTCCGTTTTCTTTGAAATAATTAATGTCCCAATCTTTAACAAAAGCATAATTTGTCAAGTCCGCCATTCTATACATACCAGCAACAACGGGGTGATGTTCGGTAGATTCAATCAATTCAATAACTTGCTCTGGCGTAAATATAATGTCGCTGTCAATTGTAACCCATAAATCAAAATCTTCATTATTAAAAGGCTTTTGAGTATCCCCTCTTAGAGTGTCTAATCCCAGCGTTTTCATTCTTACAAAAGAAACATATGAACCGGTCGCTGGTGAAATCAATATATCATATTTGCGTGTATCCATAACCTTGCTGATTGTTGAAGTCCAGGAAATTAAAAACTTAGAACTAAAATTATCCCCTGGCAAAGCAAAGATAACACGCTTCATTTTTTCTGGCACCCCATTATTACCAGACGGTTCAGCTACTGGCTCTTGTACCTCTGCAATTGATACTTGGGTATCCGGGATGGATTTGGAGGATTCGCTGGCTTCGCTTGCGTTAGTGGCTTCGCTGGCTTCGTTCATTATATTTAATATTTGATATTATTTCTTATATCATTTTACGAGGAGATTATAAATGTATATAAAATATATTTGCATATTATAATATAATATATATATAATGTCTAATGATTATTATAATTATGATAGTGTAATTTATAATATTGAGTTAGATAATGAGTCGCCTCGGTGTGCTCAGCCTGTTAAAATCAAGAAACAGCTAAAGCCTCATCAATTAGCTTGTTTATATAAGGCGATTATGATGGAAAATCATAGGAAAATTAGATATTCTACGGGCGAAGAAATAGAGTCTAATATAGGTATTTTGGGGGATATTGTGGGATATGGCAAAACTCTAATAGCACTGTCTATAGTAGCTCATAATAATCTTGATAATATCCAGGTTAATAATGAGAAAATTATTAGCTATCATAGTTCCAAGGCTTATAATTATTTTAAATTAAGTTCTAAGAATAAAAATATTGCATCTTTAAATAAAATCATTAATTCTACATTAATTGTAGTTCCTCGTGGTCCCGTATACGTCCAATGGGAACGAACATTGCGCGAGAGTACCAATTTGAAATATCTGGCTATTGAAAATCTTAACTTTATAAATAAGCATATGCCAAAATACGATACAGACCGCGATGAAATTATTGACTATTTCAATCAATACGATGTAATTCTTATTAAAAATACCACGCTTTCTATATTGTTCAAATATTACGACACTCATTATTTCTCATTATACAAGGATCAAAAGCACTCTTCATATATCTATAAATGGAAGCGTGTAATTGTGGATGAATGCCACGATATTATTAATAAAATAGAGGGGCTGTCCTATTTATATATTTGGTTAATTAGCGGAACCTATTTAAATATATGCGATCGCGTTTATTCATCGTCCGTATCATTACATCATAATATGAGGGAGTTTATTAAAGAGGAATATCTGAACTTTATGCTCGTCAAGTGTAATAAAGAGTTTGTTAAAGAGAGCTTTGATATCCCTCCAATCGTAGAGACATTTTATTTGTGTAAGATGTCAAAATATTTGAAGGTAATTAAAAATTACATAAACCAGAATGTGCTTGAAAAAATTAACGCGAACGATATTTCGGGGGCTATCAAAGAATTAGGAGGTAAAAATGAAACAGAGACAGGAATAGCCAATTTGATATGTGCGGATATGAATAAGGCTATTCAGAACAAATATAAAGAGAAGGATTATATTACTTTGCTGGATATAGCAGACGATATCAAGGCTAATAAATTGAAGATGATTGAGCAAGAGCTTATAAATTTGAACGAAAAACTGAAGGATTTGACAGAGAGGATATCAGAGATTGAAAGTAAAACCTGTGCAATTTGTTTGGATAACATAACACACCCTATAATTTTGGATTGTACTCACATATTTTGCGGCAGTTGCATTATTAATTTATTAAATAACAGGGGAATGACGGGAGATAATATCAAGAGGTGTCCTAATTGTCGCAAAGAAATAACGAGCACTGATAACTTGACAGCAATTGTTCCAGAGAAAAAAGAGGAGGCTGTAAAATTATCCAACAAAGATTCTATAGGAAAAGGCATATTGAGCAAAGAGGATACCTTGATTGAATTGATATTGAATAACAGAGCGGGGAAGTTCATTGTATTCAGTCGCGTAGATGCTGCATTCTCTAAAATTACTGAAATACTTACGGCTAACAATATAACTCACGCGTGCCTCAAAGGTAATACTAATCAGATGATGAATATCCTTAACAACTTTAAATACGGAAATACTAATGTTATTTTGCTTACCACGCAATATGCTGGCTCGGGCATTGATATTAGTGTTGCAACGGATGTAATAATATTACACTCTATGGACGCTGATAAACAACAAGCTATCGGAAGAGCCCAGCGTGTCGGAAGAATAGCCCCGCTCAAAGTACATAATCTATGTTATGAACACGAACTGAGCCAAAATGAAAACCTTGTCATTAACAATTAGACAGCCAGCATTAGCTATAACAAATATAATAAAAATTGATATTGTTTTATATGTCAAATATAATATATATAACAGATATAACATAGTATATTGTATAATATACTATTAACAATATCAATTTGTAAAATGCCCGATGATAGAAATGCGCTGAACGGCTCAACTATAACTGCTATTAACCCTGGTAACCCTGGTAACCCTGGTAACCAAGGTAACCCAAGCCATCTTAATAAGAGAATACCGAGATATAAGATGGGGGATGATAATGTTATTAAGATATCTAATGATAAGCAAAAGTATTATTTGAATATTGCAGCAAAAATTGCCACGAAATCGCCGGTTTATACGCACAAACACGGTGCCATAATAGTATATAAAGATATTGTAATTTCATCGGGATACAATTTTTATATAAAGGGAAATAGTATGCACGCCGAAATATCTGCGATATCAAAAATAAACAAGAAGTACAAGGGTATTCTTAATGAATGCGATATCTATGTCGTAAGAATAGGTCCTAATAGCTTAGATAATCCTCTGAAATATTCGCGACCTTGCTTGGATTGTGAGAGCACAATTATGAAATACAATATTAAAAATGTCTATTATTCAACATCTTGCGAATATGATATAGTACACGGTGCTATTCATAATAAAAATAAATGCAAATGCTTCTTATAATTAGAGTTCGTGTCTCTACACTTGCGCATATATACCCACAGCTATGATATTTATAGAGTAAGAGATACTTTGGGGATAATTCTCTTAATATTCTTTTTTACTACGGTTTCGCGCTCGTCTTCAAATATTTTTTTAAGCAATTCCTCGCCTGAAAGCTCATTATATTTAATTATTTTTGTTTTAATATCATTCATTTTGATAGGAACCTTACATTCTTTAACATTTGTTTTAATTCTCCCGTGCTGCGTATTAAGGTCATTATATTTATAATTAAACATAAATTCTTCTATTTTATTATTTAAAACACGCTGGTAATTCTTGCGCTCTTTCATAGCAATGCTTAGTTTTCTAATCTGGTCATCGTATTTAAACCAGTCATTTACGAGATTTTTAAAAGTTTCCAATTCTTCAGGCGTAGGCTCGTTGCTATTATTGTTAATAATATCATCTACAATATTCAAATTATCCATTATATATTATAATTGCCTTTTATCCTTAAATTATTTTTTTGCGCCTTTTACAGGCCTTGCTTTGGGCTTGACTGCGGGCTTGACTGCGGGCTTGACTGCGGGCTTGACTGCGGGCTTGACTGCGGGCTTGACTGCGGGCTTGACTGCTGGCTTGACGATAGGAGTAATGAACTTTTTCAAATCAGCCAATTCTCTATTTCCTTCGTATTCACTCTTTTTACCACGCGAATACTTAATTATTGTAGGATATCCCTCGATATTCTTCTTGTATTTTTCAGGAAGATGCTCGAAGTTATTTGCCTCCACATTTATTATAGTTATATCTTTTTTATTTTTTATGCTATCGCACAGTTTATTCCAAGTAGGTTTTAATTGAATGCAATGACCGCACATATCCGAGTAATATAATATAACAAAATTACCGCTCGCAATTATACTATCATTAATCTCTTTTTTATTGTGAAGATTCAAATAATAGAACATCAAAAATCAAATCTTCTATTTATATGCATTATTATTTTATCTATCTTAATATAAATAGAATTATGAATAATTATTACGAAGTTATAAAGGACAGAGTTCAAGAGGCGCCTAAGGAATATAATATGAAGGAATTGAGTTCCAAAATATCCTGTGAGAATATGTCACTATTATCAAAGAAATATACTGATAACCAGAGATTACTATTTGAAGCGAATATTAATATGGAATTGTGCCATAGCCATCAATATTATTTTGATAATTTGGATGATATAAAAGGCAGAGAGAACGGGCTTTTATCTGGAATGTCTGTCGGCAAAAAAAGCTGCATTTATAAGAAGCCCTATTATAACGAGGGCGATTGGACTTTTCAATATGGCATCAGTGATACTTTTAAAAACCAATTGAACTCTTTTGAACTGTTTGATTATCAATCGAAGGCAAAAACCGCCAAGAACTTCAAAAAAGAATGCCCTGCTGATATTAATTTTAAATCCCTCGGCGAATGCGACAAAGGCCCCTTCTCAACCTATGTCAATACCTTCACAAACGACCACGACAACTGTGTCTAATATGCAGAAGAATATAAAAATTGATTAGATAAATATACTTTGATATTATTATAAGACGCAATGTTTTATGTTGATGCCAATCCCGAAAACATTCTCAAGCTTAATATTGCAAATCACAAAAAGCTCAATAATATTACCAAGATTATTATTGCCAAAATGAAGCTTAATGACGAATCATCACACGAAGACTATTTTAAATTGAAGAATATCATTGCAATTTATGTAAATGAAGAGATTAAAACGATGCATACGCGCGATATTAACGAAATAATTGGTGATTACGGATTTGATAATGCCGTCCATTGTTATAAAAAAAATTATAGGATATTGGATAATATCACTGTGCGAATGCTTGTATATAATATTATCTGTAATATTTATATTCTTACGGTTGATACGGAAAAGAAGGACGCTGTTCGCAAGATTCAGAGCTATATTGTTGCCGAAAAAAATAGAAAAAAGTATATCAAAAAGGTCAATATAAAACGCGAGAGTGATTACTTGATTGACAAAGTTAATAATGAGATTAAATGCGATGATGCGAAGCTAATATTGAACACGATAATTAATAAGTTTGTCCACAGAACTATGAAAGCTCTTGATAAAGCATAGTATTGCGATAATCTTCTATAAACATTCTAATAATTCTATATTTATCTGTGCTTATTTTTTTACCCATATCAGTATTTATATTATTCATCAAGATATTCGTGCGATTTTCTATGTTATCAATGATACTGCTTATATTACTCTGTTTATTTACAATCCCATATGTGAAATATCTGGATATTCCTATTGCCCCTAACGAATCTATGCGATCTGCATCTCTGACGCAATCCAATTCAATAGATTTAGGTGAAGACGAAGTCTTTGCCAATTCAAGAGACAAGCTTACATTACAAGCAATATCTATAATATTTTCTAATATACTTTTGTCATCTATTAAATTATCGAAGAAGCCCCTCAATACATTTTCTTGAGTGTCATCGTTATTATTGCTATATTTACTATCATTGATATCGTGCGTCAGAGCGGCCAATTGAATTATAAATATTTGTTCTTCATTTAGATTTTCTGATATTGCAAGAGTCGTAGCCATATTTTTAACTCTCATCGCATGCTCAAAACTATGCGAATCATCATACTTTTTCATATAATCCTTGGCAAAATCCTCAGTAAGTATAATAATTTCTTCATTACTCAAAGAGATTCTCGCAGATCCAGCAGATCCTGTAGTATCCATATTATATATCGCGCTTACATACATAATAGTATAAATGCTATCACTTTTTATTTATTTTTTTAACATTTTTTCTTTTTTCCTCCTTTCCTCTTTTTCTAATTTACCCCATAAAGTAGTTTTTTGTAAGGCTGTTAGATTTGTGTCCCTCATTATATCACTAATATCACTTCTCTTACTTTTATAATTTGAATCGGCTGTTTGATAAGGAAACGGATCATTAACCACTCTATTCGATGCTGCTCTTGGTGCTCTTGATGATGCTCTTGATGCTCCTGTTCTTCCTAATTTGTTAATTTTTTCATTTATTTTATCAATTTCTACTCTAAGTGGAGCAATCTTGGCTGCTAATTCAATGTTTTCTTTAATTCTTTTATTATCTGGATATTGCATACTACTTTTAAGAATATCATGATATTTAGTGTATTCTTTAACAAGAGGCTCTAATTCTTCTTGCAACATCTTTATTTCATTTTCAATATTTGTCTGTGATGGCGCTACTGGCGCTGCTGGCGCTACCCTATTACTTCTACTACTACTACCAACTAATGATGATAAAGATCCTCCGCCGCCATTTTTTAGGGAGTTTGTAGAGGAGTCGTTTGTTATGTTGTATATGTATAGGGAAAAATTGAAAAATACAAGGATTATTATGCTGATGCGTAAATAAAAATACCAGTCATATTTTATGTCATCATCTTTGTTATATACATCCTTCTTTTTCAATATAAAATATACTATAAATATTAAGAAAATAGCTTCAAATAATAGGAAAATATAGATACTAAAACTATGTTTGATACCAGTGATAACTATTGACATTAAGAATGTATTAAATATTCCGAGTATTAAACATATGTATGTTAGTAATTCATCATTGCTAATAAGCTTATCTAATGAATTGTTCATCGGCAAACATCTATAATATATAAATATATTAATATATATTATCATATATGGATAATAAACTTACGATTATTATTGATATTCGCGAGGACACCTTGTATAATGACATATTTGATAGAGATTTAGATATTTACAAAGATAAAATAGATATAACAAAGGCACCCTTAGATATCGGAGATGTTCATATTAAATATAATGATATTCTATATATATTTGAAAGGAAAACGGTAAAAGATTTGATTTCTTCTATACACGATGGAAGATATAGAGAACAGAAGGCTCGTATGTTATCTATATATAATACAATTCAATTATCATATATTATAGAGGAGGATGATGTCATATCATCTAAGATATATTCAAATAAATCAGTGATTCAAGGTGCCTATATTAATACTATGTTTCGCGATAATATCAGGGTTTTATTCACAAAGAAGATTGGAGAAACCGCAACACTTCTCTTGTCAATCGCCGTAAAAATAATAGAGAACCCTAAGAAGTTTATTTCGGTAAATGCAAGGGCAGAAAATGGAGCCGGAGAGACTTGCTACACTGATTATATTAAGCTTAAAAAAAAGAAAATAGATAATATAGACGAGGACACCTGTTATATTATGCAGTTATCACAGATTCCTCATATTTCAAATATAATAGCGAAGAATATTGCCAAGATATATCCCACGATGCCTAATTTAATCACGAGTTTAATTGACAAAGACAATAAAATTAAGGAGCTGTGCAAGATAGATGGAGTAGGCAAGGAGAAAGCCGCTACGATTGTTAAGTATTTATTTGGAGACAAACGAGAATAGCTTGTAATCGGCAATAATATCTCGGAATATCCTGATATTATTAATAATTTTCAGCTCCCCGATGTTTTGGCTATTGAATATATCACTCAATATATTAGTTTCCATAGATGCCTCCTTTTCCTTATAATACACGAGGGCTGTATTATATTCTATAATAAACTTCTTATTATTCAGGGCAATAATATATTTATAATTTTTATCATAATTAATTACCTTATTTATAATATAGATTGCTTCGCGATTCTTGTCTCTGCAATTATCTTTCTCATACTGCCATATTTTGCTTGTCCCATCGCTAATATAGGCAGAAGACCCGATAAGGCCTGTCTTGATATTTTTAGTAATTTTAATATCTACCTTCAATGTCCCTGTCTCAATATTTTTATCAGTCTTTTTCAATTTCTCCTTCTCTGTCTTAATAATCTCGTTCCCGACGGCGATGCCCTCAGATTCGCCAGATACTGCTGTCTTAGTTGTGCGAGACTTTGTATTTGTCGCTTTCGCAGCATTCGCAGTCTTCGCAGCATTCGCAGTCTTCGTAGATTTTCTAATTTTAGGTTCTTTCGGCTCTGTTAATATATTGATGTATTTGTCAAACAATAGCTCTTTGACTGCCAATAATTTCAGATTATCTAATCTGTTTTTTCGGCGCATCATATCCTGATACATCGGTTTAGTTTGTAAATCATTATCAACTTTCTGCCAATACTCTTCATCCTTCTCATATCCCGGCAACTGTTCAATACACAGGGCGTATAATTGCAGAATGGGTTTCATAATTTGATTTGTAATATAGTGGAGATAGTCGGGGGTCAAATTATTCTCTACGATATATTCTGGGTTTTCTATCCTGTCTCCCTGGAGAGAGTTAGGATTATTCGTTTTTATATATACAAATGGGATGCGTTCATTGACACACGGGCGATTTCCCGGGTCTCGCGCTCCTATTCTATCAGCCAAAACCTTATGAGCGATTTTTGAAGGGTCTTTGTAAGATGCTTTGATGCTCTTAGTAATAACGAGCTCCTGAATTGATGTTTTGCCTTCAACGAGGTCTTTGAGTTCTTCATTTAGAAACTCTATAGAAGCAGCCAAATCCTGTTTTTTCAATATGATATCAATGACGCCTCCATATACTTTCTTGACAATGTGCGCATTATCTCGCCGTTTCAATACAATACCCATAGATTTCTGTTTATAGCTATTAACATCCGTTTCATACAGGTTCCCAACATATCGCTTTTTACTTAGCAATATAAACGGATATAGCGATTTTTCATAATTCAATTTCTGCGGCTTAGGCATTATTTTTGCTATCTCCTTTTCTACTATTTTCCCCATCTTAATCGCATAGGGCAACGCGTCCTTCCCCATTACTATATTGCCCTCCTCGTCCTTCAAAGGAAACTTACAGAAGATTGAATCGGTATCTCCATAAATAACATCAGCACCATAATTATCCTCTACAAACTTCTTAGCCAACATAATCATTTCTCTCCCGGTCGCCGTAGTGCAGGCGGCGATTTCTTTCAAATATATAGATGATGTCCTTGCGCCAATTTGTCCGTACAGCGAGTTTGCCGTGATTTTATAGGCAATCTGTCGCGAATCTAATACATCCTGTTCAAAGCTATTATAGGTATCTTCAATGGATAAGACAGTATCTTTTTGAATATTGTAATTTTCTCCCGTATCAATATTCAGTATATTATAGACATCGCCTTTGTCCGTACAAAATCCCGTATATGTATTTTTGCCATCCTTGATTGTCTTGTATTCTATTTTTTTCCTCGTATTTTTGCGCTCAATCAAAAGCATATCCAAGATATCTGCTATGATTCCCTTGCGCCCATCCTTGTATTGCACGAAGGTACATTCTTTCTCACCTACTTTTTTCTTCTTATCTCCCTTTCCTTCATATATATCATAATATATGTTCTTGTATTCTATGTTAGGGTCGGCGACCCTATATTTCTCGTCCATCAAATAGCAATCGTGAGACAGATTATTTGAAATCATAGACGAAGGATATAGAGAGCCGTAATCAAATACTACAATCGGGTCATTCAAATATATCGCTTCTTTCGGGTCTAAGACGACGGCGCCTTCGTAGCCATCTTCCATATCTATAACATCATTGTCATACGATTTAATCGTGGGAATCAGCGAGTTCTTTTCCATACATTGCTTGGCAATTAGAGAGAAAATCTTGATGCCCTGTCCTCTGCGGAATAGGAAATTGAGAGGAACCAAGCATACATTTCCCATCCCAATATTATTCTCCATAATTTTTAATTTATGAATTAACCGATTGACGAGACAGCAATCTTGAATACAATACTTGGCAATCTCGCATCTGTCCTTAGAATCGCCCTTAAACTTGGCGAATATTTCTTGCGGCTTCAAATCATTCTTATTATCTCCAAGAAATATTGAGGCCACATTGTCCAATTTATAACTATCCAATTTCTGTTCTCTTTGCATCACCTTGAGCAAATCAATTAATACGACACCATCCATATCAATATATCTGAGGATATTATCTCCCATCGCCGAAGAAGATAATTTTTGTTCGACCAGAGATGTTTTGCGGGTTATCAATCTCCCCCAGCCTATACTGTATTCTTCCAATATCCCGAGCTCCTTAGCTCTGTCCCATATATAGGGCATATCAAAACCGAATATATTATAGCCGACTACAATATCCGAGTTCAACTCATTCATCAGCTCTTTCCATTTTATCAACAATTCTTTTTCTGTATTACACGCGATAACATCGCAATCCTCAATTAAATCGCAAGTATCCAGAGTAATGATATTTTTATAAACAATCTTATCAGAACCGTATATATGTGTTGTGGTTCCTATTTGAATAATTTTGTCGCCTTCAAGTGGAACCAATAGCGTATCTAATATTTTCGCCAGCTTCATCTCTTCTTCATTCAATTGTGCGATTGTCATATTTACATCATTATCTTCTTCGGCCTCTCCGCCTTCGCCACCAGCATCACCTTCGCAATCTCCATCACCGTCAGCAGATTTAGCAACAGATGCCGAAATTTTATCCAGAATTGATATTATATCTTCCATTCTATCCGCGAGAAGCTCGGGAATACTATCAATATAATTGGAATGTAGCTTCTTCTTAGCATATACCCGATTGATTTTTAGGTCAATCGCGGCATCAATTATAATATCCTTTTTATAGATGTTTTTTAACCAGCTAATTATAAAATCGCTCGTGTATTCGTATCCGGCTTTTGCGACCAACGCCAAATCTTGTGCGACTTTGCTATAATTCTTTATGGCAACTGGGAAATCGCCGTGGCTACTGGAACATTCAATATCAAAAGATGTTATGAGAATAGGTGCGATTTTATTGATATCAAGCGGAATAATATCCTTGCTATTTATGCTGATATTATAATTGCATCTACACGAATCATCGCCATCTTTATATTTCTCAATTCTTACCCAACCGCAAGGTTTGATATTTTGAATATGAATATATTTAAGGAATGGGTCAATATTGCTCTCGTACGCCTTGAATCCCTCTTTCTCAAGAGTTTTCAAATAATACTTGAGATTGTTATATAATTTCAAGGATTTCACAGATATTTTAATGAAGCGAAATAGCTTGTTATTAGTGAATCCCCAAAAATCCTTCTTTTCTACTGTAGATATGTTAGAGAAATGCGATAACATATTGTTCGGGATAATTTTCTTTTCATATTTATTATTCTTGAATTGCGCCATATATTTGCCGTTCAATAGCTTATCTTTGAATGTTGATACCTTAGCCTCAAACGCATTAGCGCTAAGGCTTTCCCACGATTCAGGAGGTTTAATGTAAAAGAAGGGCTTGAAACAATTAACGACGGTTGAGATTGTAGCACCGTTATCACATACGCCGTATAAAATCATAGAATATGTTTCTTCAAAATCCTTTTCTTTATTTCTATCATTCTCAGGGACATATATGTCTGTGATTTGAAACTCTACGGGGCTTTTGTTAAGAGGTTCGTAGTCTTTCCTTGGTTTATCCATATTAAATAGATAATGGCAATTATTTAAATATAAATAATAGAAATCAATTTTTAATTTATTATAAGTAATAGAAGTATGGAAATAAACACTGAGGGGTTAATTATAATAATTGTAACAATAATAGGGATATATTATATTTATAATTATTATACTAATATTGGATTAATGAAAGTCAGGAGCAAAATAGATGATAAGGAATACACAGTGCAGATTAAGGACGATTCTCTTGAAGCTGCCAATTTAATCGCAAAGATACGAGAGAAGCTGGTAGTATTAATGGAACATTTGGAGAAATCCTTTTCTCTTAATGATGAGCGCGTTAGATTATTAAAGAAGAACTTTAGGCCTGACAGATTAAAAGAGGGCGTTGATACTCCCGGATATACGAGCTATTCTATAAACAAAGGCGAGCAGATTGTTCTATGTCTTAGAAGTAATGATAAGTTAGTTGATTTAAATACTATGCTTTTCGTAGTATTACACGAGTTCGCACATTTATCAACAGAAAGTATAGGACATACCGAGGAGTTTTGGGATAATTTCAAATGGATATTAGAAGAATCTATAAATATAGGCATATATACTAAACAAGAATTCAAAGTAAAAAATGTAGAATATTGCGGTATGACAATAACTTCGTCACCCTTAGAATAATCCTATGGGGGGAAACCGCCCCCAACGCGGTTTTCAAAGGAAGGTTTTAGAAAAGGCTGGGGGAACCCGCCCCCAACGCGGGCTATTGAGAGGCTATTGTGGGGGAACCTGTCCCCAACGCGGGCTATTGAGGGGCTATTGTCAAGGTTATAGAAAAGGCTATCGCTGGCTATTGAGGGGCTATTGAGATATTTGTAATACCATTATGATATATTAAAAAGACACTGAATATTTCTAAAATTTGAAAATTAAAATTTGAGTACATCTTTCTGTTTTTTCAAAAATTTCAAAAGTTTTTTAGAAATCACAAAATAAATCAAGAGATGTACTCAAATTTAAAAATGAAAAAATATTGATATTCCAGTATCTCAAGAAATGCTCTGATAGTGTAAGTATTTTTATAATAATTACTGAGATATGATTGAGAGGCTATCGAGGGGCTATTGAGAGGCTATTGTCAAGGTTATAGAAAAGGCTATCGCTGGCTATTGAGAGGCTATTGAGGGGCTATCGAAAGGTTTATAATATATTTATATTACCATTTTGATGTCTTGAAAAGGAACCAGGATTTTCTAAAAATTGAAAATTGAAATTTGAGTACATCTTTCTGTTTTTTCAAAAATTTCAAAAGTTTTTTAGAAATTACAAAATAAATCAAGAGATGTACTCAAATTTTAAAATCAAAAAATATAGATATTCCAGTGTCTCTATAACTGCTATGTTAATCTAAGTATTTTTATAACCTTGACAATAGCCCCACAATAGCCCCACAATAGCCTCTCGAATAGCCCGCAATAGCCTCTCGATAGCCCCACGATAGCCCGCGTTGGGGGCGGGTTCCCCCATAGGGCGGGTTCCCCCAGCGGGTTCCCCCATCCCCCATCCCTCATTATAAATATTATATAAGATAAATATATAATATCTATATTATAATGATGAATAATTTGGTAGTATATAATAAGGATAGTAATCAATTCGAGTTATTCTTATATACATTAGTTATATGTATGATGATAAGCAGGAAATATACGGAAACTATTACGAATAATATAATACGGCGAAAAATAAATCAATATACGAATTGGAACCTCTATTCAATATTTTTCAATCATATATTGATTAATTATTTTAATATTAATAATCTCTTGATATCCAAGTTCATAGCTATCAATTCTTTAAATATATTTATATTATTTCACGCATTTATAATATATGATAGTCGCATATTATTTCAAGCCTTAGATAATTCTCCGTCCATCCTCAATAAGTTTATTAAGGGCATTTCAGAAAAGCGTCTATTACAGACGGAATATATAATATGTAATATAATATTTCATGTATTGCCTGTGTATTTTTATAAGGATACTTTGATATATTATAAATCATACGATGATACAAAGAATATGTATTTATATACTATGATATTTAAGTTTATGTGGTCGCTTAATATATTCGGCGACTTCAATTTTATGTCTATCTATATACCATCATTTGAATTCTCAAATATTAAACTGGTAAATTTCATAATCTTCTGGGATTATATCTTAGATAATGCGATTATGAATATGTCTTTATAGGATAAGGCTATTGAGATATAAAGCTATTATTAATATTATTAGTATATACTATGATACCTAAGACGATACATCAAACTTGGAACGATGACCCGGTGCCTCCAATAATTAATTATATACGCGAGGAGAACGCTAAATTATTGAAATCGCGAGGATACGAAATAATATTATGGACGGACAATATGATATTAAAATTGATAAACGAGCACTATCCCGATTTTTATAAAATATATAATTCGGCACGAACTGGCGTACAGCGCGGGGATATTGCGCGAATCATCTTAGTATATCATTATGGTGGCATATATATTGATTTGGATGTGTTAGTATTGCGTGATTTTGCCGAGCTTCTTGATATGACAAGGAATACCTTTTATGTAAGCTACGAGCCCGCCGAACAAACCAAATTGATATACAATAGCGATAGATATATATGCAATGCTTTCTTTGCTGCTAATAAAAACAACGCTTTCTTGCACAAACTTTTGCGCAATATTCCCGAATATATAAATAGACACGGATACGATTTATTTAATAAGTTTGATATATTTGGTGGATATTACATATTAACAAACATAAATGATTACGATAAGGAAAAGAGAGAGCAAGATGTTTTCATAATAGAGGACAGGGAGCTGATATTTCCTATTAATGATTTGAAGCTTGAGGGTATTCCCTCGGCAGCAAATGATTGGGCTGCCGTCAGGAGTGGCAAATATCCTTCAAAACCCATTATGGTGCATTATTGGATACACGGGGATTTTGAATCTAAAAAGCTACTCAAAATGTTTAAGCCAGATGGCAAATATAGTATCCACGAAAATATGTATATATTTTTTAAAATATTATATCCGAATATAGAAAAAAATTGATAATATCTCTCTTAATATTAAGGTTGTGTATATGCTATTAATAATCTTGTTATTATTGTTTCAAATGAGTTATGTGCGTACTTTTTCTAATATGCGGACAAATATGCAGCACAAAATGCATACAAGTATGCAATACTCAAATATAATCAAAGATACAATATTAAACGACCCTAAAATGCCTATGATATATACTAATAAATACCTTAAAAAGTGTATTATAAATGGAATCGCAGACGAAGCTCGTGGTACCGAAGGTACCGAAGGCGGAACAAGCATATCTAAAAATATTGCTCGTGGAGTGGCGAAAAGCAATTATAACAGGCAATTTGTATCAGCCGAACATATATACCCGCAATGTTTATTGGATGGCAAGCAATCCAATGATATGCATAATATCATTAAGACGCTTAATACACTAAATGCAAATAGATCCAATTATAAGTTTCACGAAGATTATGATATAAAGAGCAAAAACTGGGTTGAATTAGAATGTAATAATTATGTAAATCACAAGGACAAGGTATTCGTGCCGAATAATGATTCGCGGGGTTTTATATCAAGAGCCATTCTATATATGTACAAGGAATACAATTGTAATCCGAAAAAAATAATAGATATCGAGATATTAAAGAAGTGGTATTATAACTTTTCGCCGACAATTGACGAGCGATATCACAACGATATTATTAAGCGATTGCAAAATAAAAATAATATATTCATATCAAATTACAATAAGAAGAACAAGGGCATTAAAAAAATCCTCGATTCCTTATGAAAAAACTCTGATTGATTAATTCATTTGATTAATTAGATTGAGGTGGGGGGGATATAATAAAAAATGATATAGATATATATTATCTTATTTTTATAATGAATCTTTTAAATGAAGAGCAAAGATATGCCGTAAGTAGTGTTATGGAAGGACACAATATTTTATTGACAGGTTCGGCGGGAACGGGGAAATCTTATACTATTAAATATATCATAGAGTATTTGAATAATGCAAATAAGAACTTTGCTATTACGGCATCTACTGGGACTGCAGCAGTTATGATAGGCGGCCAGACATTACATTCGTTTTTAGGACTCGGTTTGGGAACAGGGAGTATCAAGGATATACTTGGCAATATTCTTAAAAATAAGAAAAAGCACGAAAATATATTGAAGCTCGATGTGCTGATTATTGACGAGATATCTATGATTGATAAGGATTTATTTGAAAAAATATCCGAAGTCCTGAGTATCATAAAATCCACCGAAGCGTGCTTTGGTAATATTCAGTTAATTTTAGTAGGCGACTTTTGTCAATTGGCGCCCGTTAAAGGCAGATATTGTTTCTTGTCGGATATATGGAATAAAATAAATATAAAGATTGTTTTGCTCGAAAAGTTAATAAGACAGGATGATGACGAACTATTTCAAAAGATTCTGAAAATTGTCAGAAAAGGTAAATGTACGGATAATATCATAAAGGTTTTAGATAGATTACGAGATACCGAGTTTGACAATGGTATTATTCCTACGAAATTGTATCCTGTAAATGTTAATGTTGATAAAATCAATAATATTGAGATAGAGAAGCTTAAAGCGCAAGGGAACATATCTAAGACATATCCAGCTATTGCGAGCTGTGATAAGGAAAAGGAGGGTGAAAAATTTGCAATTGAGCTTACATTAAACGCTCAAGTTATTATTATAAGAAATATAAGCGTCGAGGAATCTCTTGTAAATGGTACGAGAGGTGTTATTAAACATCTCGGGGCTGATTATGTAATTATCAATGATATAAATGGCAATATTCATACTATTAAATATTTTACAGATACATTCAATAACAAGGTTTCGGCAAAAAGCTCTTATATCATACATATGCCTATTAGAATATGCTATGCGCTTTCTATTCATAAATCTCAGGGTATGACGATAGATGCCCTTGAATTAGATTTGGGGCCTAATATATTTACTTGCGGACAGTCATATACTGCATTATCGCGAGCAAAAAAACTGAGCTCTATAAAAATCATAGATGTTGATAAGAACTCTTTTAGAACTAATACAGATGTTAAAAACTTTTATAAGAGTTGTAATACTATTAATAATTGTAATAATAATCTTAATAATTATTAGATATATAAAAATGAAAGAGGCTTTTGTTTCACAAGCGGAAAATGATGATATTGTAAAGGAGGTATTTATAATATTTGGTTATTCTGTCGCAAGTATAATTATTGTCGTAGCATTAGCGTGGGGATATTATAATAATTTGAATTTATTTATAGCAGTCTATTCGCTTATAATTATTTTATATAATGTTATGATAATATCTATCGTTGTAATGAATAAAGATATTTATGATTCATCCAGTTATACTATAATATTTGGAACTACCATATTCTCTATATTTTTAACTTTCTTCGTAGGTATGTTCTTCTTATATAAATTTTTTACACTTCCTATAAAGGCTGTAGGTTCTGCTGCTACAGCTGTCCCTCAAGATGTAAATTATTCATATAAATATTAAAAAATATCATACATATCCAGGATACATATCTATCATACATATCCAGCATAAGATATTATATATAATATAATAAATAGCAATACGGTTTTGATATAGACATCAAGAGACAATATATTTTCTTGTAAATATTCTGGTATCCTATCGTAGATGTTATTAATTATTCCGCTAAAATATATGAGAAATACTATAATAACTATTATGAGATTCTTCTTAATCAATTCAATATCCATATATAGCATATAATCATTTTTATTCATTTGAGCATATGGCGAATAAGGAGGCTGATGCTGTTGTGAGGGATAAGGAGGCTGATGCGACTGATTTTGGGGATAAGGAGGTTGCGAATGCTGATGCGGCTGATGTTGGGGATAAGGAGGTTGCGAATGCTGCGAATGCTGGTTAGGATAGGGAGGTGGCGAATGCTGTGAAGGATGTTGAGTATAAGGAGGCTGCGAATTCTGCTGAGGATACGAGGGATTTGATTGATTGCCACCTGACATATCTTGTATTGTAAGAGGTGGCGTATTTAAGCCCATATCTTTATTATTTTTAGATATTAATAATTCGTCTCTGAATTCATTTAAAACATCTTGTACCACGGGATCATTTATATCATTATGTTCATTATTAGTACTCATTAATATACTAAGTTTAATAACCTAATATTATATTATATTTAGATATTGAATATAATTACGCGATAATTTTATATTTTGTATAGTATAATGTTGTTAAATCCAAGCTATTTATTAGAATTATTGAATACTAATAATATAAAAATAAACAAGTGCATTCATATAGGCGCCCATAAATGCGAAGAATTGCCTATATACATTACAATGGGCTTCGCGAAGGATGATATAATATGGATAGAGGGAAATGATGATATGGTAGCAGTTGCTAAGAATAATAATATATCCGTCCATAACTATATAATAACTGATAAAGATTATAGCGATGTTATATTGTACAAGGCGAATGATACGGCTTCATCAAGTATTTTAGATATGTATAGACACACAGAAGTTTATCCAGACATATCATATGGCAATACTATAAAATCCAAAAGTATAACTATAGATACTTTTTTTGATATTCAAGGTATTAAAGCTGACGAATATAACTTTTTGAATATAGCTATTCAAGGAGCCGAACTAATAGCATTGCGTGGCGCTATAAATTATTTGAAATACGCAAAAGCCATATATATAAAAATACACGAAATAGAATTGTATAAAAATTGCCCAGGTGTAAAAGATATAGATGATTTTCTGAGAGACTATAATTTTACAAGAGTTATAACAATAATGACAGACAAGGGATGGGGTGATGCATTATACATTATTTCTTCTTAGCTGCGACACATTTCCCTGTCTCCGGATTTCTTACTTGGCCGTCCTTACACACATTGACACATCTCTTTGTTACCGGATTTATTTCTTTACCCTCCGGACATTCCTTCTCCTTCGCTCCCTTAGGCTCGGCCTTCTTAGGCTCCTCCTTCTTAGGCTCCTCCTTCTTAGGCTCTGTCTTGGTCTTTTTGGTAGATGCTACACATTTACCTGTTTCGGGGTTTCTTACTTGGCCGTCCTTACACACATTAACACATCTTTTTGTTACTGGATTTATTTCTTTACCTTCAGGACATTCTTTTTCATCCGGTTTTGCTACGACGGGCTTAGCAGTTTTTATAGGCTTTATGGGCTTGACAGGTATCATATGGTCTTTTTTGTTATTTATAGGGGCGATGGGCTTAGCCTGCGGAACCTGCTCTATATCAAAATCTTCGCGATTATTTGGCAGCCTGATATTTTCGTATGTGTAAATATTGGGGATATTGGCGGCAGCCTCTTCGTCTTCATATTTACATTCTAAGTATTTGCGAATTGCCCCCTTAGTCTTTTCTTTCACAATGTCTTTCATTAATTCTTTTTTATCAGATAGATAGTTTTCATAGCTGATACGATAAGCCTTCCTTTTGTTATCATAGAGCTCGTCATAGATGCCCTTCTTCTCTCTTTTTATTTCCTCGCGTTTATCAAAAATATCTAAATATAGTTTAATATCCTTTTTCAAATTATTAATTTCGCTCGCGTTATTAGTATTATTATTGGCGATATTTAATATTTTTTTTTCAATATTTCTTAATATATCCATTTAATAATATTGAGGATAAAAATAATTAAGGCAATATAATATCTTCAAACATTCCCCTGTAAAATGTTTGTAGGCTTTCTTCAGGTTTCATTTGTTCTTCGTAGGTACTTCTCGGTATATATTTGACTATTATTTTTTCTTTACCACAAGTAAGTTTTTTATCATAATAGCCTTGGACTATTAATATAGCTCCTATAAAAAGTAAAAATATAGCAATTGCTTTCATTCTTAATAATATAATATAGATTATTTTTCTACATTTCTCTCAGTCCAAACATCAGTCTTTTCAATTTCCTCTTTAACCTCATCCAATCTGACGATATTTCCATCCTCGTTTTCATTGCTCGCCTCTACATTATCGCCAGCAGCACCAGCAGCACCAGCAGAGGACTCTACAGGCGCAGCATTTGAAGTAAGCGTCTGTTTCCTGTTTTCAAAGACAATATCGCGGTCGTTCATATTCTTCTTATACTCTTTCATTAGAGTGTTGAGCTGTGTCTCAGAGTATTCTTGATTCTCAAGAGACTCTGGGTTAGGAGACCAAGGGCACCAACAGCCTACTTGTGCGATATAGATATTGAACTTGTTATCTATTTTCTTCAAAAACTCGCTACGGACTTTTGCCTCTTCAATAGTATCAAAGGTACCGCGGACTTTGATGCCGCGCATAGAAGTAATAAAGTTATTATCTTTATGATAATCTGCTTCAAGCTTGTCGTTATTAACCGATTTATAAAACGCGAGCTGTTCGTTCATTTCCTTGGGCTCAAAGATATATGAGTGATTGTCTGCAATTGTATCGACCAAATCCTTTTGTTCCGGATTCTTTTCCTTGATGCCTTCGAGAAGCTTCTTCATATCTTCAGAAAACTTCTCAATAAACTTGGTAAAAATGTAAGCTTCTTTATTTACAATAACATCTTCTGGGCTCAAAAAAGACAATAGTACAAAGTTTTGGCCACGGATAGGCTTGTCCTCATCCAAATAATCCAACTCTTTTGTTGATACCATCGCGCTGTTTTCTACTGCTGTCATTTTATACTACTGTTTCTATCTTATAATATAAATATATATTTATAATCTTATATATATTTTCATAATTACAAATAAAATATTTTATAATAATAAATGTCAATAAAAAAATACGATGATTTCAACATACTATTATACAAAGTTCTAAAAATAATTATTCAGGCTCTAATAATCGCGTTTGTAGCATTGCTAATACAAGATAATAAGTTTAATGCGGTTAAACTATTTACTCTCACGATACTAATAGCTCTGACAATATACATATTAGAACTATTGGCAAACCGATTTACAATTGCCACTCAAACCGCGAGCAACATAGGATTGCAAAAATCTAACGCATTTATGTTATTATAATAGCCTCCCGCCTCCTTCCTCCTCCAATCCCCTCCTTCCTCTTCCTCCCTCTAATTATTTTTATTATTTATGCAAATGTAAAGCAATACAATTCATATCATAATAAATATCATTAGGAAGATAAAACAATATCTCGCCAAATGCTCTCAATAATATAACTGATAGAATCATAGACTGTAAAACTATAAAGCTATCCTCATATGATATAATATATCTCGTCAGATAGTTCATAGTTAGCACTAATATAGCTAAGATTATTATATTACCAGAATGCGATATAATACATAGCGCTCAATCATTTTTTATTTATATAAAAATGTTAAAAAATTTATTGGTAGTCTCTTCAAGCTACACAGAGAAAGCTAAAGCAATCAGATTTCTATAAAAATTGAAATGAAAAAATAAGAATATTCCGGCTTCTCAAGTATCTGCTATGTCAATATCAATATATTTATTATAATAATTGTCGGCCTATCGTCGGCCTATCGTCAGTATGCTTGTCTGCTGGAATATTTGCGGATTCTTAAATATATTTTAGCAGTTGTGGTAAGCGGTTTATAATGATGGTATTATTTCGTAGTTTAAATCTACGCATATCTTTTTCCATATCTGGTCTTGGACGTAGAGCTTTTCTCTGCTTTTCAATAATGGAAAATATTTGAGGTATTCGTTGAGCCCGAGTATCTGAAAGAACTTATAGAGAACATAGCTATATGACAAAAAATTCTTTCTATCTTTCGGACAATGTTTCAAGAAAGGCGCTTGGATGCTTCTGAACATATTACATAGCTTATCCTCCAATTCGGGACTGAATTGCGGTGTAGGTATTCCGTTGATTCTGTTTATAATATAATTGATATGCTCGTAATACTTGTTTATTCTCAATCTTTTAAGAATATCCCTCATTTTTAAATAGGTTATTTTTTTCAAGTCAGTTATTTTCTCCTTCTTAATTTCCGTCAAAATTCTTTCAAATATTTCATCGGGTATATCCGTACTCTCCTTGCCCTGAACCTGGTTGCACCACTCCCTAAAATGATTAATCCTCTTATAACAAAAATGCGATGTGTCCTTCGTATTCTGCTTTAATATCGGTCTATTTTGCTCTACCAAGAGAAGCTCTTGATATCCGCAGATACTACATACAATTATTGCATCGTGCTGGAGGCAAGTCATACTATTTTTACAAACCTTACATATCTCTATGTTTTCGTCTTCGACTGTTCTGACATATCTATTGTTTATTATTGCCATATATTTATCTACTAAGGTACTCTTGTCATATACCTTGCTATTATCATTTTCATTAATTTCCCCCTTAGTTTTATTAGCCTCGGTTTTATCGCTATCAGCGCCTTTATTTTCTGTTATTACTTTCTTATTATCTATGTTATTAAGAGCTTCTAATACATTAATAGTTTTAGTATTTATGCTCATATTTCGCTTTTTTTTAGATTCCTTCTTATATATTTTCGGTTTATTAAAGGACTCTTTGACAAAGTTTATATTTTGATTAATATCTGATTGCTTATTTACGGTATCATAATATTGAAATAGTATATCGCTCGTATTCTTGTAATACTCTATTTCATCTAAATTATTGAGTTCATTCAATTTACTTTTAATATCTATTATCTGCTCGTTCAACTCTATATTACTGAACCAAAGCCGGCTATTAAGTTCTTTATCGGCCGTATTATTTATACTTTTTAATATCTCCATTTTCTTTTCTTCGCAATAACTGAGTTTTTCAAGATAGTATACCTTTTCCTTATCGCTCTTCTCAAAATCCTTTATCATATTATTATGCATTGCGTCCAAAGTAACAGTTTCATTTATATCTGTTGTTATTTTTTTTTTAGATGACTTCTCTTTAAACATCATTATATTTGAATTATAAATATTAAGGTTTATATAATAAAAATAATTTTTGTGTCATATAATCTATATTTTTTTCTCCTCTAATAGTATAAAGAATATAGCGTAAATGGGTGGTGGTCTTCTTCAATTAGTAGCTTATGGTGCACAGGATGTTTATTTAACTGGTAATCCTCAAATTACCTTTTTCAAAGTAGTTTATCGTCGTCATACTAACTTTGCTATTGAAGCTATCCAGCAAACTTTCAACGGTAATGCCGGCTACGGAAATACTGTAACCTGCCAAATATCGCGCAACGGTGATTTAATAAATCGTATGTATTTACAAGTTGATGTCCCTAAAAAGAAAACCGCGCAAGCGGCAACAAACAGTACATACCAAAATTATCTCGGGTTACGCTTAATAAAATCCGTTGTTATTGAAATTGGTGGCCAACAAATAGATAAGCATTATTCCGATTGGCTTTACATCTGGAACGAATTATCTCTTCCTATGGGCAAACGCTATGCATATGATACTATGGTCGGCGCTGATAAAGATATATTAAATGGTGGCTATGTTAATTCTGATATAACCAATACAACTCTATATATTCCCTTTGAGTTCTGGTTTTGCCGCAATGTAGGTCTTGCGCTACCTTTAATCGCCCTTCAATATCACGAAGTTAAAGTAAAAATAGATTTTGAAACTAAGGCCAACTGCATATCTGTAGGCACTGGCGCATTAACCGATTTTGAAGATATTAAAAATATCTCTTTATGGGCTGATTACATCTTCTTAGATACTGACGAACGCCGAAGATTCGCTCAATTATCCCACGAATATTTAATAGAACAGCTACAATTCACTGGCACTGAACCCCTCGTTGCCGGTACCAACCGAATCAAGCTTAACTTTAATCACCCTTGCAAAGAACTCATCTGGGTCGCAAAAGTAGCCCCCTCTTCCACAACTGTTAATAAAACCAGATGGTACGATTATACCAACTTGGATGTTGCCGACGATAACACTTCCGAATCTTTAGCCTATGGTAATGATTCTGCACTTGGCGGTCAATACACATCCAACTACCTTGTTATATCCGATGTCAAACCTAAGACAAATAGCAACCCTTTCACCAATGCCATCCTCCAATTAAACGGCAACGATCGTTTCGCTGTAAGAGAGGGCGATTATTTCAATTATGTTCAACCCTTCCAGCATCACACCAATGTTCCCGTTAACAATTCTATCAATGTGTATTCGTTCGCCTTAAAACCCGAAGACCACCAACCGAGTGGCACCCTCAATATGTCTCGTATTGACACTGCAACTTTGATGGTTACTGCTAAATCAGCTCCTACTAATCAATCATACCAAGGCATCAATATATACGCGGTCAATTACAACGTCCTTCGTATATTATCTGGTATGGGCGGCCTTGCTTATTCCAATTAAAAATATAAAGATATCAACTATAATAAAAAATATAAAAGAGTCGTGTTATATAATTTCCTTTTTTTTTTCTCCTCTAATAGTATAAAGAATATAGCGTAAATGGGTGGTGGTCTTCTTCAATTAGTAGCTTATGGTGCACAGGATGTTTATTTAACCGGTAATCCGCAAATTACCTTTTTCAAAGTAGTTTATCGTCGTCATACTAACTTTGCTATTGAAGCTATCCAACAAACTTTTAACGGAACTCCCAACTTTGGCAATCGCGTAACCTGCCAAATATCTCGTAATGGCGATTTAATACATCGTATGTATTTAGCAGTCGTTAATTATTATTCGACTCAAGAAGTATGCCCTTATTTCGGCCTCCGTTTAATAAACTATGTAGAAATCGAAATCGGTGGTCAAAAGATAGACAAGCATTATTCTCACTGGATGTATGTATGGAATGAACTTTCGCTTCCCATATCAAAGAAAGAGGCCTATAAAAAGATGGTAGGTGCTAATGATAAGCTCGCGACAATAGGAACTGATGCTAATACTGGCGCTAATCTCTATATCCCCTTAGAGTTCTGGTTCTGCCGCAATGTAGGTTTAGCCCTTCCTTTAATCGCTCTACAATATCACGAAGTTAAAATCAACATCCTCTTTGAAACAAAAGAAAATTGCAAAGGTACTGGTGATAATATTAGCGACCTTCCATCTGTTTCATTATGGGTTGATTACATATTCTTAGATACCGACGAACGCCGAAGATTCGCTCAATTATCCCACGAATATTTAATAGAACAGCTACAATTCACCGGTACTGAAAGTGTATCATCTGCTGCATCCATTAAACCTAAATTATCTTTCAATCACCCTTGCAAAGAGTTAGTTTGGTTCTGCTCGTCCGATCACTCTGCCAATACTACGGACGCTCAGAAAGGTGTTGTAAATAATAACTGGGTAAATTATTCTACTAAGGTTAATACTTATGCAGCCGATAATACCGGATTATATAATGCTACCAGCGCAATTGATTCAACTAATCCCGTAAAATCTGCCAAACTTGTATTAAACGGCAATGATCGCTTTGCTGCAAGACCCGGTTCATATTTCAATTTAATACAACCCTATCAGCATCACGAAAATATCCCTTCCAATCCTGGCATCAATGTTTATTCATTTGCCCTAAAACCGGAAGAACACCAACCAAGTGGCACTCTCAATATGTCTCGTATTGATACCGCCGTTCTCAATTTAGATATTAATCAAGTTGATACCTATCTTTCTAATAACCAATTTTCAAAGAATCTTCACGTCTATGCAGTGAATTATAATGTTCTCCGTATATTATCTGGTATGGGCGGCCTTGCTTATTCCAATTAAATTATATTATATATATATTTATATATGTTGTTAAATTGCTATAAAGTTTCTTTTTTTTTTCTCCTCTAATAGTATAAAGAATATAGCGTAAATGGGTGGTGGTCTTCTTCAATTAGTAGCTTATGGTGCACAGGATGTTTATTTAACCGGTAATCCTCAAATTACCTTTTTCAAAGTAGTTTATCGTCGTCATACTAACTTTGCTATTGAAGCTATCCAACAAACCGCTTCGGGAAGTAATTCGCTCGGCTCTCGCGCCACCTATCAAATTACTCGCAACGGTGATTTAATACACAGAGTGTATTTCTACGGAAAATTAAAAAATACTGGCGCTACCTCCAAAAAAATAGCGTTAGTTCCCAATGTAGGTCAAAAGTTATTGAAAACCGTAGAATTAGAAATTGGCGGACAACGCATAGATAAACATTATTCGGAATGGCTTTACATCTGGAATGAACTTTCGCTACCTTACGGCAAGCGCGAAGGCTACTATAAAATGATTGGCGCCAACAATGAGAACTGCTGTACTCTATTGCCTTCGACATCATCTTATGAATTATATGTTCCCTTAGAGTTCTGGTTCTGCCGCAATGTTGGTTTAGCTCTTCCTCTAATCGCCCTTCAATATCACGAAGTTAAAATTAACATAGAATACGAATCTGTAACCAATCTTTGCGATATAAGTAATAAAAATTATTGCCAGGAAAATGATAAATTAACAGGTGGCGAAAATAACGGCACTGGTTATTCTAATACTGAACTTACCCTTGATGAGCCTACTTTATGGGTTGATTACATCTTCTTAGATACCGATGAGCGCCGAAGATTCGCACAATTATCTCACGAGTATTTAATAGAACAGCTACAATTCACTGGCACTGACACTATAACTACTTCCGGTTCAAATCCCGATTCTATGAAGAGCTTAAGAATGAACTTCAATCACCCTTGCAAAGAACTTGTATGGGCTATCAGAAGTTCAACTGACGCCAATAATGTATATTGGAATAACTTTTCGACCGCGGATGCCGATAATACTACCGGCAACGACACCTTCAATAACTATGTCATCTCTAAAAATCCTGTAATGCAGGCAAAAATAATGCTCAACGGCAATGATCGCTTTGCCACCAGACAAGGCGAATATTTCTCATTAGTCCAACCCTATCAACACCACGAGAATACCCCTGATATGTACCACAAGGGCATCAATGTTTATTCATTCGCCCTAAAACCGGAAGAACACCAGCCAAGTGGCACCCTCAATATGTCCCGCATTGACACTGCTGTTCTATCTCTATCCTCCAGAATTGCCGGCACTATCCATGTCTTCGCGGTAAATTACAATGTTCTCAGAATATTATCCGGTATGGGCGGCCTTGCTTATTCCAATTAAATATGATGCGATAGCCATATTACAATATTTTCATTTTTCAATTTATAATTATTTTTAGACGATAATGATAATATGATATTATATAAATACTTTGATATATATAATGATGTCTTTTGGATGTTTACACCGGCATTGCCCTTGTTTTTTTCATTAAAATAGTATGTAATAATATCCTCCAAGTAAGGCAAGCATTTTTTATTCATCTTTTTAGAATATAATACAACGTGTTGTCTAAACATCATATAGAAACATTCTTTATCCGTAAGTGTTTTGTAATTTTTTGTACTTTTCTTTAGTTTATCCAAAGTTTTGCGATAATCATTATCGAGTTCATATCTAAATTTTTTAATTAAATTCCCTTCCAGCATATCGCAATTATATTTATTTCTCTTTGCGCTTACAATATCCTTAAAATTCGTCTCTCGCTTAATAAAGGCATTCGATGATTTAGTAATCTCACTCAACTTTTTGAGTTCGCAATAGCCATCTAAAAATCTCACAATATTTACAAAATAATCCTTGTCCGTAAAGTCATACGAGCTGGTCATATTATAGTAATTATACCGTTATATACCGTCATATATCATTTTTTACTATATTTTTACAAAATAAAACAAATTATATCATACCAATAATTAAGGTCTTAATTATAATGTGAATAAAAATATAAAAATAAATATAAAAATAAATATAAAAATAAATATAAATATAAATAATATATATCTAAATATAAAATGCTCCCGTAATCATAGCGTTAATCGTCGTTAATCGTCGTTAATAATGATATCTTTTAGATATGGCGCGAGAATCTCATTAACAATAAACTCTGGTTTGAATTCGTCGTAATTCATAAAGATTTTGAGGAGTTGCTCAGAGAACCCTGATACAATAGCAGTCCCTTCAGTATCGCAATTAACAGGGAAAACCTCATTGCTATCTGAATTGAGATTCCAGAATATAAACTTGGGCGCCGTGTAATTATTGGCTTCATAGAGTTTAACAATATTTTGATAGACAGTATCAAGAGCATTTGTATTATTTCTCTTGTTCCTATAATCTCTCTCAAAATTGCCTGTAATAGTATTATTAAACTGCATATCCGTAAATACAAATAGCTTTTTAGGCATTTTATCTTGCGGAATATTATATTTAATAGCATATTTAATAATCTCCTCATTACATTTTACAAAATCCGTACTGAATCCATAATCAACATCAATAATATTCTTAATACATTCGTGAAGCGTCGGGATATCATCAGTATCCTGAGTATCCTGAGTATCTCGCTTAATCAAATCTACAAGCTCGGGATTTTCGCTAAATGTAATAATTTTTTTAGCAAATTCGCCCTTACAGCACAGAGCCGTAATAATACCAAGAGCAACTGCTACTTGTGCCGGAATACTTCCGTTTTTAGCATTAAACATAGAGCCCGATACATCAACGATAGAAATAGCATTATCAAAATTGCCCGATTTTCTAACATTCTCTACAATTGCTCTCCATTGCATCTCAGTAGTCTGGCATATCTCGTTATTGCGAAACTTTTGCAAATCCTTAATATATACTCCTGTCAATTCGTGCGGAAGAATACCGGTAATATTGATTTTCTTAACATTAGACGCAACATCTCCCAAATATTTTTTATACCTTTCTTCATCGTGTTTAATAAATGCTTTTTTCAATTTATTAGAGGCAACCCCTGGGATATTTTCATACTTAATCAACCCCCATTTATTATCACACATCTTAGATTCCACGATATCTATTTGCTTTCTCAGAGGAACAAGATATTCCTTCCTATACTTGGACATCTTATATGTATCTTTGCTACCATATATAACCGAAGCAACTTTCTTGGCGAACTGTCGTTGCCTATCATTCCTATCATTCTCACTGGGTGCCCACTTGGCACACAGAGATACCGGTTTATTATTATCCAGGTTAATCTTGTCGTCAATCAATTTCTGCGCAATAATATTCATTTCAATCTTGTGGTCAATATTTTTCAAATTATAGCTGATATATAGCAGGTCCTTCCAACGACCATATTTCTCAACATATAGCTTGATATTGCACATATAGGTTTCAAACTTATTTTTGCGTAGCCAAAGCATAGCCTCATTAGCTACCTTTTTCTCCTTTTTGCCGTTCAATCTATCGCGACCATTGAAGATAATCGCGACAGTTTTTTTCGGGTCTTCCTTCCAGCATTTTTCAAGATGATCGTAGCTATCACTGATACTCAAATCGCGCATAAATAGCATAAAATAATCTACGATAGCACTTCCCGTACTTTTAAAAGCATTTCCTCCATTGGCCGTTTTAGTAATAGGATTGCTATCATAGCGATTGCCGTAATTATCATAGTCATCATTACTATCGTTACTATCGTTACTATCATTATTATCTTCATAATCCTCGTTATCATTATCATTGTCATTGTCATTGTCATTGTCATTGTCATTGTCATTGTCATTGTCATAGACTACGGCAATATCAGCGACTTGAATAGGGATTTCCATAGTGTAAATGCAGGGGTTGTTATTATATGTTGCTAAACATTTATATCAATTTTTACATAAATATTATAAATATCGTAAAAAAAATAATGTTGATTAATATTGTTTCCTTAGGCTTTAGACAGATGCCGCGAGTTTGCTTGCAGAAGGAGGGAAATGATGGGAGATAAGCTTTTGTAGGATGAAATAGTTGATGTCCTCCTTATCGCCGACATTTAGGATTTTCTTAAGCTTGTCGTCGGGGAGAATAAAGCGCTTGTTCTCAGGCTTGTTTAGATTGTGCTCCTTTACATAAGAGTTGATGAAGCGGGTAATATCGGTACGAGATTTCTCAGTTCCGTGGGGAACACCGATGAAATCGCAAAGCTCATCGGAGATTTTGTTGGGCTTGGCAAAACCGGAAGGCGAGTTTTTAGCATTCTGGCGCTTCTTCTGAGCCTTCTCGATTATTTTTTGCTGTTTCTCATAATCCTTGCTTAGCACCTTAAGAAGATTTTGAACTTCCTTAAAGCTTGCAAAAAGATTATTTACCTTCTCGATAATTACTGAAACGGCATTATCCTTTGCAGGGGCAACTTCGGTACCCGAAGCATCGCTCGGAACAACAGAATCCTCTGTCTTTACGGGAGTAAGAGACACGGGGGTAACAGTAGTAGCAGATGCGGTAGAAGCCACGGGAGTGGCGGTAGCAGCTGCAGTTTTAGTTGCGGGCAATTTAGCAGCTACCGGTTGCTTTTTAGGAGCTTTTGAATCAACGGTAGGTTGAGGAGCTTGAGGAGGTACAGGAGTCGCTTTTTTCGTTGCCATTATATATTCAGTTTATGAATACATATATAATTATATGTTTATATCATTTTTCAACATCATAATTATAATTTATTTACAATAAATAAACATATGAAAATAAAAAGGGTCGGAACCTATATTACCGGGTTTAAATATTATAAATATAGGTCCGGCAAGCCTGGCAAGCCTGACAAGCCCGGCAAGCCTGACAATGAAGGAATTGTGGATAAAGAGAGCGAGATAACAGATGAGGATACTATAAACAAAATTAAAAAGTTCAAAATACCCCCTTCATATGATAATGTAGTAATATTAAATAATAAGAAAATATTAGCATATGGATACGATAGCAAGGGTAGAAAACAGGTTATATATAATTCCAAGCATATTGAAAAGCAGAACGAGCAAAAATACGAGAAAATACAGAGATTTGATAAGCATTTTATTAAGATAAAAAAGCAGGTCGCAAAAGATTTAAAATCTCCCGAAGAAAAAAATAAAATTATAGCAATTATAATAACATTAATACTGTCGTGTGGTTTTAGAATAGGTAATATAAAATACGAGAAACAGAATAAATCTTATGGAATAACTACTTTGAATTATTCGCATATCAAGCTATTGAATGATAACACTGTATCTTTTGATTTTATAGGTAAAAAAGGCGTACGCAATCAGGCCATCTGTAAAAATAAATATATATACGCTTATCTCGCAGAAAAACTTGATATTCCGGCAACTCCTTCTACGGAAGCAGCAGAATGCAACAAATATTCCGAATATATATTTAAATATAATAATAGGCGCATAACAGCCGATGATGTTAATAATTATTTAATGTGTAAATTGAAGGTTAATATAACTACTAAGGATTTGCGGACTTGGAACGCTAATAATTTATTCAATAAATATTTGCATAAATATAGGAATGAAAAGAATCCTGTTAAGAAGGCTTTAGAGCTTACATCGTTTGAATTACACAATACATCTAATGTATGCAAAAAAAGCTATATAGACCCTAAGAGGTTATTGAAGGCACTATGATAGATATCGGATGAGACAAAATAATAAATTAAAAATTGACTTTTTTATTATTATATAATAATAAGACAAATATTATAAAGCAATGGATATTGAGATTATTAATAAGAATATTGAGGATATGCTTGTAAATCGCGGAGATGATGTATCTTCTTTTAAAGAGATACTATTGTCCCTTAGCAAAGAAGATTTTGAATCCGATAAGCTTGTTATTAACGTTCAAACATTAAATACTACTATATTGTACGCTCTCTCTAAAAATCTTAGAAAAAATATAATAAACGAGCTCAAAGAGAAATTAAAGGACGGTGATAATATTAAGGATTTTACCAATAAATACGGTGGTAAAAACAACATAATCCTTGTATTTAACAACGAATCTATTTCAACTGCGGTAAAATCCCAGCTTAACAAATACGATAAAATATTTCAAAAAAATGGCGGACACCTTCAATATTTTAGCTCCCAACAATTGATGTTTAATCCCACGAAGCACGAGTATGTCCCTAAACATACCAAGCTTACCGAGGAAGAGGTCAAGGATTTTATGAAAGAATATTTGGCTCGTAGTAAAATGCATATGCACGTCATACTACAAAATGACCCAATCGCCAAATGGATTGGATTGAAACACGGGGATATCGTTAGAATAGATAGATACAATGAAAATAGCGGCGAATCATTTTCCTATAGATCTTGTATTTAAATAAAGTTATTTTTAAATAAATATATTATATCTATAAAATAATAGAGTATATAAAAATTATAATGACGGAAAGTATTACAGCTAGCGATTTGCAACAGTATGGTAATTTACGGGCACATTTAAAGGATTTATATATTAAAATAACAAATGGTAAAAGAGAAGTGCAAAATGGTATGCCCGATTTTGATGATTATTATAATAAATTATTCCCAAATAGTTCTACAATAACTACTCCATATGCAGATAAATTAGATTATACCAACGACGGTTTAACAACAATGGGTGCGAATGCTATTAGTTTAAAAAAATTATTACACAATACTTTGTACCCAGTTTTTAATCAGACAAAAAATAATGGGCCTACTAATTATAATACAATATCAAATAGTCATATAGTTACCGCAACCGGTAAGAAAGATCATTTATGCTTCATTAAATTAAAAACAGATAAAGCAGATATTGAACCCGACAAATTTTCTATAACTAATATATTATATTCAAAATATGCAATTGAAATATTTATTAGAATAATTAAAGCTCTTGATGACTGTTATACAAATCAAGGAAAAGATATTATTAGTTTATTTAGTTCAAGTACGCAAATATTTATAGTTGCTAAAAAATTGAAAAACGAACATCATGATAATGTACCAAAAGGCATTTTTATAAATAATGCGACAAATGATCCAGATAGTCCACCAATTGGTATATATTTATATATTGGAAATATAGTAAATTTCTTTAACGCTGCTGATATAAAGATTTATGAATCAAATGCTACTGTTAATACGCCTGAAGTAACTCAGTCGGTAAAGGATGCATATATTGCTAATGCAACTAATGTATTCACTTCCTCTGATAAATTAGAATATACAGTTTCAGGTACAGGTAAATACTATTTCGGATTTTTACATTATTATAATTATCTTGAGGATGAATCTAAATATCCTGAACAAACAGGTACTAGTCAGACTTCTATAGTTAATAACATAGGAGGCACTATGTCGAAAATGACTTTGAAAGAGGCAAAAATAAGTTCGGGAGATATAACTGGAGCAACTATAACCAAACTAAAAATATTGAAAGGTAGCACAATAACAGAAGTTCCGAGTACTACGAATACATACAAAATTACTTCAGGAAATATAAGTGGTATTGTACAAGGAGGGTTTACTCTTACAGCAGGCGCCAATATTGATACAGACTCAATAAAAAATGTAACAGTTACTGCTAATTCTGTTTTTAGCCCCACTACTAGTGGCAGTGGTGAAACTAAGAACAATACAACAATAATTCGTCCAAAAACAAGTACTACAACAAGCGGATCTCCAATAATATCAGATTCTGTTTCTTTAACATCCACTAATGTTACAAATTTTCAATTTACTACAGATACTCCAATTACTTTCACAGGAAGTTATACATTACCAAATAATTATGATGCTTATGATGCTACTTCAAAAGCAATAACTATAAGAGATGTTATTGTAAGCGCTCCCGAGGTTACAATAGCAGGCACCTTTGATAAACTAACTGCTGCAGCTACAGATTTGAATTCTTATTATAAACAAAATATATATTATATATATAATTTTATAAAAATGATAAATAATATTGATAATAATAGTTTTTCAACAACATTACAATATTTAGAAGTTAATTTATTATGCTACAAAGCTTTATTATTATCATCTATAAGAGCAGCAAATATATTTTATAACAATAGACATAAAATTAGCGCGTTGGCAATATCTTATGAAAAAGATTTTTTAAATAATGCAAATACTGCAGGAGGCAGTAGTGATATTTGTGCTAAATTGGCGCTAATTGATTTTGTTAAAAATGATTATAGAGCAGATTTTGGGGCTACTTGTGTTGTTGCTACAAATATAAGACTACCAGAGGATACTACTGCTTCTGCTACAAAATATCAATATATTTTATACAAAAAAAGTAGTGGCGCAAGTACAGATAATGATACTAATTTTAAAGAGTATGATGTAAGGATACAACAAGAGATTAATCGCATTAAAAATAGCAACATAACAGGTTCAACTACTAATTTAGGAATTGATAACTTTCAACTATGTCATAGTTTTAAGGTTTTATCTCCATTTAAAATATCAACATATAATGACAATACTAATGATACATTAGAACAAGATGGTATATTAAAAAATTCAGGTTCCGATAGTGATTATCTCACAATTATAAATATGTTTGAATATAATAAAAAACACGACTTTAATAAGAATTATAGAATAAAAATTGTCGGAACAACATTTAAAGCTATTAGTTTTAATATTATTACACCGGGCGCAACTAAAAAAAGACGCATAGAAATTGAACTTGAACAAAGCAATGATATTCCTCCTAATTTATTAAACAATTTGAATAAATCAAGTGGCGCAACGCAAATTACAGAAAATGTATATATAGTTAAAATAACAAGCGGGGATATAGATAAGGATTATAATAATATAGTCTCAAATACGGACACTGTTGAACAAAATATAAATATGTATAAAACTAAAATTAAAAATAATACGACACTATATGAGTTACATAAATCCCGAAATAATCTATTATACAACCAGGTAATGTCTTATTTAATAATTGTTGGCGTTTTAATAGCTATATTAGTAATAATAAATATTGCAAATGTAGAAAAACCTCTAATTAAATCAATAACTCTCGGCTGTCTCGCGGTTATAATAATATTATTTATGAGCTATTATATAATGAATACACTATATATAGAAGAGGGTTTTACTGTGTCGGATAATAGTTTTATTGGATATGACTTGTGTCCCACTGATAGTTGCAAATTAAGTGATGCAGATGCAACCAAACCGAACGAATATGCAGATACTATTATAACGAACAAGAAAAATTATGTCAAGAACTTTTTGAATACTAATGCAAAAGAATTAATGCTTATGATAATATTAAAGTCTCCTTCTATTGTTAATGATTCACTAAAAGGTAATAATGAAAAACTCGTAACAATATCTAAAAATATATATAATGAAAAGTTATATTTGAACGATGTCCTCTATAGCAAAAAATCGGATTCTGAAATGAATGTTGATGTCCTCAAATACGAAAATAAAAATTACGATGTCTATATTGTATGCATTCTATTTTTGGCATTAATTATGGTAGGCTCTTACACAGTAAATATATACACAGACAATAAATATATGGATTTACTAATATTAATTATGGTAATACTATTTGTATGCTTATTTACATATTTTGTATTATATACAAATAGAATAGTTAGAACTGTATCCACCAATTACTATTGGGGCAATCAATATGAGAATGAGTATATATAAAAAATACTTATGAATAATCTATATATATTATAAAATCTTAAAATCATAAAATTATGAAAAAAGATGACCCTATACACAAAGATAAATCTCGCGAATCTAAGTCGGATTCTGAATCTGAATCGGATTCTGAATCAAAAACAGAAGATACTGAGGATAGCGAATATAAAGAGGAAGCCGAAGAGACAAGTGAAGATATTGAAGATACTGAAGATACTGAAGAGACAGAAGAGACAGAAGAATATATTATAGATAAGGAGTGCAATAAGCTATGCAATAAGGATTGTCAGAATGAAATTATTAATGATAACCCTGCTTACCAGGATAATCCCGATAATTATTTTAATAAATATCAGGAAGAGAATAATAATCAAATGATATATCTTATTTTAAATACGAACGCAAAGAATGCCAGGAATGCGAAGAGGAATAATAATGTATTGAATCTGAATAAGCATCCTATTAATAAAAAAACATATCGGTTTTATAATAAATATAGTAGTGTTGAAAAAAAATATTTTGATGTTCTGTCTGATGCCGATAAAACGAAACTAATAGATAATGAAGATATTATTGAAAAAACCACGATTACTTATGATGTCCCTATGCGTTTTAAGATACTGACATCTGATATAAATATTAGAACAAAGAAGAGCATCATATGGAAGATTGAAAGTTTAAATAAGATGAATAGCAATTCTTCGGAATATTATAAGCTGAGTTCGTGGATATCTTCTTTGAATAATATTCCTTTTAATAAGTTCTATGAAATCCCCATTAAAATTGCCGATGGTAATGATAAAATCTGTAATTTTTTAAATAATATTAGAGCGCGTATGGATGAGACCATCTTCGGACACAAAGATGCCAAGGAACAGATTGTGAGGGTATTAGCCCAATTAATATCGTTTCCCAAAGCTAACGGATATATTATAGGTATTCAAGGTAGCGCCGGTGTGGGGAAAACGAAGCTAATTAAAGAAGGCATTTGTAATGCCCTGAATTATCCGAATGCTTTTATATCTCTGAGTGGCACAGACGATTCCTCGTTTCTCAAGGGACATTCATATACCTACGAAGGTTCAACTTATGGAAAAATCTGCGAATCTCTTATGAAAACCGGAATAATGAATCCGCTATTTTTATTTGATGAGTTGGACAAGGTATCTAATACATATAAGGGACAGGAAATCGTCAATACGCTGATACATATAACAGACCCCGTACAGAATGACAAGTTCAACGACAGATATTTTGAAGAGATTGATTTTGATATCTCGCGTTCTATGATTATCTTTACATACAATGATGATTCTTTGATAAATCCAATTTTGCGAGACAGGATGATTGTTATTAATGTCAGTGGATATGATAATGACGAGAAGATTGTATTGGCTTCGGGCTATATAATACCCGAAATATTGAAACAATATAATTTGAACGACGGCGATATTATATTTAGCAACGAGCTATTGAGGCATATTATTAATAATATTGAAAAAGAAGATGGCGTCCGTAATTTAAAAAGGGCTATTAACAATATCGTATCGTGGATTAATATGATGATATATGTCCCCACGGATCTTATAAAAATAAGCTTACCTTATACAGTATCACAGACATTTTATGATACATATTGTAAAAAATATAGCTGTAACTCCTCCATATCTGCGAAGCACAATTCAATTTATTTATAAGAAAGGGCTCTCTGTCTTAGGCTATTTAGTCTATCAAACTTTATTTTTTTACTCTTATTTAATAGTATCGGATTATATAAGTTTTAGAATTATGAGCAATTCATTCATATTTTTTGGTTGCTGGAATAATATAAACTGCGAGAAGGAAGCTATATATAGAGATGTCGTATTAAATTGTATCAAAGAGTTTGAACCTTATACTAAAAAGATGTTTATAGCAGGTGATAATTGGTATAATACATTAATCAATTACGATGAAAAAAAAAGAGACAAAAAAAGCAAAGAGGGCAAGGATAGCAAAGATAGCAAAGAGGGCAAGGATAGCAAAGATAGCAAAGATAGCAAAGATAGCAAAGATAGCAAAGATAGCAAAGAGGGCAAGGATAGCAAAGATAGCAAAGATAGCAAGGATAGCAAGGATAGCAAGGATAGCAAGGATAGCAAGGATAGCAAAGAGAGCAAAGATAGCAAAAAAGAATTTTCTTATAAATATTATTTAGTTGATACATTGGTTTCGGGTTATCATATACTATATACGATGAATAAGGATATATATGTTTGTGTAGGTAATCACGACGAAGCCAGTAGTAATAATAACTATCCCAATTGTATGATTAAGACACAGAAACATTATATTAACAAGATCAAAAAATATATAGATGAAATAACGAATGATTTGGAAGCAGTCAGGGGTTCTTCGCAAGAAGCAGCAGATTCATTACAAGGAACCGATAGTGATTATGCAAAAAAGATGATAATGGATTTATTAGACAAAAACAGCCTACCTTCTATTGAACAGTTAGAACCGCTTGATGACGATACAGAGAATAGTATAAAGTTATACTCTGATACAAAAATTGGAGTATATGAAGATGCTTATTCGTCATATATAGTTATTATAATAAATACGAATATTTTGTCACCCGATTATTTAGAAGCTGTTAGAAAAAAAATAGAGGAGACAAAGAAGAAAAGCTGCAATCAAAACAAGGTGATATTTGTAATGGGACACATACCATTATTTTATGATAAACACAAAAAAGAAAAAGTAGCCAAAGCAAAGGACGCAGACAAAGCCAAGGACAAGGGCAAAGCAAAGGACGCAGACAAAGCCAAGGACAAGGGCAAGGCAAAGGATAAGGCCGGGTCGCCAAAAAAGGAACAGGATATAACTAAGATTAAAAAGGGAACTTTTGGAGAAGACAAATCTTCCGAATTAATAGATTTGTTGTATGATATATTGGTCGAATATAACTGTATTTATTTATGCGCGGATTGTCATAATTTCAATATAATGAGTATTAAAAAGCGCGGTAAATCCTTAATCCAGATAACTTCAGGAACTGGTGGTGCTGACCCTGATATAATTAAGGATTTAAAGGATAAAAAGGATAAAAAGGAAGACAAGATATCTGAATATAATATAGCATATTATTCAATAAACTCATATGGATATTGTAAAATAGTTGTTGAAGACGGAAGCGGTGGCAGCGTAGTTGTATCTTATAACAAAATAATAGCAGCTGAAGATGATAATAAGTCAATTGACGAGCTGTATATATATAGCGTTAAAAATAATGAGATAGAATATCGCGAACCTCCTTTAACTGGCGAGGAAAAAAATAAAGTCAAGAATACTATTATATTAAATGCTTCAAATAATAAAGAATATTATTGCAATAGAGTGGCTAAATATAACACTTCTAAAGATATTAATATTAAGGAAAGTAATATAATAAAATCGGAAGATTCGGATAAAGGCATATGTTATGAAAAAAAGGGCAAATGATAAAATGTTAGCTTATAATAAATATGATATATTACTATATTTTATCATTATTGATTATAACCCTTGTCATACTCGCGATATATTATATATACACGGTATATACTTCTGTTCCTTTTAAGAATGGAAAGAATGAAAAGCATTTATATTATATGAGTTATGAAGAAACAGTGCGATTTCTTGAAAGCGACGAAGATAGATATGTAGCCAATTTATCCCCGATAGATTTATATGCCCGCAAAGTATCTTCAAAGGAAGAATATATTAATATTATTAAAGGTGAAGCGACACATTTTAATAAAGGCGATAAATTAATGCTTGATAAATGTACGAAAAAAGCCGATGAATTATTGAGAAATATTAATATAAATACTATCAGCTCTGAAAGCAATCTGGATTATTCAAAATATCTTAATTACAAAGATATAGCCAATATTAAATGGGTATTCGCCATTACCAGGAATGATAATGGTGGAAAATATGAAGATGGCTTGTCGCATACAAGAAAGCACATAATATTTCTATCTCAAGATGTTCTAAATTATTCAGAAGATGAAATAATAAAGCTACTCATACACGAAAAGATTCATATATATCAGCGCTATAACGAAGCTTCGTTCAAAACTATAATATATAATATGGGCTATGCTGAAAGTACAGATAGCCAGGAGATATCTCAAGATAAACTTAAATATGTTCGCTCAAATCCTGATGTCAATAATAAAATATATAAGAACTTACATACTGGTGAATTAATGATATGTTTATATAGTAGCGATAAGCCCAAAAATATTAATGATATTATTATAGAAAATTATGCTATGGAACACCCATACGAAAAAATAGCTTACGAGATATCCGAGCATATATACAATATCCACAAAATAGAAAAATATAAAAAAATATAAAAAATATTAACAAATATAAAAGGATAAAAGGATAAAAGGATTGAAGAATATAATATATATATATTATAATATGGAAGAGGTATTTAAACAAGCACCTGATGGATTAACATATGAAGAGGTTGAAACAATATTTATTAGGAATGATAAGAATGTATTAGATACTCTTATTGAATTGTGGAAAATACCTGATAAAAATGTTAAAAATATTAGCGAGGAAGAAAGTAAATGGGCTAATATTCGCGCTACCTGTGATGATTTTGATAACGAGATGAAAAAAGTATTAGATAATGCTAAAAAACATTCTTAATTTTTAATTCTTGGTAATTACAGAAATTGCCTTCGTGTAGCCTTTGCATAGCTTCGCGTCGCCTTAGTCAAGTAAATTGCGAATATGGTTTATTTCCATTTCGTAATTGTCCGACGGTGTTTCTAAGATAATTGTTGGGATATGTGTTGCAGATTTAGAAGAGGACGATGATGAGGACGAGGATAATGAGGCTATAAAATCGTTCATCTCGGCTACGGGTATTTCGCCATCTAAGATGACAGAGTGCCTATCCTTCATTTCTCCTTTTTTAACAAGGCTATTATTTAGATGGATTACTGTAATATCCTTGCTATTTTTTTTAAATAAGATGTTATATGCCTCTGCCAAACTGTATCCGAGCGCCCAGGTGTGAGCGGTGTCAAAGCAGATTCCGAGGTTTTTCTTTTGTTCTTTTGAAAAGCCGTTAAAGAATGCTACGAAGTCATTCAAATCTTTTAACAGTTCGGTACCTTGTCCAGCAGGCGTTTCAATGATTAATTTAGTCTTCATCTTTTTATTTTCCATAATTTTCAATATATATTCTATTCCCATTTTCATATTATTCAATCCTTTTTCATAGGACAGCGAGACGTGCTTTCCGCAATGTAATACGACACCTTCGGCATTCATCATATCTGCGAGCATAAGCTGATTAATGAGGAGTTTAATCCATATACATTCTTCCAAAGGCATTACCCGTTTTCCTTCGGTGGCATCCTTAGCAATATTTATAGTATAAGGGGCGTGTATAACAAGCTTGAAATCATTTTCGGCGAGATATTTTCGTATATCTTGAGATTTCTTAACATAACTGTCTATATTTGTAATAGTGATGCTTCGCGGATTAGAAACGAATATTTGAAGAGCATTCCCGCCATTATTCCTTATATTATTCATAGTCTCTATTATACCCCCGCTGTTATCGCGCTTAATATGAGCACCAATATAATTCATTGATATTGTCATATATATGATTATGATAAAATTATTCTATTATATCATTATATCAATTTTTACAAGATATCTGGATGGTACAAAGTGGTACAAAAATAAAAAAGGTAGTTTATTTGTTTTTAATTGTTAGCGTAGCGCGTAGCTCGTAGCTCGCGCGTCCGATAAGATATTTATTAGTAATCGTCGGAGTAATATTCGCTATCATCTTCGCTAATGCATTCGCCACAATAATAATCGTCATAATCATCGCTATTACAGATGCTTGAATTGAGTTCATCTTCATTATAATAATCGTTGCATTCGTCATAATATTCGTCATTCTCAATTGCAGACTGCTTTTGCTTTTCGGAATTATTAAGCTGTCCGTAATATTCGTATTTCATATTAATCATCTTGTAATGCGTATTGATATCGCAGCTTTCATATTCCATCTTTTCTTTAAGTTCATTCGCAATATCTTCTCTCCTGGCAATAGTTAGGAAACATTTAGGCGGATTCAATTTCTTATCGAAGCAGTCGGTGATGCTGTTTTTATATTGTGCAACCAACTTGCTCCTATCATAATTCTTATTACTTCCATAAAAATCCAGATAATAATCTACGACGGCTTCCATACGATATCGCAGGATATCCTCGTGCTTATATTTTCTAACCATAAGATGTTTGATATATCCGTCATACAATTCCTTAATATTATAGATTTCGTGAGAGTCGCTGGCAATAGTGTTATCTCCAATCATAATATTAGCAAAATCTGCAAACGAATAATCTTCTTTCACGATATCATTATAAGCATTCATATTATATACGAACACGCACGCAATTAGTTAAATATATATATGTCATAATGCCTATATCAATTTTTGTTTTTCAAGCGTGGGATGCTTGATATAATATTTTTCTAATTATCTTGTTAATCGTCTCGTTTATCTTGTCAATATCAACATTATTAGAATGCCTATACTCAATATAAAGCGTCTTAATGTCCTCGCCGCCGTCTCCGCTACCGCTATCGCTATCGCCGACATCACTGCGCAGAATTAAAGATATCCTATTTGATATCTTGTATTCCTTAATAATATATTCAGATATGCTGTCTATTTCATTGGTACAAGGGAATGTATAATTCGGTTGTTTATTATTCTTGGAACAGATTACAAGTATATTATCTAAAATATCCATATGCTTCTTAATTTTACTTGATACATATTGGTTATCATTAGATAGCTCGTATGTATATATTCTCTCATTGTGTGTATATGATTTATACTTTTCAACTCTGCTTTTTTTATAATAGTTATCTATAAAGGTTTCCAAGCTATTTTTAACAGATACATCTATAACATTCTCTTGCAGTCCCTGCTGTCCCTGCTGTTCCCGGATACCGCGATTAATGAAGTAGATTTCAATTAAATTAATATCTTCTTGGCTACCGCCTCCGACAACACTCGGAAATCCGGTAATATATTTATTAATATCAAGTGTTCCAGATTTAGAAGAGACCAGTTGCGACATATTGTGTGTGTAAAAGGTAATTGAATATTATATAGTATATATATCATTTTTTAGATTTATATATAAAAAATTGATTATTCTATATATTTATATATTAAAACATTTATTATGAATAATGATTTTAAAATCTATAAATTGAGCGACCAAATAGATAAATATAATGCTCCAAATAATATTCCAGAGGTTTCTAATAATCAGTATAATAAAAACAAGGTTCGCGATGATTTTCGTAATATGCTTATTAACAATCTGTTTATCTCAGAGTTAGAAGCTACCGATTTAGAAATAGGCATATTTAATTGTACGATTGATTATGCGAATACTAATAAAATACAATTGTCGTGGAAATGCTCCCTGTTCTTAGATACATATATTAATATCTCGCGAAGCATCTATTCCAATCTTAAATCTAACAGTTATATCGGGAATCAAGATTTATATAAGAGAATGGTTGATAACAAAGAGTTTGTCCCGCATATGCTTCCGTATATGCAATGTCATAATGTATTTCCCGAGAGATGGAATGATATTATCAATAAAAATAATTTGCGACTCAAGGAAGCCTATGAGTTTAATATTGTAGCTATGTCCGATATGATAACTTGTATGAGATGTAAGAGTAAGAAGGTAAGCTATTATGAACTCCAGACGCGCTCAGGTGATGAAGCCTCTACGCTATTTATGGAATGTCTTATTTGCGGAAAGAAATGGAAACAGTAATCTCCAGCCAAGAAGACCCGGGCGTAAGTTATAGTATAGGGCTTCTCTATTGTTCGGCATTTATTATTCTGTATTCAAAGCATTCTCTTAGGATATAAAAGGCAATACCGATATATATTTTTGACTCGTCGTTATCTACAATTTCCCTGATAACATTATAATATTTTTTATTTAATATATAATGCTGTATGGCATTCTGTATCCCATAGTGATATATAATCTCTTCAATATCTTTCTTTTCATAGAATGGTAATTGAATATGATTATAGATATATTTCTCAGTATTGAGAATTAGAACAAGCCTATCGCGCGATGTAATATATTTAATCTTACTATATATATCAGATGCTATGACATTATCGGGTTTTGTTAAAATTATTTTATATTTATATGCCTTCTCTGATGTCTCCGATGTCTCTGATGGTTCTGTCATTTAGTAATAATATATTTATATTTTTATATCATAGTGGGGGATACCGCTGGGGGAGACCGCCGGGAAACCCGTCCCCAACGCGGTTTTATGTGGGGGATGGGGGCTATCGTATTTTATATTATATTATCAACAGTAATAAGGAGTATTGATATACAGCCTAAGATGATACCTAATATACCCTGATAATTTATATTAAAGTATTTATTATAATACAGCGTAACAAGCAATAGCAGTATAATTTCATAAACGGCAAATGTTCTATAATATGCAGGATTAGGGGATATCTTGATAATATAGAAGCCTATTAGTGATACGACGAATAATATTATAGAATATATGTAATATTTTGGCTTAGTTATTATATCTGTAATATTTTTATCATTACTATAAAAATATAGGAAATATATCAAACTTATAAAGCCTACTATTATATTTATCATAATTGGAAATATATACTTAGGGGAATCATCATACCTTATGAAAAGTATAAACCCGACAATTATTGTACTCCTCAAAATAGACAAATAGACCCACTCCTCCATCTTCCCTCCTTTATTCTTATACTTATTCTTATACAAATACAAAAATTATTTAAGTATCCTATTAAAGCCTCTCAATATTTATATAAAATACTAAGAATATTCAGAGCAGTTCTTGAGACACTGGAATATTCATATTTTTTCATTTTAAAATTTGAGTACATCTTTCTGTTTTTTCAAAAATTTCAAAAGTTTTTTAGAAATTACAAAATAAATCAAGAGATGTACTCAAATTTTAATTTTCAAATTTTAGAAATATCCAGTGTCTTTTTAAGTTATCATAATGGTACTATAAATATCTTATAAGCTCCCTCAATAGCCTCTCGATAGCCTCTCAATAACCCCTCAATAGCCCGCGTTGGGGGCGGGTTCCCCCACCTCTCAATAGCCCGCGTTGGGGGCGGGTTCCCCCACCTCTCAATAGCCCGCGTTGGGGGCGGGTTCCCCCACCTCTCAATAGCCCGCGTTGGGGGCGGGTTCCCCCATAGGGCGGTCTCCCTCCCTCATCCCATAATAAATATGTAACATTTTTGCAACATTTTTATAAAAATTGATTGTGTATATCTTAAAGTTAATTATACATTTAGAATGTCCAAGAGCTCTTCTGCTGCTGCCGCCGCTCCTATTGTCAAGGTCAGCGACTCTATCCAGCTATCTTACAACGCCTATGATACTGATGTAGTATATACGACAGATATGATTAATGTCAGCTTCAAGGTTTCATTTGGTAAGGGGAATGATAGCGCGCTGTATAAAAACGAATCAGACCTCAAACAATTTAACAAGAGTTATGAGATTGAAACTCTTGAGACTGACGATGCTGAAAGCTATTATGTAATTACCGAAGAAGGTCCTATTGTAATCAAAATTGAAAACCCAGACATTTATTCGAGGTATAATAATAATTGCGATTATGCTCTCGGTTTCGCGGTTGATTTTGATGAACCTGATTATCTCGAGGAAAGTCATATTACTCCATTCAACATTGATAGGGACGGTGTAATGTGGTCTATTCCTATTCAAGAACCTTGGAAGCCGAATAGCAGTGTATTTTATCAGAACGGAAAGGCGAAATATCAATGGACGACTTCAAGGATTAAGGCGATGGGCGAAGAGCTTACTGGGGATGATAAAGAGCTCGGTATTGAAAAAACTTCAGAAAATACCGGGATGATGTATCTTACATTTATGGTTCTCAGTAAAGAGAAGGAGATTGTTCAGGAAAAAGAAATTACGCGCAGTTGTGGTATGCGTAGCGGCGGTATGCGTAGCGGCGGAGCTACTCGTGGAGGAGGCGACAGCGACGGAGGAGTTAGTCGTAGCATTACTCGTACTATTGGGGAGGGTAGCGTAGCTGGAAGAGTCGGGTATGGCAATAGTGCATCTACATCATCTGTCGCGAGCACTTTTAAATACGCTAAACACACTAAGCGGTATGTGATTCCTGTCCGCATCAGGATTTCAAAGGATTCCTCTGTAAGTGATGTTAATTGTTCCAAAACTCTTGTGGGAGCTGAAAATAATATGAAGAGGAAGACAGTCACTGTAGCCCCCTTCCTCCCTTAGAGAAATGACATACGACTTATGAGCTTTCCGTAGATTAGGGTATATATTAGGGTATATATTATATATTTTTTTATTATTTATCAATATTGTTATCTAGAGATATTAGGACGATACCTATGCATCCGAGCATAATTCCGAATATGCTTTGATATGATATTTTCACATTTTTCTCATAATATAAGGCGAATAATAACATAAATATAATTTCGAGGGCAACAAAGGTTCTGAAATATGCCGGGTTCGGACAAGTTTTTATTATGTAATATCCGAGCAATATAACGAGAAATAACATAAAAGAATATAGATAATACTTAGGTTTAATGATTTCGCCCATTAAATAATAATATTTGTAAAAAGATAATATATATAGCACACTTAATATGCCTACAATGACATTTGCAATAATCGGGAAAATATTGCTCGGCGTCTCATCGTATCTCAAAAATAATATTAAACCTGCTACAATAGCACTATGAATCACTGAAAGAATAATCCACTCCATCTTGATTATTTCTATTTAGATAAAAATATAAAAAATTGATTTAAGATTTTATGAAAATTATTATATAAAGGCGATAGAGTATGTCGGCTTCTATTGCGAGCAAAATCAGTATCAAGGATAAGCTTGATATTACCTATAATATCCTCAATATTATCGTGAAAAATAATAAGAATCTTGTAGGAAATAAATATAATGATAAAAAGAGTTTCGCCGAACAAGAAGCGTCCAAATATAGTAGAATGCGAAGCCCGCAATTCTTCTGTACCAATTTCTGCGGCGGCAACATCAATGACTGTACTTGTCTTCATAGGTCATATTAAGCAGGCTCGCGGATACCTTCCTTTCTATATATTTAGCTTTTTATGGACGGTTTCTATGGCGCCTTCAATCCACGCTTGGCGTTCGCTATATGTTTCGCCTAATATATAGATATCTTTTGGAATAAATATATCGTCCATTTTTTCCTGTATTTTTTTTGTATTTACTCCGACATTCCACATATGATCTCCGGCTTTCCAGAAATGCATAGTAATCCATTCCGGCTCCTTGATATTTTTTTCAGGAAACATCTCATTCAATATTTTCGTCAAATATTTTTTGACATCTTTCTCATTTTTAAAGGCATTCCAAAAGTCTGCATTATATCTGTCGCTATAACTGATTTGTATTAAGCCACTGTTGTAATCTATAGGAATGATAAACTGCAATTTATTTTGCGTAAGTATCTTAGGCATATCTTTAAACCAGACATCTTTGTATTGAGCGAATATTCTCAATAAATGTCCATCACTAACAGTATTAAAGAGACTCTCGTATTTCTTGAAATACCCGATATTCATATAATCACCCCTTTTAATCGTTAGATATAGCTTAGAATAGCTATGTTTAACACCACTAACCTTTACATATTTTTTGTCGCCGCGTTCGCCGCCAGCGCAGCTTTCGCCATCGCAGACATCTTCTAAGATTGATGAAAATTTAACAGAGACACCAGCATCTAATATATATTTATAGAGCACATCGCATAGTATATGTATTCCGTCGCGTAATATGAAAAACTCATTATTGCGAATATCAAAATCTTTTCGTAATGTTATGAGGCCATTATAAGCATTCATATCATACATCTCGCCAATATATCCAAGCGATATCTTGAGCAACTCAACATCATTTGCGCTCAATATTAGAGAAAAATAGTTATGTAAATTATATAAACACGGGTCATATTTATTACCATTCAATTTCTTTTCAATTGCATATCTCCACAATTCGTTGAGGCTCTTGAAATTAGATTTATAATGGCTCAAGAGTTCTGCCTCATTCATCAAGCGCCCTTCAACAAAATAATTCGTATTTTTTCCAATATTTATTATTTGGTCTTGGAGTTTAAAATCCTTGATTATCTTCATAACATATTTATGCTTCTTTCCTAATCTCCCGGCTCCTACAGAATATCTAAAGCCTTTATGCTCGTTCGTATAAATACGCCCACCTATTCTATCAGAACCCTCAAATATAACTATATCAGTCGCCGAAACACCTTTTAATAACAATTTATATGCCAAATATAATCCAGTAATACCAGCGCCAACTATAATATGCTTAGTTCTCTTCATTTACTCTCCCTACTCTTCCTACTATTTCTTATTATATAATTATAATGTGTGGGTCTCCCAAAACGCGGGATATTGAGAGGCTCGCAAGCTATTTATAGTACCATTATGATGTATTAAAAAGACACTGGATATTTTTAAAAATTGAAAATTAAAATTTGAGTACATCTCTTGATTTATTTTGTAATTTCCAAAAAACTTTTGAAAATTTAGAAAAAACAGAAAGATGTACTCAAATTTTCAAATGAAAAAAATAATAATATTCTGGTGTCTTTATAACTGCTCTGTTAATCTAAGTATTTTTATAATAATTATAGAGATATGATTGAGAGGCTACCGAGAGGTGGGGGAACCCGCCCCCAACGCGGGATATTGAGAAGAAGGAAGGATTGAGGATGAGGAGGGGAGGGACAGAGTTATCGTGCGTATATTAGGCATACTATGTCTTTTCGCATACTCTTTTCGTATTCTGGAGTAATCTCTTTAACCTTTGTATCTCGTATATCATCGTATTCGTATGTTTTGCCATTTCTCTTTAAAAGCGCCGTATAATGCCCGGATTCTACTGTTTCCCCTTTGTGTAATATTATAGACCTCAGTTTAAGCTCCTTTTTATCTCCTGATATTTTTATAGTATTAGGATAGATAATTTTAGTAGCCAGCTTAGTTTCTTCGCCAATATTTCTATATATTTCTATTATCAATACGCCATTCGTTTTTAATATGTTATATTCCTTTTCATAGTATTTTATTAGCTTTCCCTTAGAGTTTTTATAATAATTATTGCTATCAAAATCATACCTGTCAAGGCGATATGGTATAAGCGTGGATATGTCAAGCTTAGACTTTCCCATTAAATAGAAAGAAGATATCTCTTGTATCATATTCTTCTTATACTTATTGTCCCCATCGCGAATCTTGACATTAATCTTGAAATTAAATATCTTGTCAAAATAAGTTATTAGCTCAAATACATCAATCTGTTGCGTCAGCCAGTTATCCCTGTTATTAAAAAAGATTCTATTGTTTTCATTTATTTTCACAAGTTCTCTATAATATTTCTCTAAATATTTCCTTATCATATTGCACTTTTTATTTTCTATATCCTTGCTTTTATTGATATACTCATAGATATTATATAATTCTGTCTGAATACGCTGAGCATATCTGTGTTCCAGTTTATTAATTCTAAAAAACATATTATATATTACTCTATTCTTGAAATGAAATAGGGCGACCAAGAGACTATCTATAAAACAGCTGTTGTGTTCGTTGCTTATATTTATATCTTTATTATCCTTCAATATTTTAGCGCCTATTTTACCTTTCTTGCTTACACACCTATTAGTAATAGGATTCAATATTTTCTCGCTGGGACAATCCTTCATACTATGACAATTATCTATTATTATAACATATATAAATAGTAAATGACATAATATCTTATATCCTATATATATCCTATATCACATATCATTCAAACTATGTTTTATAAAAATGAAGAAGGCTATATTAATCTATTGAAAGATACTTTGAATGGCGAGTTTAAAAATACGAGAAACGGTAATGTGTTCTCGCGTTTCGGGTGTATGATTAAGTTTGTCAATATTTCAACCAGCTTTCCTTTGATAACGAGCAAAAAGGTATTTTTTAGAGGAATTGTAGAAGAATTATTGTGGTTTCTCAAAGGCTCTACGAATGCCAACGAACTTAAAGAGAAAAATGTTAATATCTGGAACGGAAATTCAACACGCGAATATTTAGATAGCGTAGGGCTACAAGATTATGAAGAGGGAGAATTAGGACCCGTCTATGGATGGCAATGGCGTATGTTCGGCAAAAAATACACCCCAAATAAACTAAATGACCGTCCCGAAGAATTCCCAGAAGCCAGCCCAGAAGCCAGCCCAGAAGCCAGCCCAGAAGCCAGCCCAGAAGCCAGCCCAGAAGCCAGCCCAGAAGCCAGCCCAGAAGCCAGCCCAGAAGCCAGCCCA